TGGTGTATGTACAAGACATAGATGGTAAACCGATGATGCCTACGACAAGGCATGGGAAGGTTAGGAGGTTGCTTAAAACAAATAAAGCAACCGTAGTGAATCTTTGTCCGTTTACTATTCGTCTTACGTACGCTACTTCAGGTTACAAACAAGAAATTGTGTTAGGCGTTGACGCAGGTACAAAACATGTTGGTCTATCAGCAACGACGAAAAGCAAGGAGATTTACAGCAGTGAAGTTATTCTTAGAAGTGATATTGTAGAACTTTTGTCTACAAGAAGAGAGTTAAGAAGAACGAGACGAAATAGGTTGAGATACAGGAAGCCTCGTTTTGGCAACAGGGTAAAAAGCAAACATCATGGATGGGTAGCACCTTCGGTACGATATAGGATTGATGCCCATATCCGTGTTATCGACAACGTGTGTTCTATCTTGCCGATATCCCGTGTCATCATTGAGATTGCCCAATTTGATACACAAAAGATCAAGAATCCTGACATCTCCGGTAACGAATATCAGGAAGGAGATCAACTTGGTTTTTGGAATGTCAGGGAATATGTCTTGGCAAGGGATGGGCATAAATGTCAACATTGTAAAGGAAAGTCGAAAGACCCGATCCTGAATGTTCATCACATCGAATCTCGAAAAACAGGAGGTGATTCACCATCCAATCTCATTACCTTGTGTGAAACTTGTCATAAGGAATATCACAAAGGGAATATTGATTTGAAGATAAAACGAGGCAAGTCGCTTCGCGACGCAGCCGTAATGGGAATCATGAAATGGAAATTGTACGATGAGTTGAAATCCATATGCGATAACGTTTCGATGACGTTCGGTTACATCACGAAATACAATCGGATTAAATATGGAATTGAAAAATCCCATATCTCTGATGCTTTCGTTATTTCTAAGAATTTCAATGCTTTAATGTTAGAATATCATTACAAGGTAAGGTTGGTTAGAAGACATAACCGTCAAATCCATAAACAAAAGGTTTTAAAAGGAGGGGCTAAAAAGCCGAATCAATCTCCTTTTGAAGTTTTTGGTTTTCGTTTGTTTGACAGGGTTATGTTTGAAGGCAATTATTACTTCATATTTGGAAGACGTAAATCGGGTAGTTTCAATATTCGTGATATCAACGGCGGTAATCAGCGGAATGTTACGTACAAAAAGTTGAAATTATCAATAGGTAAACGTTTTATGATACAAAAAGAAATGAATTGATTAATTTAAATGAAGATATGAATATGTTCGGATTGAAGATAGTAAAGAGTAGTTATATAGATACTCTAAAACAGGATCTTGATGAGGCTATTAACTATTCAAATAAATTAAGAGAAGATTACAAAAATGCTCTTGCGAAGGTATTTGAATTGAATGAGAAAGTAAGTTATCTTAATACGCTCATTGATTCTATTAATAAAGATATAGAATCAAAGGATTCTCATATAGTTAAGATGGGAAATGAGCTTAGTAAATCAAGAGAGCTATATAATGAGTCGGTAAAAGAGAAAGAAACTCTTAAACGGGCTTATATGGATATCGAGAAGAAACATAAACTATCATCTAAATTACTCGATGAGGCTAGAAGAAGATATAAGGAACTCGAGGATCAGAATAAGGCTATGTCCGATCGTATCCAGTATCTGGAAAATCATATCGATCCAGAGGCTTTAGACAATGATGTACCTGATGAGGTTGTTGTTGATGAGGATAAGATGGACCCTAATTCCGGTCATATTGATATACCTGAAAATAATGCCTCTGAGGTTACTGATGCCGATGCCGGCAATGACGTAAATGTCGAGAATAAGGCAGAGGATAAGAAGAAATCTAAGAAACGTAAAAAGACTAAGAAAAATGAATAAGATCTTGTTTTTCTTGTTAACGTTATTTACCTTAGCGGTTGTCGGATGCAGTACGTCAAGAACCTACTATACGGAATATGATACTACTGACATATCTTATGTAGTGGATTCCATAGTGTCTTCCGGAACCGTGATAGGCCAATGGAAGGAGTGGCGGTTTACGCTGGACGACGGCCGGGTCGATAACTTTGGCTTCACCGCCCTGTACGACGCCAAGGGAAAGGCTAGGGGGTCTATACAGGTAAGGCAGAGATCCGATACGTTTAATATTAAGATAATTGATTACCATAAAAAAGATAGATAATGAAATACGGACTAGGTTACATACCTTCACCAGCGGATGACAGGGACGCTATTATGAATATGCAGCATGAGGCTGTTCCTGATGAGTATAAGGTCAATAACGTTGATAGCGTAGTGGATCAAGGATCTTCTCCTATTTGCGCTGCGGTAAGCTTAGCTGAGATACTTAACTGGAGAAAGAGTATAAGGGCTATTAAAAGACCGGCTAAGATCTCTCCCTACGATATATATGATCTGAGAGAGGATAAGGATCAAGACGGGATGGTTCTTCGTGACGCTATCAAGTCTATCAAGAACATAGGCGTAGATGGGGAGAAAATAAACAGTTACGCTAGGATCATAGATCCGGTATCGGCTAAGGTAGCTTTGATGCTGAATGGGCCTTTGGTTATAGGTCTGTATTGCTATAATTATGGTAATCGATTCTGGCAAGGCCAAGGGCAGAACTTGGGAGGTCATGCCGTTATCCTCACCGGCTGGGACAAGGCCGGCTTCGTCCTACAGAACAGCTGGGGGACGGGATGGGGTAGGTCTGGTATAGAGACGTTCCCGTTTGAGGATTGGTGCTATATGCTAGAATGTTGGACAATAGTTTCATGATATTACTATATAAACTTCGAGAAATTCCTTTCCACATCCTCTTGTGAAAGACGATGTGGTGTATTTAGGACCCGTAGCTCAATTGGTAAGAGCAACTGGCTCATAACCAGAAGGTTGTCGGTTCAATCCCGGCCGGGTCCACGCTATTTTTTGGGGAAAAACTAGCATAGAGTTTTGTCATTAGGTTTTTTTAAAGTTTAGACGTTTGATGTCCTGGTTCGTGAGAATAAGGACATATGCCCTAATAGTTCAATGGATAGAACACGTCGGTCCTAACGATGAAATTTCGGTTCGATTCCGGATTGGGGTACATGGTGTTTTCTTAAACATATTCCCGTAGGTCGGTAATTAACGATAACCGGTAGACAGCCTACGGGAATTAATAAAATCCTACGTGCTTAGGATCGCTTTCAGTTCTATTTTTCGTGTGTAATCTATAGGAGGGTAGCACGACCCTCCTTTTTATAAATACTATTTGCTATGGACATTAATCAGATAAAAACGTATCTACCATCAGGATGGGATGTGGTTGATCTAATAGATCACGGCATAATCGATCTTGATATCATGAACGGAAAGATGATGGGTGAGTATATGGCTGTGTTGATGATAAAGTCTTATGATAAGATTACTGAATCACATAACTTAACTACTTTCTCGTTCCATGATAAGGATATGGGTGGATTACGGAGATTGGTATCGAACGCTATAATGGCGGTTGGGTTAAGGAATAATCCTCTGAAAGGAGATGGGAACACGGCAATCAAATAAAGGTGCTGAATACACTGAAAGAGGGATATTGGATATCCTTAACAGACAGTTCTTGGTATCTCCTAGATGGATTATAAACAACTTGTATGTCTATAACTGGGAGTCTGATTATCTGGCTATAACCAGATCCATGTACGCTTATGAGGTTGAGGTGAAGATCTCGTTGGCTGACTATAACAAGGATTTCGAGAAAGAGGGTAAGCACCAAGTAATGCAAGGCTGGTTCGAGGCTCGGAAGCAAGCCCTATACGAGACCGGGGACTGGGTCAGGTACGGCCGCCCCAATTACTTCTACTACTGCGTTCCGGATGGGTTGGTTGATCCTAAGGACATACCTCCGTACGCCGGGCTTGCTTATGTTTGTGGCAGGAATTTGAGAAAGATCAAGGACGCACCTATCCTGCATCGTGATAAATTTGACCCCGAAGCTTATAAGATGGCGGACAAATTCTACTACAATTGGTGGAACGAGAGACGTAAAGCCAGACAGATAGAAGGGAAGGATATGAAAGATGAGTTCAGGAAGAGCATGAAAAAGGTGAAGGAGAAGATAACCGTCGATGCCAAGATCAAGGCGATGGAGGCGTTCTGGAGCGTCTGCGATTATGCCTACTGGCCGTACGGGGGAAGAGGGGTGCCCGGAATGAGACCAAACTGTTCCGCTTGTGGCGAGGAATGTAAATTACAATGTCCGAAAGGAAAGGAATTTAAAAACAAGATAAAATGAGTAAGATTAAGGATGTATTGGCAAGAGCCATTTCATTAGCCTCAGAGCAACCTATGAGCTATAAAGAGGCAGTTGAGTTACTTGATGGTATAGATACGTGTAAGGTCAAGATATGGCTGGAAGAAGGAGCTATATTGCCTAAGTACGCCCATAAGGAGGACGCTTGCATGGATCTGTTCGTCAAGGATGTAGAACTTGACGGAGGCAGGACCATATATCATACCGGTGTACATGTAGCATTGCCGGAGGATTATGAGATGGAAATACGCCCTCGTAGTAGCATCACCAAAACAAAGTCTGTTATCCAAAACGCCCCGGGAACCGTTGACGAAGGATATAGAGGCGAGATTATGGTAGTATGTAGACGTGTGGATTGTTATGATGATCCTTCTTATTCGGTTGGGGACAAGGTAGCTCAATTGCTTATCCGTAGGAGGGAACGTATCGTATGGGATCAGGTGAAGTCGTTGGATGACCTCGGATATACCGATAGAGGCGATGGTGGATTCGGAAGCACGGGGAGGTGATCATGAGCGGAAGGGTTAAGATAAAGATCAAGGATAAGAAACCTAAGATCGATGTATTTAAGGTGATAGAGAACCGGTTTAAGAATATGAACGAGCTTCGTGATCTGATCGACATGGATCCAAGGAAAGGGCTGGTCAGGATCCGGGACGGGGCCGGCTTTAGGGAAGTGGAGCGGGGCGGATGCCTGCACCGGAACTACCTTAACCTGTTGGAGGAAGAGCTGGGCGCTAAATTATCCATAGATCTTATAGAAAGGTATATCAAAAGATAATAATATATTAAATCGTAAAATTATGAATAGATATGTAAAGAAACCAATTGCGATAGAAGCCGTAAAATGGAAAGGCTTTAATAATGATGAGATCAAGGATTTCGCTGGTGATAGCGTTAAAATAGAAGTTATTAGGGAAGGTGACGCTGATAATGGGATACCTCCTTCTGTTGATTGTAGTATAGAAACCCTTGAAGGTGTTATGAAAGCCAATGTAGGTGATTACATCATCAAGGGAGTAAACGGGGAGTTTTATCCTTGCAAGCAGGACATTTTTGAGAAAACATATTTACATGAAGATGATATGATGAGTAATATATCCGATGGGTATCATACATTTAACGAACTATATAGATATCGAATGCTTTACAATGCCGCTTTCTTCAATGAGCTTGCTAAGAAAGGCGATATAAAGATCTGTAAATCACATAAGCATTATGATGGAGAGGAATGCTTCGGCGGATTGTGGTTTATCGTAATGGCAGAACTGCCAACGGGACAGATATCCAATCATTATGAGAACCGGTATTGGGAGTTGTTTAATATCCCTGAACTTGATACGGCATGGGAATGGGATGGACATACGCCTAAAGAGGTCGCTGATAGAATAGAATCGTATTTGAAGTCGAATTGAGATTAATATCTGCCCTAGGAATTACTTAGGGCAGGTTCGTTTTATACACCGATGTGTCTACCACGATCTGGCTATCCATATCCCCAATCAACTCAATGATCTCATCCCTTATATCATAAGAAAGCAAGATCGGTATTATGGTTAGTATAAAAGATAGTATTATTCCTGATCCTATTATGATAGCAATATCATCGCACTCTATATCTAACATCGGCATGACAAACATCAACCCGGACATGAATATCATCACGAACAACGTGGATATCTCATTTATCATATCCCTCTCCATTACGTCCTTAATCATATCTCCTCAACTTTAGTATGGTTTATTATCCTGCTGATATGACGGATACTTAATCCCGTCCTGTCCTTTATCTTACCATATACGTAGTTCCTTGATACGACAGTAGCCAAATCACCTAACTCGTCCAGTATCTCGTCATACATCCTATGGATCTCGTTGTTGCGGATAACCGTACTGTCCCTTATATATATCTTCTCAACGTCGTCGTCGCAGAAGAAGATCTTAAGCTTATGAAGTATGTCTCTAAACATGATTATAGTTTTGTCCCAAAGATATGAAATTTTGAGGATAAAACCAGAAGGAAGCCAAAAATAACGGGAGGCGGTGGGAGGGCGGGGGATGCCCGGAAGGATGGGAGCCAGCCCGTTCCCTTGGATTCAGCGACATGATCTGAGAATAAATCATATATTTGTATGTACAAAATGCATAATAATATGATATTAAATAAAATTAACTCAATGGGGGGGGTATTTTCGTCCTCCATAAAAATTTATCAGTATGCTTAGAAGAAGATCGTATTTATCAGGTATATATCCATCTCACGCCGATGATGGAGTATATGGAGTTACCCAAAATCTAAAGTTACTTCCATCTGATAAGGTAGATAGCGAATGTATTGGCGTGGCTTTGATACATAATGGTCATAGGATTATGATCGAAAAAAACGAGAACAATAATCAAAGCTATATAAAAGCTGGTCAAGGGAAATATAGTAATGTAATTTTCTATTGGGGAGGAAGTGGTACTGATCAGGGTGGTATTGAAAATTATAGGAATGTAGATGGAGTAAACATAAGAGGTTACTTAAAACCTGAACAAAGTGAATATGTTGGTACGCCTCATATATCTTATAATATATCAGAGTGGACACAAGGTTGTATTTCTGATTGGAATGGTCGATCAAATTCAGAGATACTAAAGTTAGTTACTACAGGAGGATATGGTTACAACTCATACGCTACTATAGGGTTTGTGCTTAATACGTTTTTAAATAGTGATGATGCTAAAGGATTAGATGATTGGTATATTCCATCAATCCCTCAATTAGCGTTAATATATATGTACAAGAATAGTATAAATAATATAATGTCATCTATTGATGGTCTTATTTTAGGGAGTAATTTATCTTATTGGTCTAGCTCTGAATTTGGACTAGATATAGCATGGACTATTAGGATGGATAGTGGATATGTTGATTATATGAATAAAATATCAGAATTTAGAGTTCGTTTTGTGCGTGATATTTAAACATATAACCTAATATAGGAGGATATCCTGAAGCATATGATATGGGACTCCATGGAATGTTCAGGTATGTAAGGATCTGGAATTATGCCAAGAACTTTGACTTGGATAAATTCGTGCCGGATACTTGATCATACGATATTAAGGTGGTGGTCGTGCCACTACCTATCTATTATTCCATAATAAAGATATATACCAAGGGAAGTAGCCGGCGGAAGACCCGATGGGTAAGCCCGGAGGGATGAAGGGAGGCCTACCTCCCTTTGGTACTACATCCTCCTCACAATATATTATGATGGTACTACAATTACTATATTTACATTATAGATGTTATTGTAAATGCCAGTTCCAACGGCAACAGATTGGCATCCCTCACAGGCATTGGCTGTTATACAATGATCACTTGTTATAAGATGACCTTGCCAAGTTATACGATTGTTATTTGTAATCTGATTATAAAATTCAGGCATGTAAGTGAAATTGATGATCTCCTCAGGATCGGTTATCTCCGTTATAGGAGTAAATTCAGTTATCCTATTCCCGTATAACTCCGTATCAGCTAAATCACAATGCATACCAGAATTATATAGATACGTGAGAGTCCCTTTTGAAACACCTCCAGTCGTGCCTAATAAAACGTTGTACTCATATTGTTGATCCTTTGAAACTATATGTCCACCTATTCTTATAACTTCTATCTTCTTGTTGCGATATATATCAAGATAAGATCCGTTAAAATCAGATTGATATGTATCTCCATCAATATATATATCTACAGGATTAGGACACATGCTCTTGTCTATATTAATACGGTAGTGGATCTTACCGGAAGAAGAAGTCCTGCGCCTAAACATACCCCCTCCTTATCTGAGTGTTAAAATACCCCCCCCTCATGTATTTAACTTCTTTATTTATAATATATTATGTTTTAATTATATCGCAAATATAACAAATTAAATGAGATGGAAGGTGATATGGTTGTGAGGAAGTATGAGGGATATTCGGGGAGGATGATATGCGGGACGGACCACCTCCCCGAAATCGGCCCGGCCGGGCTGCCGTTTTTTGGACCAGCCCCCCCAATCCACGAAGGACGGGAAACAGGAACGGCTAAACGATCTGCAAGCCGAAAAAAGAATACCTATTTTGAATTTAACTTGTTGATTGTCAATCATATAAATCAATATTTTAATATACGTTTACATTTGATTAGATTTATTACATATAATCGTCGAATTTTTATTGCAAAATATTTGTTGTGTGATAAAATATGTAGTATATTTGCTCCTGTAAGATAACAACATTAATAAACAAGGCGTACCAGGTGCCGCTATAAGTCCTAAAGGTATAGGCAAACAGGATGACAAATAAAGAATTAAACAAAGTCCAAAATGAAGTAAAGAAAGCAAGTGAGAAAACATTAACAGGTGCGGTCAAGGCTTGGTGCCAGCTCTTTAAATCTGGTAAAGAAATTAACGAGATTTTGAAAGAGAATGATATAAAAGTAGACAAGGCTGTAGTACCGGCTTTGGTTGCTTTGGCAAAAGATAAAGAGGTAGTAATACAACTTTGTAAAGAAATACTACCACGTGTAAATAACACGTTCTGCGCATACAAGGAAGTAGAGCGTGAATATTATGATAAAAACGATCAGGATAAAAACAAAAAGCTCAAAATGAGCGAAATAGAGGATATAGCAATACTAGGATCGTCTCATAAACGCTTTGGATATAATGAGCCTATAGAGTACGATTTTGGCATATATTACGAAGCGTTTAATGGCACTGACAAACGTATTGTAAAATGCGCCGTTCCAATCAAACGGTACACATTTGCTTTAATAGCAAAATGTGTTACATACTATTTAACGCATCCAAAAAACGAAAGATAGCAAATAATTAACCCCTATATCATTTGTGTATAGGGGTATTATGGTAGCATACCTATGCGTTCCCGTCGCGCTACTGATTTAGACTAAATAGGCAGGATATTTAACATATTGATACATAGATATGCAAACCGGTAGGGTATCGAGAGTTTGCATAAATAGGTCACCAATTAGCAATGTGATTAGGCGTTCCCTCAGTTCGGGGTCATGCCGTTATTCTTGGCTATGTATCAAGGCTGGTAAGTACGCTAGGTCAACCTAGTAGTCCGTGTACAAACACGGGGTATATTGGTGTATATACGCATGTATAGGGCGTATGTTGGTATGTTGTGTGAGTAGCTCATACCAAGTGTATTACGGGGTTATTTCCGTGCTAGTATATCAATACGACGTATGTTAGGGTAGCTTAAATACCTAACATGTGTACGGATAGCAAATAACAACCCTTATAAGGGTATTTTGTGCGGTTAAATTGACGGACAAAGTGCGCCTTGTCGATACGTATCACGGAAAGCGTATGTGCGTATTTGGCCGGCTTCGTTGTCGGCAAAGGGACTAATCCAAAGGGAATAGGGGGGGGGCGTGCGGGCGTTCGGTTGGTTGTATTGATAAGGCCGGCCGTATTGCCCCCGGTCTCCCGTTTCTTATTGGTGCCATTAAAAAGAATAGATTATGTACAAAAAAAAGTTTGATAATTTGAATAAGAAATTATCCATTCAAAAAGAAAAGGCTTTAAAGTCCATCAAAAAAGCCCAAATGGAATTTTACGTTGAACTTACCAAAGAACTATACAATTCTAATAAATTAGATTGTAGCAGGGAGTCGGATAAGTGCAGGCGTAAGCGTGTTAGTTACATGGCAAACAAATTGAGACAGTAGTCGTTTGTTTTTATTTGATTTTAAAGTTTTGCCCTTCCGTATTGTAGTGATATAAGACGGAAGGGCTTTTTTGTGCCTATATTTTACAGAATGATAGCATATTCATATGTTTTGCTTACACATAAAAGTGTTAAGGCGGTAAATTTTAAGCCCTGATCTAAAATGTGTAAGTAAAATGCTTTATTATGTATCATTCTGTATATATTTATATCCATGCAGGCGGGTATATTGTGCCCTTATGTATGGTTTCGTGCGTGAATCGATCCTAAAAGGTATATAATAGGCGGCACTTATTGTATATTTTTTATCTATATCTGGGCTTATCTTTCCTTAGAGGAAGCTCTAAGGCTTGATATATATTATATTGTTGATACTCAATTAATTATATTATTTGGGTATTGTTTCTAAGTTACGGATACTTATTGTATATTTTTATGGGTATATTTACATATTTCGTACTTACCTTGTTTTGTGGTTACATGGCGTTTGAGTTGGGGCGGTATGTTATAGCTACGGGCGACGCCCTGCCCTTAATCATAGTTCTTTTATTGGTTTTATTATCAATACATTGCATAAAGCAAATATACAAGGCAATCAAGAACAAAGACCTCGACATCCTAGACTAATCGGGCGTTCCACGTGGAACAATCGGGAGGAAGGTCTTGGTTTTTGCGCTGGGAGTTGGTGGGGTTGGTTTGTTTTGCGGGAGGGTGCACCTCCAAACAAGGGAAACCAAGGAAAAACCAAGGGAAACCAAGGAAACAAAGAAAACCCCTTCAATCAACAAAAGAAATACCTTCCAATCAATGGGAGTATCTTCAATCAATAGGATTCCTTTCTAAACAGGGGTAATACTTTACCGTTAAGTGGAAACGCAAAGCGGTTGCGAGCGATGGTGGGTAGGGTGTTATTGGTGGTAGATATTGTCTGTTGGCGTGGGAGTGATACGGAGGGAACCAAGGGAAACGAGGGGCGGCGATGGCGTGGGGTCGGCCCCGCTGGTCGTCCGTCCCTGTTTTCCTTTGGCGGTAGTGTAATATTAAAAATCTGACAGTGATATGACGAGAGAAGAAGCAAGGAACGTATTTGGCGGTAGTATAGTAAATAATCTGCTGTCGTTAGGGGCTGAGCCTACCAACGTGGTAAGGCAAGACGGGTTGATAGAATGGAAGAGTGATGGATATATAGAGGTAGGAGGCGTACAGGTATGGGCTTACTATTATTTCGAGGATGGTGAGGATGTTGATAGATGTGATTGGGAGGATCATATGGAGATAGAGGTAGAGGAATGTTGGATTTAAAACCGGTTGATGGTGGTGGAATAACACCAAGGGGAACGGGCGGCAGTGTCACGGCGTGGTAGGTCACGGGTGTCGGCTGCCGTTCTTTTCTTTGGCGTGGTAATATAAAATACTAATAATATGGACGAGATTATGAAATTACAAGATGAAGCGCTGCTTTATCTGCGTGATAATATTACAAAGGATGAGGCGTATTATATCCTTACGACAGAGAATGAAATGACGGAGGTCTTGATGTCTAAAAGGAAGGACGGGAGCAAACGTATCAAGATTCTTGATGCGGAATATACTATAGAGAAGGATGATATGCTATTTCTATTCGATACTGATGGGGTGATAGATGAGTGTCTTTTGGTTGCCAGCTACATAGGGGTAAATATGTATTTTCGCAGGCAAGATGTCAACGCTATTTTGAATAACATCAATAGAGAGAAAGTTCTGAAATATCCTTACATAGCTATTCAGTTAGATAATATACAGACTATAGAAAAGCGTAGGGTTATATTCGAGATAACCGGTCATAGGGTGGATTATGATAAGGTGGATTTTATGTTTGTTTATTTTATGGCTAGAATGTTATGAGAGCGAGAAGGACTGTGAAAGAAAGAGATATTGTGAAGATATTGGTGTTCGGGTATGATAGGACGCTTATAAAATCCATTAAGGATTCCGGATTCAGAAGTATGTCGGATGTAATATCGTACGCCAATAATATGGTCGGGGATAAGCCCATTGATCATATTAGGGTGTCGAATGAGGCTCGTGGGTGGTGTGGATCATATACTAATTATGGTAAAATGATAGATTAGTTTGATAGGAGGATATGATATGAGAAGGATTATAAAAGAGAAAGACGATATCAAGGTGTCTATATTTAGCGGGGGTAGGTTGGTTCGTGTTTTCATAGATTCTGGGTATAGGAATATAGCTATGGTGATAGCCGATTGCGGCAGAATAGCTAATGGTTGTTATCATATATCTCATATTGAGGTGGTAAATATGGATAGGGGATGGTATGGTACATACACCTTATATGGAAGGAAAATAGATTAGTCGGATAGTGAACAACAAAGGAGGAACATATGGATAATATTATGACAAACGCAGATGGCGTGAAAGTAAAAGTAAGAGTATATGATTTTGGCGATGAAGTGGCTGATAGATATACTATAGTATGTGTAAATAAAAACATAAAGGATTGTTATGGAATGGTGTATTACCCTGTTTTTTCATGTAGTGAAGATCCATTCCATCCATTAGGAGTAGGGATGTATGCGGGAGATTATTATCCGCATAGAAGTCATATGTACAATTTTGGTAAAAGAGTGAAGGATATAGATTCACTGCCAAAGAAAGTGATTGAATTTATAAAATATATTACACGATGAACGAAATAACTTACAACAATTACGATTTGGTTGCTTTTGAACAGAATGGGGAAGTGGTAGTAGCCGTAACATTCTACAGGTATTACAAGAAGAAAGCTAAAGGTGAGGTTAATTATAGATGGAGAACCAGATGCCCGGAGCTGGTGGATAAGATCGTAAAACACCGTACCAAGGTATTTACCGGTCAACTTATCCAGTTAGCGAAGGCGTATGGGGAGAAAAAGGTTATAAAATATCAAAAGGAGGAGGAAGAAGTATGTCAAGATACGATAGAGACGCGATAGAAATATATATACTGGATCATATAGATACAGATAATTATGGGAAGCAGTTTAAATATGATAGGGAATATCTATCTTTTATGCTTAACGTGTTCAAGGATGAGTATAGAGAACATATCAAAAGGGATGGGATTAAGAAAGCTTTTGAGGATTACATAATGAGCGTTCCATCCATATTTAGGATTCATATAGCGGATTGCGACATTAGATATTTATTACGTTCATGGGGCGTGGAGTTCGATGAGGATGATGATGAGATATACATCTTATACAAGAGGATCATAAGAGAGGTCTTTTTTAAGATGTGTGAGGATATGAAAGTTTGTTAATGTTGAACCAAGCCTTGGCGGGGCGGAAGGAATACCATGATCGTACGTGTGCGGATATGGTCCGGGGTCGGTTCCCGGCGCCTTGGCATAATTTAAATATAAATGATATGGGAGATAATATTTTAAGAAAAGCGGCTGATGAGTTAAAGAAGGCCGGTTGCAGGGTTTTCGCATGGCAGGATGATACTTATAATAGAGGTTGGAGTAAGGGTGATTATACGATGTTGTATTACGCCTTCCCTGATTCACCCAACATCGGGTATCTGAGTCATGGGGAATATGGGATGAGCGTAGCGTATAGTAGAGCTTATATACCGAGCTGTGGAAGTGGATCGGGGTGTTGTGTCAAGGAGGAAGCTACGTTTGACCTTGAGACGGCGTTAGACGTGCTGAACGGGCCGTTACCTAGGTGGTGTAGGTCTTATGGGGTTTATCCAAAGCAGTACGATAATATTGATAAATGGTATAATAGCGATAATCATAACAAAAAATTATTTAAGGAGATTTGATATGGAGGTAAAAGATTGGGAAAATCTGGTTTTGAATACAGAAGTAGGATCACATTGTTTTGTTACGCTGATTGATAATAATGACATCAGTAGAGGTTACGCGCAGATCAGACGCGCAGAACATTTCGGGTATAATATCTGCTTCACTCGGTTATATGGGAATAAGTTTTATTTCGAAAAAATAGAGGAAGGACGTACGCAACAATACATCAATAGGAGAAAATAATATGGTGATAGAATTTGATTTTGAGATATACAAAAACGGAGATTACGATAAGGTGTATCTCCGCAACGGGAAAGAGCCAAGAGTATTATGTGATAATGGGAAGGGAGATCGCCCTATAGTCGTGATGGTTGAGGATGATAACGCGAATGATTATATTGTTCTTCGTTATAACGAAACCGGCAGGAGGAATATCAATGGTCAATCGAGTCTTGATCTCATGTTATCTGTAAAAGAACGGGAGCCAGAGTTGTGGGTTGTTGTTATATCTTACATGGATAATAAAGATAAGAGACAAAAGATGGTCTTGCCTAATTTTTTCTCAAAGAATATAAGAGGGAATATATATCTTCAAGGAAGCTCTAAATCAAGTGTATTATATTATGTTGATAAGTTAGAAGAAGATAAGTGCTTCGATGAGCTGTGCGAGAAGATAAGGGTAAAAAGAGATCGTATTTATAACATGGAAATAATATCACTATCAGATGACAAGGCGACAGTTTAATCAGTTGATAAATGAGCTAGACGGCAAAAGCCCGTTTATCGTATTACATAGGGATGCCGTTGCGCCTAAATACGTGGGCGTGGAGGTGTCGAAGGATGGGATGGTATACAGATATGCGATAATAGGGATAAACGATGAGTATAAGGCTAAAAAAGCCCTTATTTCGAAAATATTAGGCATAGCTAGTTACCTAAATGGCAATAAGCCCTTAAAAAAGGGTTAATTAGATGTATTTATGGCCTGCGGCATCATATACGATATAATGCCATAAATGACGTTGTATAGAGGATATGTATGATAATATGATAGATAACGCATTCGTGTCTTGATATCATAATATTATGCCATTATATCCTCTTTTTGTATAAAAAAGATAACAAATGATACAAACATCTTGAATATGGATGAAATTAAGATAGGAGCTGAAATTGTATTTAATATAACCGGCAACCATAATATAGGATATGCCAAAGGGGAAAAGTATATCGGGACGGTGTTAAGCGAGGATCACCGATCACGTCTTTATGTACGGACAATAGGAATGCCTAGGGCTTGTATTGATGAGCGGGATGTAGAGTGGGTTATTGATCCAGATGGGGATTTTGATATGGATGAGGCGATCCCGAATCCTATGGCAAGGGAGTTGTATAAGTTGATGGGTAGGTACGTTTATACGTTCGGTAGGTCTCATGAAAGTATCAATGGCTATATCGTGTACGAGTGTATGATGATGGACAGGGATTTAAGATATAATGTTATGTATGCGTTGCATGATCATGGATTTGAGATACGGCATATTGATAGTTATTCTTGGTGGATGACCAATGAGAGGTTAATGTCCGAGGTAACATACACGGAGGGGGATATTCATATAATTGTTCATGAGTGTATGGAAGATTATGTGGATAATGTGAAATTCGGGGAGGAGTTTTATAAAAACAAGGGAACGTGATAAGATACTTACTTGTGATGACGATGATAATATTGACACCACCAAAAGGGAACGGAGGCATGCCCCTCGCCCCGAAGCCGGCAGTGGTCGAGGCACGGGTATGGGATAAGCTGGCGGCCGCCCTATCTTTCGTGGAGTCAAGGGATGACGATCGGGCGTACAACGCCACTTCAGGGGCGTTAGGGAGGTGGCAGATGAAAAAGGTGTATGTAGATGAGGTTAATAGGATATTGTGTCTTAAACGGGAGAAAAAGCGGTATAGATACGATGATAGAACAAATCCTATCAAGGCTAGGGAAATGTTCGAGATATATCAATCTCATCATAATCCGAACAAGGATATAGATCGGGCTATAAGATTGCATAGGGGACTACATTCTACTAAATATGTTAAAGAGGTTAAGCGTAAATTGAGAGAATAAAAAGAATATAGGAGGATAAAGACATGGACGAGAATAAAGTGATACGGCCGATGGATTTTGTTCGGCTTACAAATATTGACGAATTAAATGTGATTAAGGACACTAAAAACCATATAGGGCTGGTGAAGGAGGTCAGTCGGGACGGGAGAATGAGTATAATATGGATAGGTGAAACTTACAGCCAGTTGGCGTGGTTCAAATCGAGCGAGTTGGAGGTGGTGGATAACCTTGTGAGCATCCTGACATGCGGGCTGGCTAACTTTCGAGGAGACGGGAAAGAGAGCGCGGATAAATTTTATCCAATGAATTTATGTTATATAAAGAGGGGGTGATATATGAAATGGGTGATAATAAAAGGAGTTAGATATCCTAGTTCCGTGATATCAGCATTTGCGGCATATAATATGGATAACCCCTTCTTGAAGGTCAGGATAAGAAACAAGTATCATATAGTGCCTTTTGATGATGTTAATAAGATGGCTAATCAGATGGTGTATTTAATGGACAACTATCCTGATTTCGTTCAGATAGGGAGATGGTGGATATCCAAGAAAGCGGTGATGTCTTGGGTTCCCAAGGGGCAGGCCGTGGACGGATCGGGCTGGGTCATATCCTTTACCCTGTCCTTTGGATTGGAGGGAGGGACGCAAATTGGATTTGATAAAGAAGATGAATACCTAAGTGAGATAGATAGGTTAAACGAGTTGTTTAATGTAATATTATAAGGGAGTATGTTGATAGATGTAAATAAATGGATTGATAAAAACGGGAGCTTCGATGAAGCCGGCGGCTTGGATTTAGTGAGGCACGGATATGAATGGATTAGACGGATGCGTAAATTCGAGAATAAGGCAGATCGTCATACTTTTCAGAAAGTGTTTGGCAATAAAAGAGGCAATGAGTTATGGGACTGTTTTTTAGAGGTAGGAAGATCTATCTTCATATTAGAAGATAGCTATTTCCTGATTAACGACAGGAACGTCTTCTCTTTATGTTTAGCAGAGTGTAGTGATTATGATCTATATGAGCTTGTTCATAATATTGATACGGATAGTGATCAAGGCAAATGATGTTGTTTAATTAAAAAAAAATAAATTGTTATGGAAATTAGAGAATGTTTATCGGTTTATCTAGAGAGTGGATATCTTTTTGACGATATGTCAGGAAGATTAAAGTGGTTTGAGATTGATAAGATCTTGATCAGTTTTACATATGGAGTAGTTAGATATGTAGGAACATGGGGAGGATGTAGGACTGAGAAGACATTAGATGGGAAATTATTTTATTCGTCCGAAGAATGTTTTAAAAAGGGCGAGAGCATTCCTAAGACAAGACTATCAATATATGATGTTTTTGAGTCATTATATGGGTTCATTCCAATAGGTGATGTGTGGAAATACAAAAACGGAAGAGCTGTCAAGGATAAGTTGGAATATTTTGATGTTGAAATAGATGATAAAGGAAAAATTTATTGTAAGGAAACATATTACAGAACACGTGAAGATGTGTATAAATTCAATGACTTAACTGTAGTTGACAGGAATGGAGACATAAGGTTAGTGGAATCATCAAAAAGTAGATTAATGCTTAGTAATGATCAATTGGATGTCGTGGAGAGAATGAAAGGCATCATTGATGACATGGTTAGGTTAAAGATGATTATGTATATTGATCAAGACTATAATCTTTGTTTTCTGCCGGGAGATAAAATAGAAGATTTGACAATGGATGAAACAGATGGATTTGTGGATACCACCGGTATAGTGACATCTATAAAATCTAAGGATGTAGTGGAGTTTTATGTAGAAAACCCATTCGTAAAGATAAAGGATGAATGATATCTGAATCTGGATTGTGGTGGTTCGTGAGAATAGCCACGATCATCCCTAAGCGTGAACATAAGGAGGTACGTATGTCATTCGATTGACGTTAGGGATCTAATTATATTAAAAAAGGAGGGATTATGAAAAAGATTGTATTAAAACTGTATGAGTTTGATGAGCTGTCAAAAGACTCACAAGAAAGGATCATAGAGCGTGAGCACTGGAATGTAATGGAGCAATGTATGGATGCTTATGGCATAGACTATAAAAAGTCAATGAAAGCCTTTGAGGATATGACAGATACTAGGGTTTATAATTGGGAAGTTGGATACGAGAGATATGATTTTAGTTATGAGTTTAAATACAAGGATCCTATTTATGAACACCCTACAGATTATCATCGTGATATATTCCCTGAGAATCTATGCGGTAAATTACTGTTCAGATATATCAACAACAATATTATGCCATATATTATCAAGGGCAAGTATTTCTCCACGTCAGGTAAATATATTGATGGGAAATACAAATACAGGCACAAGTATAGTAGGGTGATGTTTGACTATGGAGATAATTGCCCATTGACAGGGATGTGTTATGATTATTATCTCCTGAAACCTATAATTGATTATTACAATGCATGGTGTACTTATCCGGAGGATTTTTCTTTAGAGGATCTGATGAGACAATGTTATGATAACTTCTTCAAGTCATGGCATGAGGAGTACGAGTATTGGGCTGATAATGAAGATGCGATACGTGAGGAGCTTCATCATAATCAGTATGAAGATCGACTCTATTATGAGAATGGGGATGTGTATGTTGAACCATTAAATGAAATAGCATGAAAGTGATATGTACAAGGTGTGGCGGAACAAATATTGCTTGTGAAGCGATCGTAAATCCAAACACCGGGAAAATAATAGATTATCTTGATGAATCTTTTATGCATGCTAATTGTGGGGATTGCAAGGAAGAGGTAGTGATAACGGATGTAGATAGAGTCAAGAAAGATATTGATTCTATGTTTTTCGAGTTCGTTAAAAAGAATGGGAAAGAACCTGAATACGTAGAATGTCAGATCGTATGGAAAGACACAGGGGATGATCAAAGAACGACAATAAAATTATCATTAAGCATCAATGATGATGATAATGATAATGTTTTCTATTACTGTAATGGGATAGAATCACTTAAGTCACTTGTGGAATATGGAGTAGGAGAGTTTATTGTAATAGATTGTTGGAGTTTTTTTAGTATTGATAATTTGTAAATTGATGAGATTATGAATATAGAGGTAATAAGATACAGGCTTCCGGTTTATTGGGCTCGTGCTCTGATAAATGATGATTATACCGGTTTGTTAGATAATGAAGAACAAGAAATAAGGAATTTCTTGAAACGAGTAAAAGCAGATCCCGTAAGTGTAGACTGGAAAACAGAAGGTTTTTATTGGTACAATAACGCTAATAATACACCGGGGGAATGCGTAGATTTTATTTTTCACAAGTGTAATAATTAAACTAAAATAATATGGAAACTACAAACAGACTATTTTATTCAAGTACAAAATTCTTTACAGAAAACGAGGAAGAATATAGAATAACAGCCACAGTATCTTTAGATGATGATTGTCATAACAATATGTGTGACTGGAGCATAACGGCCGATATCAGACAAAAAAACAAATATGGACGATATAAGGAGTATATGGGAGGCTGCTGCCACGATGAGATTGCGAAGTATGTTCCAGAATTGGCGAAGTTTATACAATTACATTGTTGTAATCATTATGGCGCTCCTATGTATCCGGTGGAAAATGGCACGTATTACATAAAGAATAGCGATAAGTCTGAGGCTATTGAATATTTACGTATATCAGACAAGGAATATCCTAAATTATCTGAAGCGGTGGACGATAAGATGTATTTCAAGTATCTGCTTTTCAATCTGGGAATTGTGGATAGATGGAAACATGAATCAGGCGAGCTTATTGCGGAACTTGAAGACCTGTGTGGAAAGAAATGGGTTAATCCATATAAGCCAGAAGAAGAAAGATTTACCCTGACACTAACGGACGAGGAACGTTTGCTTATTGAAGAGCGTATTAAAGCCGGGTATTATTCCGCAGAAAATATCGAAAAACGTAGGGAGGAGGCTCATAAGGCAAAGATGTTGAAAAAGCGTACTGAAATTTGTGAGCGATACGATAAGGTAATCAGGGAAGCGGAAACAGACAAAAAGATAATGCTCTGTGTGTTTGATTATGGATTGTCAACCGATAATGTGATATATTATAATCACACGAACACTTTATCTTTCAACTGGCGTGATTATGGGGAAAAGATCACACAAGAAGAGTTTGATGATTTCGTGAATAACGTGGATCGCTCCCAACTCCCGGAAGGAATTAAATTTGAGTTAAAGTAATTTTTAGTCTACACATAATCACTATCAGAAAAATGAATAAGATTATAGAAGATTACAAAAAGATAGTTGCCGGCAACGAAGCCGGCAAAAACATCTGCTTTATATCAAGAGGAGAATACGCTGATCCGAAAATAGCGTACAACGGTATCCTCATGAATTACTGGGATGTGTATGATTGTATGGATGAGGTAGAAGAACCGACAGATGATGATTGGTTGAACGCGGTAAGTAATTTATTTGACTCATATACATATGATGTTAAGAATACGGATGTTAATAAATTCAAGATGTCGGATGTAATGAACGTATATCGTATTATTAATCTGTAGTTGTATAACAAAAAAATATTGATATGAACAACTCTATGGTCGCTCACTTATGGGCAAATGAAAAGAAAGAATCCGGAAAAGGTAGTAATCTTTTCTTTGAAGGTAGAAGTATTTATTCTTATGGTTATCATTTTGAGGTTGGAAGAATCGTAAGAAATAAGTGTGGTGAAAAGGCGTATTTGCTTAACGATAAGTATTATTCTTCTTCCACCTGTAAACATCAACATTGTGTTCGTAGTGCAATACCAACTGGTTCAAAGGTATTTTATGTTGGATATAATATGTCTGATGATGGCAGCATGGCTTTTATCACTAGTCGATTGGAGCTTATCAAAGAGGTTATCGAGAAATACAAGAAGGTTAGAACAAGCCTGTCTTATAGGGATGTTTGGGGAGTATTTAGAAGTCTAATGGATTATATTGAGTTCTTTAATATGGGTACTCCCAAGAGTCTTCTTAAAAAGAGTGCAAACACCTGGATCGGAACTAAACATGAGTTATCTTATGAATCGGATAAGATTAAAAGTGAATATGTCCATGAGTTAAAGCGTGTGTTTGAGGTATTGCTAAATCATCAAGCGTTAGAAACTTTAGGAACGACCAATGTGATAGTAGATGAGATTTGTGGTGAAGGAACGTGGGTTGAGTATGTGGCCAGATGTCAGAGATGGGAAGACAGTCAGGCGAAAAAAGAGACTTTAATTTTTGAAAAAAGAAGAAAAGAAAAAGAAGATCGCAAGAAAAAATTTGAAGAACAGATCGAGATGTGGAAGTCTGGCAAGATTCTGGAATTATATTCACATTATTATTTGGAGGATGACCAGCCTAACGTATGGCTTCGCATTAAGAATGGCATAATTGAGACTAGCAAGAATATCAAGATAGGGCGAGCTGAAGCTGAGAGACTTTGGAAATTGATAAAGTTCTTCCATAATGGCGGTAAATTCCAACACGATATGGTATTGGATACAACCAGTCACAAATGGAAGATCAATAGCTATAAGAATGATATATTGGTTGCTGGATGTCACAGGATAGCGTATAGCGAGATGAAAGGTATTGCGAGACAATTAGGATGGGATTAAACAGCTATCAAGTGACATTTGAGAGCTGTGGCGATCACTATCAGATTTACGGGAGAGACATCCAAGATGTCATGGGCGGCGTTACCGGTGGAGCCGGCGTGTATGGGTAAGGCGGTCGGGGAAGCGGGGCGTCCGCCCATGTTCGTTGGATTGGCTGAATAGATAAAGCTGCAATGTAGTGATATAATTAAAGTGAAAATAACAATATAAATACATGTAAAATTATGGGAAAGAAAATGATAACAATACCATTTGATTTAGAGTTGGCAAAGAAAATCAACAATGGTGAGCGCAATGGAATGATTGTAACGGATGGCGATAATTACAGAGTAGAGTTTGTGTATCATAGGGAAGAGTCTTTCCCAATCCTAGGAGTTATCCATACTGATCACGGCATAATATCAGATTGGTTCTCAAATAATGGATTCGGAGGAAAGAATTATAGACTTAAGCTTAAAGTTCCAGAATATACCACATTCAAGGACGGAGATGTATTGAGTAATGAACAGGGTGATTACCTGTTTATATTAAATACGAACGGAGAATATCTTACATCTTTTCATGCATCATGGAAGAAGGGGAGGGGAGTCGTGATTCCTAAAAAAGCACATGCTGATTGTAATAATATTGAAAAATACAGACTTGCTACTGAGGATGAAAGGCAAAAGTTTATTGATGCTCTTAAAACAAGCAAAGAGCCTAAAGCCAAAATGTATTTGAAACAATTCTTTGGTATTGAAATAGAACCAGAATATAAATTCAAGCCATTTGATAAAGTTTTAGTAAGAGATACAGAAGACGATGATTGGCACGTAAGTTTGTTTGTTAGGAAAATTGCTGATGCTCAATATAAAGAAGAAAGATATGAATGCTTAAATGGGACGGGATGGATCTATTGTATTCCTTATGAAGGTAATGAACATTTTTTGTAAAAAACATATTAAAATGGAAAATAAAGAACAGGATTTTATCAATCGATATAAAAATGTGCAAGAATCCATTGTGAAGGCAATGGACAAGGCATTAGAACGGGCAATAGGGAACAAGGCAATAGATTTCGAGAAGTGTGAGGGCAATTATTTGGACGTCTATCCTCTTATCGGGGCGGTCTTACAGAAGGAGCTAAGGAGTGTACTTGGTGAAAATGTGAATAAGAGTATATCCCGGAATATGAAAATAAAGGCGACCAAGTACAGAAATGATTACAGGGTATGGTTGGACTATGCAGGAGATTACAGAAACGAAAATATAGAATAACATGAAATATCAAAATTTTATGTGCCCTTATGAGCTTGCATTAAAGTTGCATGAGTTGGGTGTAAATTCAGAGTCGGAATTTTATTTTGTGAAAGAGATGAAAGGAGGGGGATCCCAAACAGAATCAGTTACACAAAATACAATGAGATATTCATACAGAAAAGAAGGAGACCTCATACCGGCTTATATGAGTCATGAACTTGGAGAGATACTACCAAGTATGATAAATATCAGTAAATCAAAAATATGGGATGACTGGTTGCAATTGACACAATATTTCCCGAATAAGGATAGCGAATACTACGAAGCTGCCTATGTTCGATACGATGCTTACAATCCACAAACAGAAGTGTATAGTGGATTTGGGGATACAGAGGTAGAATCGAGAGCGATGCTACTTATTGATCTATTGGATAAAAAGGTATTAACATTAAGTGATCTAAAATTAAAAAGTTTAAATAGAATATGAAGACAGTAAGATTATCTGACTTCTCTCCTTATGATAGGGATAAGGGGAAGACGCAAGAGTTGCGTCACAAATTCAGGAATCAAATACTTGAATATTGGGGAGAAGATATTGGTATTCTGATTGGCATCACTCCGATATATAAGAGACGTTTGTGGAGCGAAGAAGTAAATGTTATAAATGATAAACAATAAATATGAAAACAAGAATATACGAAGGAATACGGCATGGTGACTGGGTAAGATGTACTCAATGTGGAGCGCAAATGCTTCTTCCATGTGGAGCCGATCAGTGTCCAGAATGTTATGGATACGACACGTTGATGTGGGTAGACGAAGATAGGCAAGAAATGAATGTTGAACATCTGGATTGTCTTGTCCAAATACGAAAATTGGAGTTACAAGACTATTTGTCCCCAGATGTTTTGGAGATAGAGAATAATGAATATTATAAATAAGGTAATTATATACCCTTGAATATTGGGGAGAAGATACCGGGATTTTGATAGGAATAACCATGGTATATGAAAGACATTTGTGGAACGAGGAAGTTAAAGTAATATGATTATGGACGATAATAGGATAATGGAAGCGGCTAAATTGATAGCCAACTCCTCAGCAGCCTTAATACAGGCTATAGGGATGATGAGTGAGAATATAGAGAGGGCTAACAGAGGGGAATCTCTGGCTTATACCGAAGATCAGTTTATGGAACTAATTCAAGATAACGGAATAACGTATAACGATGTAATACAAAGGGGGTGGATATGAAAAACGTAGAAAGAATAAACGCATTAAATAAAGTTTATTATGAATAGAATGAAAATATTTTTTAATTACTTATTCTTTAGGGATATGGGTAATCTTGGTGAGGGATGTCTTATAAGCGCATTCATCTGGCTTATAATCATGCTTGCCATTATTGGGGTATTTTGCTTATACTAAAGATCATTTCATGAAAGTGATTCAAGATAATAGGATAACGTATAACAATGTAATACAAAGGGGTTAGAGATTATGAAGGACGTAGAAAGAGTAAATGCATTAAATAAAATGCTATTAAATGCGAACGTAGTAGCTTATGGAGCTATGGTTGATTTGATCAAGAGAACAGGGAGACTTGATCTTGACATGGATAGCGGAACCCATGTAGATGATTTTCCGGCTGAAATAAGGGTCTTTACCGATATTGGGTTGATTTGTTTATCTATAACATCCGTGTATTTATCGGGGGAAGATAATTTGATGGTTGATGGATATGATGAAAACAATGATAAAGTTGATGGGGTGAATGTTTATTACGACCAGATAGACGAGGTAGTATATCTGGTTAAAATCATATTAGAAGAAATGGAGGGAAAAGATCATGGGGAAAGCAGTTAAAACAGATATAGAATATAAGGAAATATTAGAAAAATCACTATCAGCAATCCAATATCTAAGAATACATGGATTCTCGACGTACATGGAATCGGAGGGAATTGTTAATAGGATAATGATGTTTAAGGATAAGAATGAGATGAGGAATCGAAAGATTAAATCAATTCTGTAATGGTTGATCATAATGGTAGAGAGATATAAGTACAAGTGTATTGATGCTTATGAGGAGCCGGAGAATCCAATGGAATGGTTGCCGTGTCCACGATGCGGCCTCCGGCCTCTGGTCTGGGAGTTCGATAACGGGAGGGCTACGGCGTGCGGATGCGGGACAGACTGTTATAGTCATTGGAGCGTGCAAGCGGAAAGTATTATGTCGGTCATAAAAAGATCTGATAACGGTAAGTCGGCTGAGGCGTATGATATTGATGAACTTAAAAATAACTGGAATCATTGGGTGAGGACAGGGGAGATACTGTTTACGCCGGGGAATGGGAGATGGTAGTATAATTAACAATTTAAGATATGGATAAAATTATTGGGAATCAATTTCATATAGATTTAAGAAGGAGTTTGGATATATGTCCTAGCTGTGGAGAATTATTGATGATGATGGGATGTGATAATCCTCGTTGCGTAAATTATCATGGTAACAAGCGTTTCTTTTATCATGAAACAATAAAAACGCAAGAAGAGATTGATGATTATTTTAAGGATAAGGATAACAAATTAATATATTAAGAGATGCGTGAAAGAAATATAATTAATAATGATCAACTTTTAGAAATTAAGAATAAGGTTAGACAATTAGAAGAAATAATGAATGAATGGCAATGCAGATTTGTTATTTGTTCAGGTCAATTGTTTTTTGTGGATAATGAATATGCGGGGACGGTTAAATTAACAAATCTAGATAATGGTGAATTTAATATGTCGTTCCCTTCATTTGATGATGGTCTGATGATAAATGCCACAAGGTATCATATCAAATAACTATAAAAATAATTAATAATTTAAGATATGGATCATTATTTAGCTACAATTCAAACAATATTAGATAGATGTGATGATAACAACACATCTCCTAGTATTGATGACATGGAGATAATAAAAATAAACCTATGCAGAATAATTTAGACTCGTTACGGAACAACTCAGTTATGGTTCATCCCGTTGATAGAAAGAATACAGAATGCTTGTTGTAGACATTACAATGATGTTGATATGTTATGGGAAAATTTTGTTAAAAAAATGACTGAATAGGAGGGATAAATATGAGTACAAAAACAAGTAAAGAATATAAAGCGATAAAGAATTATATCCATAATGAGCTTGGGCTTACGAAGGAAGATATAATCAATGCAATTAGACCTGATATAAGACAATATGTTGAGAGGTGTATACGTAATACTTACGGGAATGATAATAATTTAGAGCGGTGGATTAAGGTTATGGTGGAGAATGAGCTTCAAAACAGAGATTTTAACATCGTTTCAAGGATGGTAGAAAAGGTATTACGAGATAAGATGTTGGATAATATAGAGATTATTGTAAGAAACAAGGATATAAATGATTGAGGATATGAATGATAAGGATATTTTAGATAAGGCAAGAATGGAGGGCATGAACCAAGGGATATGGCTGGCGGTTCAGGAGCTAGCCCACGACGGGCGATGGACGCAGGCCGCAGAGGAACTGGTGTCTTCTTGTGGATTGACCGAGGATGAATGTAGGAAGCTGCAAGAAGAAAGCGAATCATTCAATGATGAGATGATTAAGTTTATTGACAATATGTTTGGACGTGAGAATATGATAAGTGAAGGCAGTACTATAAGTGAAAACGATACTATATGTATAAATATTAAGTATCATAAAATAGGGGAAGTCTTTAACTATAAAGTTGGTATGTCTGAAATGACATTAAGAGTAGATAAGTGTGATAGATGTTCGGGATGCGCTTTTGAAAATTATATATATGATTGCGTAAAATCAGGTTGCTTGGGATTCGAAAGGGAAGATGGGGAGAGTGTTAGATATACAATAGTTAATACATAATTTACAAAGCATCATGAATGGAGAGAATATAATACCTAAGATAACAGACAAACGTGGGATGTTATGGAAACAGCCCCATAGGAGATACATAGAAATTGATGAGGAATACGCTTTAATGACCAAACAAACCTTTGAGGGTCTTAGAGAATATTCAGTAACGATCCCATCGGGGGAATATGAAGGGAAGATGTGGAAGGCCAATAGAGGAGGTATATGGTATCTATATTGGTATGATCATGACGATAATCCATCAATGATCAAAATAGAGCGAAGAGAAATATTGTTACTTAATTAATACAAAATAATATGGGAGATAGAGTGCAAGAAGCCAAAGAAGAAGGCATAAGACAAGGAATATGGCTATGCATACAAAAATTGGTGGAACTGGAAAGGTTTGATATGGCAAAATATTTTATGATATCCTTTGGATTTAATAAAAATGAGTGCGAGGGGTTATTAGATAAAAATGGTCTAAACGATAAAATGGATGTATTTATCAACCGATTATTTAACGAAAATAATCATATAAGGTATTTGAAGGATATAGGATATCATAAGATAGGTAGTATATTTAAATATAATACCGGCATGGAGAAAATAGAATTGGAGGTAATAGAGATTGATGATAGCAGTTGTGATGGATGTGTATTTAATAACAGGGGTTATTACTGCATGTATTCTTGTTGTTGCAATATAGATAGGGAAGACAATACAGATGTCATATACAAAGAAGTAAAAAGATCATGAGTTTAATAGATAAATTAGAGGATTTGGTGGTCAAGGTAGACACCGAATACCAAGAGAAGATGGAGGCGGTGATCCGGGAGATAGTTCCGGGGATGCCGGAAGGGAACGTGCGCCATGCCGCCGAGTGTATGTGTACGGACAGGATGGGGAGCATGATGGATATCGATATTTATATATTAAAGGAAGAGGATAGACCTTACGAATGCCATTATCTAAAGGATCTGCTGGAGGATAGGGTAGCTAGAATAGCCAAAATGCATGAGGATGAAAGTTATACATACAATATGGATGATAATTATTGGTGCGCCACATGTGGATCCCATTCTCATAAAAAGGATTCCAAGACAGGGTATTGTTGGTATTGCGATACAGTTAATTGGGTTAAAGAGGATGGGAAGGATGTTGGAATATAAAAACAAGCAATTATATAACAAGGAGGAATAAACATGGGAAGAGGTGTTAATACAGGCGCCTTGTCTCCGGTCGGCGGTATCGGGGAAATACGAATGCGAGCAAACCTGCGAAAAATAGTGGCGTACAAAGATTTCGCGAAACAGATGGTCATGGCACAATACGAATGATAGAGGAGATTGGTGATTAAAACATTAAATAACATTAAACATGAAAAAGAGTAGAAGAATTGTAAAGAAAATGAGCAAGAAGAGCCTTATCAACAAGAAGGCTCTTCGGTATATTATCGCAAACAGTAATTTATGTAAACATGCGATAAGAGAATTGGAATTAGCCGGATATAGCAAAGAAGAGGACGGTCCTAACAAATGGATGCGCGAACAGGTAATAGAAGCTGTCGCGCTGTTCTCTTCTCATGGTAACAGCGGATTCTCGGCACCATTTGAAATCAATCTCGTCAAGAAACTTTGCAGTTTTGATATAATCTCTCCTTTGAGATTTGACGATGGCGAATGGGAAAAAATAGGCTTAGACGGGAGTTGCCAGAATAAAAGAAAATCATCGATATTCAAAGAGCCGGACGGGAGTATCCATGATGTTGATGCATTTTCAAAAGTTCCTGTAAAAAAGTTTTTATTCGCCACTCGAACGTGGACGGAGAACATCCATAAGATAGGATGGATAGGAGGGTTGTTTGAGACGGACGAAAACGGAATACTCACTGGAAGATATTTTGGTAGATGTAATGTAAAAGACTATCAGAACGGATATATGCCAAAAGGCAAGAAAGAAATACCATGCAGGGAGATAGAGATATCGCCGGACAATTGGATTATGACAGTTGAATCAAACAATGAGGCTTTGATTGAATTGTCAAAGATTTATGATATAGTCTGGCGACAATGCCCTTGCTTGAAAGGCATAATGAATACCAACGTTACACCGGAACTTGAAAGATTGGCATGCGAACAAATGAAGGGATAAACAATGAATGACAAATTTGTAGACATGCCGAAATGCATGGCGGACAAATACGAAAACGCCGACTTTATTGCCAGCGATCCCGTCCAGTTCCCAAGGCGGTATTCCGGGCGGGACGCGGAGGTCAGTGGGTTCATTACTTCGTGGCTCTCGTTCGGGAATCGAAAGGCGATCATCGGGGCGGCGGAGATGAGGAAATGTCTTGATAAGATATTTGATTTGGCGATTGATGAAAGGCTTAAATAATTAAACACAAAATCATATAAGATGATAACTTCTATAAGGATAGACGACAACAAGAAGACTCCATTTAAATATATCCAAAAGATAAAAGCGTTCAAAAATGGCTCTGAGTTTATATTCAAGCCCGGCGTGAATGTGATTGTAGGCAAGAACGGGAGCGGGAAATCAACCCTCCTGAATATGATATCGAAGTACATGTTGTGCGAGAAAAAGATGTGTTCTGAATTACCGTCAGAAGCATTGTATTTCCCGGATATATTTGATGATGACAAGGTGCTTGACGGGATCAGTATTAAGTCGGATTATATCGGGAAGGTATTCCATCTCCTACAGCAAACTGAAATGAGAAAGGATGATATATTGGATAATATCAATAATTTAAGTTTGTATATGAATGGAGCATCTAGGTCCTCTGGGGAGAAGAACCTTCATGCCATGAACTCGCTCTTTGATTTTGTGTTTAACCAAGATGAGTATGCGTTTCCGATACAGAAGCTTATGGAGTTTAAGAAAAAGTCAAATGAGTTCTGGGCAAACAGGATCGACAATCTTTTAAAATACTACAAAGACAATCATGTGGTATTAATGGAGAAGGATTTTGAGTATACAATCCTTATGGATGAGCCGGACAGGAATTTAGATATTGACAATATCATGGATCTGTACAAGGTATTGTCATTTCATAAACCGCAAACACAAATTATAGCCGTAATTCATAACCCGGCTTTGATTTACAAGTTGAGCAAGCTGGATTGCGTGAACTTTATTGAGATGACAAAAGGGTATTTGAAGAAAATTACTGGTTTTATGAATAAAAAATAAGAAAGGAGATGAGAGAAGAATTGAGAACAATAGGATCAAAAGGACGCCATGTGTTTACAGCAACCTTTGTTAGATTTGGATTTAGGAATGGATACATTGGACCTGTAAAAACGATGCTTTTACAAGATGTGACACTTGATAGCAAAATAGTATCAGATCATTTGTGGTTCGATTTAACAAAAGGATTTAGTGGTGCTGATTTATCGCCAGGCGATGTGGTTGAGTTTTGCGCAAGGGTTAGTGCTTACGAGAAAGGATACAAGGGGCACAAGGATGATGTACTTAATAGACCGATAGAAAGAGACTATCGATTATCAAGACCGACAAAAATTAAAAAGATCGGGAAGAAATTAATATTAAAAGATGAGGGGAAATAATACATGATAATTATATGCCTAAAAAATTTATAATTTATTAAAATATAATGATATGAAAATTCAAGTAGAATTAAATTTGGAAGATGTATTCGAGGAAGCTATGTACAATGAAGCGACGTTGAAAGAGGAGTTTACCAGCTCGGTCAGGTTAGCCGTAGTACGTGAGCTTAAAGAAAAGTTCAAGAATGAGTTAATGAGGGAAATATCCAATCCGATATCAGAGAAGATTGAGGATATAGCGAGAGAATCAATGAACGATCTTGTCGAGAACGCCAGCGAGAAGAAATATAGATTCAGGTTAGATTATATGGATGAGGAGTTGACAGTAGACGAGTTTATAAGAGGCAGGATGAAGAAAGTTGTAGACAGAAACATCGAGACAATGGTAGAATCAAAAGCCAAATCTTTTGTCAATGAGTTAAGGAAAAGGTATGATATGGCGTTCGCTGCCTTTATCGTAGATAACATGAGAAAGCAAAATATGTTGAAGGATGAGAAGATAGCTGAACTGTTAAAAGATAATCCAGATGAGAGGTAGGGAGGATGCCAAAGGAAGGCGGCGATCGGTGCTCATGACACCGCCCGTACCGGAGAAGGTCAGGGTATTATCCCCGGCATGGTATAGGGCGGCAGTGGAGTTTCAAGGTAGGCCGGAGCAGGAGCGACTAGCCTTTTGCTCGTGGTGTTGTTGTCATGGAGGGTGTAATTTGTGTATGGATATAAGCAAATACAATATAAAAGGGCTTAAGATATATGGAGGATAAGGTGATTATATACCATTTTACGATTTTAGTGTAAAATGGTATATAATCACCTAAGCGTATTAACTATTAATAATGTTTATTTAATTTAATTCAAAAACAAAATGTCTACTTTTGTAGACACATAAAAATTACACATATGAAAAAGAGTAAATTTGTAAAGGAGTTAGAGAGGATCATCGATATGGTTAAGACCGGGGATGATGGTTTCGAGTATGGTGGTAAAGTTGTCTTCTATAAAGAAGATGATGATAACTATGAAATCTTGGTAAAGAACATCGAGATGAATCTTATGGTAGAGGCCAATACTATGGCTAGTATGGATGATAGGTCTTTCGCCTGCCTTATGGGTGAGGTCTATAAACAAAAGTTTACAAAGGCTGTAACGATATCGGAGGATGAGGATGATGAAGACAATTGATAAGATGACCGATCAGGAGATATATGATCTTACTGATGAGCAGGTAGAGAAATTGATCGTAATAAGATGTGCGGAGGAAGGTGTCAGGTTTATGGATGAGCCTCCAATCATGAGGACATATGACTGTAAACCTATTTCTCCATCCCATTTCTTCTACTATTTAGAAGGATTGAATATAGCCGTTCTTGATCAGGATGATGCTATTAAAATAGCTAAGTTCTTAAGTGACTTTGATCTGTACAGGACTAGATATGATTTCACCGTATCCAATGAAAAGCTATACAGCAAATTGGATATAATTAATATCAAACATACTCCGATGTTTGATACGAAAGACGAGGAGACCTATAAGTCTATCAAGGATAAGAACGATAAGATTGAGGCGGAATATAAAGACCAGCTAGAGAGATATGAGAGAAATATGAAGAAAATGAGTAAAATTCGGGCCGAGATATGGGATAAAGTAGCCGATATAAGACATAGGATTGATAATATGAACTATCTTAGGTCGCTTTTTGCAAGGGAATATCTACCACTGGTGGATAATGATACGGATAAGGCTATGATATTTTTCAAGAAGGCTTATGGCGTGGATGATGATACGGAAAGATATATTCGTGAAGGAATAAAAGATTATCCTTTGTTTAACAATAATATAGATTAAAATGCACAATTGGTTTAAATGTACGGTTTCTTATGAGACCGATGCCGAGAACGGCATGAAGAAGAAGGTAAAGGAAGAGTATTTAGTAGATGCCTTTTCTTATACCGAATGTGAGGCTAGAATCATAGAGGAGATGAAGCCATTCATATCCGGTGAGTTTAGCGTTGATATCAAACGATTCAGGATAGCGGAATTGTTTGCCATGGATGGAGACCGGTTCTATAAGGTCACGGCTGATTATATTACGATAGACGAGAAATCGAACAATGAGAAACGCAAGGCGTTTAACTACATCGTTCGGGCCAATGACCTTGATCATGCCAAAAAGAATTTCGAGGAAGGCATGAAAGGAACCATATCAGATTTCGTTGTCACTTGTATCAAGGAAGAGAAGAAACTGATGGACTTCTACGAGTTTGATGGTAAGATCAGGAATCCGGAGAAAAATGAGGATAGTAGGCAGTAAAGCTAGCTACGAAACCACGTCGTCCATAGCCGAGAAGTTGATGGAGATAAGTAAAATGGAGGGTACGATTTATCGTATCCTCACATTGTCTAACAAAACTTATCTAGCTTCTAAATTAGGATATAGCAGATCGGGGTTCTATAAGAAGATACAAAACAGGAGTTTTAATATCCGGGAACTAGCTCAGATATTCGATACGATCATCAACTTCAAGGATCAAGATTGGACTGAGGGTAAGATTAATAGGCTTAAGAGGTATAGGGCTATGAGCCTTATGGAGTTCAACAAAAGTTATAAAAAGAAAAAGGCATGAGAGGTAGGATGTTACCGTGTGAGAGATGCGGAAGGATGGTAACCATAAGGAGTAAGGGGTTGTGTCCCGCATGCAGAGCCAAGGAGCTACCGCCAAAGGAAAGGGCGGCGATACGGGTGAAGGCCAAGCCAAAGGGGAAGAGCATAGCCGTTTTCTTTGGCGCCCATGTGGCTAGATTGAGTATGACAAGGAGATCTGCTACCGGCGCATACATACCATGCCCGGGGGTAAGCAACATATGCCACTTATACCCTAAACGGAAATATAAATCAGTTGCTGAGGATAATGATAACATTATCTACTTGACGGCTGATGAGCATACAAGATTCGATTATCTATTAGATACGATGGATTTCAGCCGGCTCTTGGACGAGTTTGGCAACGTATGGCTGTTGGCAGCCAGAAGGATGAGGGATCTCGCACCTAGAGTCGAGGAGGATGGTAAATTAAAAACCAGATTATTATCATGGATAGAAGAAAACAAAAATTACTTCTAGTTCTTGGATACGAGGCTATAAGTGATACGATATATAGAAAAGATTCGGTCATGGAAGTCATAAGTGACCAAGAGCCAATAGAGGATATGGTATCTCGTTTAGAGAACAGGCATCATATAAATATAACGATGGTAAGTGATAGCAAGGTAGCTCTAGAGGATAGATCTGGGTTAATTATGAATATGCTTTCTGCGTGGCGATCATCATTACCAATATTAAGATCATATCATACAGATCCTAAATTTACCGCTTTCTTTGGCATATTAGACGTTTTGTCAACGATCCCAAAGAAAGATATATCTGAGGAGGAAAAGCCTGCTGAAGAGCCTAAAAACGAGCCTAAGGAGGAGATGGAAGTTGAGTATGATCTGGAGACAGAGCAACAGTATTATGCCGCTGAATGGATCAAGGATATCCCGACACCTGTGTTATATAGAATGACCGTAGCTGGCAAGCGTGTTTATTATGAGATGGGGGCTGATGGGTATCCTATCATATATGACGGAGCTACCAATAATATAGCTAATGGGTATTGTGATACGTCTGGCGCTTTGGAGAAGTGGAAGAATGAGATGAGACTCAAGGGCAAGGACCCTGATGAGTACGCTAACTATAGGGCTGACTTAGGTACTATCATGCATTATCTATTTGGGTTGTATCTGACCGGGGTTAACATAAAGCTGATCCCGACATGGATCAGGAAGGTGGTCAAGGAAGCAAAGCTAAGAATAGACAAGTATAGGATGGAGCGGATATTAGTGGATAGCATTGATGAGCTAATAGAGGATCTAATATCATTTGCCATATTCTGCAAGGAAAGACATGTAAAACCTGTATTGATCGAGAAGATGTTGAGGTCAAGCAGGTTAAAGGTAGCTTCTTCGGTGGACGCCGTGGTGGAGATGGACAGCGAGCCGGAGACAGTGGAGATAGAGGTCGAGACAGGGGAGTTCTATAAGACGGGAGCCAAGAAAGGTCAGCCTAAGACGGAGAAAAAGAAGATAAAGAGATGCAGGAGGATATTCGCTATATTGGACTTCAAATCAAATAGGAAAGGTAATTTCTATGACGAGTACGCTTTCCAGCTTGAGCTATATAGAAGAATGATACTGGAGAACTACGGAAAGATATTGGAGATAGAGGAGATATATAACTTCGCTCCGGGTGATCCTACCGCAAAGACCAGCCAATATAAGTTGAAGAGACAGACTGACAACCCTATATTGAATATGGCTACCGTAGTATATCTTCAAGGAAAGTATAAGTTCGAGAAAACTAATTATACGGTTACATCAAGAATCGGATCCTTAGATATAGAAGGCGAGTTTGATGTTAATAAGTTGGTAAGGAAAGAGCCGCTGAGGGACTATATATATAGAGTCATGAATGAGAGGAGAGGGTGATGGAATTTAGGGAGTTCAATAAGAGCGTTCATCGGTATGAGCTGGATCATAGCAAACCAAGGAGGAAGCTGACGTGCCCGCAATGCGGCAAGGATAAGTGTTTTACGCCGTACGTGGACGTAACCACCGGTCAGATCGTTGGAGAGCAGTTTGGGGTGTGTGATCATAAAAATAAATGTGGTTACTTTAAATATCCAACAGGGAGCGAACTTGGGAACAATGATCTTTTTACCGATTCAAACAAAGTATTAAGGAGGTACAGACCTCCTATGGATCCGGATATAGCCAACTGCATTCCGGTAAGCAAGATGTTTGAGACGCTTAATCCTTTCGAGACATCCGATCTTCAGGATTATCTATCCAATATCTTCGGATCGTATCATACCAATAGGGCATTTAGCTTGTATAAGGTGGGGATGATGAGATTCGGGGACTGGGGTAAGTGCTGTGTGTTCTGGCAACTGGATAAGAATTGGGTAGTGCGGACCGGGAAGATAATGGACTACGGGCCTGACGGGAAGAGGGTAAAGGTTCCCATGGATCATGTATGTTGGGTGCATATACTGGACGGTCAGGATTACCTGCTTAGGCAATGCCTGTTCGGGGAGTTTCTTATCAACTTCTATCCCAATGACGCTCCGGTGTATATAGTAGAGTCAGAGAAGACGGCTGTTATCTGTAACATCGTGTACCCTAGTAGGTTGTTTATGGCCTGTGGCGGTATCCATATGCTGAAAAGGGAGATGATAGAGACATTGGGTAGGAGGCGGATAGTCCTGTACCCGGATAAGGGCGACGCTTTCAACGAATGGAGAAAGAAGGTAGACAAGGATATGAGGGGGATGAATATAGAGATAAGTAATTTTCTAGAATCAAAACCCAATATAAATGAGGGAATGGATATAGCGGATTATTTTATTATTAAACAAATTTACAATGGCAAAGGTAGTTGACAATTACAAGAAATTCAAGGTGCTTGAAATAACAAGACAGGAGATGATGGATAAGCTCACCAGATATGGGTGCTTAGGTATTTGCGATATGTGTAACAGACCTACATCCGTGGGCTATTATGTAGCAGTAATCAATCAATGGATGTGCGAGGACTGTTATAATGATTTCATCAAATCAGTTGACAGGTATGAGGAGGATATGAGAATAGAGAACAGGAATTTTAATAGATTCTGTGATCTATTTAATGTCAAAATACAAGAAAAGGCATGAGAGAGCTATCTTTAGCCCAGAAAGCTATGTTAAACGGATCCGTATGCCCGTATTGCAAGGCCCCATCCACTATGATAAATACGGTGGAGGGAAAGCAAGTTGGGTGCGAGAAGTGTGGGGCTTGGATGAGATCCGATCCTTTTGGGAAGCCGATGGGGAGGCTGGCTAAGCCGGATCTTCTTAGGAGTATGGATATGGCAATGACTGAGATTAATATATTTGCGTATAGAACAAAACGGGATGTGCAGGATATTTACAAAAGCCTATCTGGTGAATTGGATATACCAATAGAACATGTATCCCCATATAAGATGTCTTTGCCATCACTACTTAATACCATGAGATATATTGAAAAGTATAGCGATAATCATATACGGATATATGATAGAACCATGGTAAAGAAGGCTTGCCCTAGGCACGGAGCGGTGGTGATCGGGAGCAACGCCTGCCACGGGTGCCCGGAGTTCCTGTTCCATGTGGTAAACGACACGACCGATACGGTGGTGTGTGATATGGATATGAGTTATGGAGATCGCAAGAAGGATAAATATGAGCATTAGAGCTAATGATAATGGAACATTTGAGTATCGAATCAAATTGGATACCTTTAATAAAATGAATAATACATGTAAAATGAAGAAAGTTTATTTTGTTCACAAACCAACAGGTTTTTATGTTGGGGGCAATGTAAGTAGCGTAGAAGCTACAGTTTATAATAAAATGGTTAATATGGGGATGAGTAGCGAATTAGCCGATAAATTTAAAAAGGTAATAGGTACATTCCCTTGCACATGGGAGATACCAGATGAATTTGCGTCTGATCCATATTCGTATATGATTAAGCGTCTGGGATTGGAATATCCATCTTTTTTAAAGGAAGAGGATTTGGATATGCAAGAGAATATAGATTTTGATGATGAGGAGGACGAAGAGGATGGGGAGATCGACTGAATATTACAGGACACATCCGGAAGCCAGAAAGAAGAAGGCTGAGACGGACAAGAAGATCAACGCCAGACCTGAGCAGAAAGCCAAGAGACGGGAATTGGGTCGCAAGAACTACAAGACCGATAAGTTGAAGGGGAAGGCTTATCGGAAGGGGAAGGACCTATGCCATACGGCTAAGGGATTAAGATATAAATCAAGATCAGCTAACAGAGGATCTAAATCCGATACGGCTGGCGATAGAAACGCAAGAGGATGAGTGAGGATAGGATATGGAGGTCATCCAAGGAGATTATCATGGATGCCTATGAGAGGATAAGAAAGTATCAGTCGGGGGAACTTCTCCCGGCTCATACCGGATATCCTTATCTGGATAAGGCTTTGCTGGGGGGATTTTACCCCCAGCATGCGGTAGCCATAGGAGCTAGACCCGGAGTCGGCAAGTCTTATTTGGCGCAGAAGATCATGAGCAATGTGATGAATGTCAATATCAATCCACAGGCAGATGATTATGTATGGTTAAGATGTGAGTTTGAAATGAACCCAGAAGATTTGATGTTACGTTCACTATCAAAAAAAATGGGGAAAGACATACAAGATATACTCCTTAACGAGATGTCAGAAGATGAGGTAAAAGAAATGCAGAGATGCCTCAAGGAAGAGAACTCTAGCAGAATAACATACATCCCTAAACCATCAACCGTAGATGAGCTTAAAAACTTTCTATGGAATGAGTATATGCCAATAAACAAGGATAAGAAAATGGTATTCGTGTCTATAGATCATACGGCTCTAGTACAAGGTTCAGGAGACGCCAAAAGAAATATCGACTCGTTGATAACCATGTGTAATATCGCTAAAAGAACTTTTCCTAATATTTTCTTTCTTATAATATCCCAACTCAATCGTGATATCGAAGGACGGCGGGATCCAAAGGATCATATGCCAAAGCAATCTGATTTTTATCAATCAGATACATTGGGACAGTTATGTACGGCTATGGTAGCGTTAAATATACCGAAAAGATACGGGTACTCCTCATACATGCAATTTCCGCAAGGATGGTATCCTAATCTGGAACGTTTCAAGAGCGAGTCAAGACGATCCTTCCGTGTGGATGGATTATTGTTCCATCATATCGTAAAGGTCCGTCAAAGATCATTGGAGGAGATTGACGCTATACATGTAGATATCATGAAAGGATATGAGCGATATTATCCTGATGGAGGGGTGGTGCGCCAAGAAAGACCGGGAGGCTCGGACGCCCCAGTGGGTAGCGGCAAGCCGGACACGACTGTGGTGACGCTACCGCCCCCACCTCCCAGTATCCCGTTGGAGCAACAATATATACCGCCCAGTGATGATTTCAATGTAGTACATGACGAAACACCTTATTAAGCATGAGATTGAGAAAAAATTTTTTGCTTGTCATCATAAAAGGGATGGAGATGTTATTAAAAGCCAATTTCTCCACCGAAAACAAGATGGGCATACGAGAGATCATATCCTCATTAAAGGAAATGGCCGAATACAGTATCAGGTATATCATAAACCGGGACAGGGAGAAGGAGATCATGAGCATCTGTGATGAGGTATCCAATAAAGTACAGGAGTATAAAAGAATGAACGATAACTCAATGGTATTGGAATTGGAGAACTTGAAGCGGGAGGTAGTGGCGGTAGAGGATCTTCTTAGCTCTTACAAGGGCGTTCTTGACGCCGAGCTGGTGATAGCCGAGGATGATATCAGGATCATACGGGATAAGATAGCTATAAGTTTGAGGGAGGACGGGACATGCAAGAGCATGACTGACGCCGATAAAAGGGCTAGGGTGGACGTAAGATACGAGAGGGCGTTAGAGGATTATCGAATCCTTCTAAGATGCGCCAATACGGTTAGGGCTAAGATGTCGGTTGTAGGGCATCTTAACCAATCTATAAATCAATCTATATCAGTTGGTAGGGTTGGTATGGCTAATGAATCTTATACAGTAAAACAATATGAAAAAGGGAAAGAGATTATCGAAAGCAGACGCCCTTAGGGTGTTGAGAAGAGCTTACGATCTAATAAAGAATGATAATTATACATTTATGTGCAGAGCAATAGAAAAGGCAGCGGTTGAATTATCACTTGCTGAAAGATCATGTGTGGCGTGTTATCTTATACCAGAACTGAAGATGTTCAAACCTGTAAACAGAAAAAATGGAGATTTTTGGTTTCATTCATCAAAGAAAAACATAAGGTTACATATAATAGATACGCTAATAGATATATATAACGGAAATGATCATCCCGATATAGTCGAGAGGGTAGCCAGAAAGATCAGGTCAATATTTTAACTCATTAGCTTATGTATATAAATTTTGAACAGATGATGACATCAGGATTAACGATGTCTGATGTCGGGTATCTTTTGATGATCCGGCAGAAAGAGGAGATGGCTAGCGTCATTCCAAAGGAGAAAATAGACAGCTATAAGGCGTCTGGTTATATCGAGCTTCAAAAGAACGGGAAGTGGAAGATAACACCAAGGGGAGGGTCGCTGCTGATGCTGATAGAGACACCCGGTCTGACACCGGAGGTCGAGGGGATCCGGGACCGTATCGTTGGGGTATATAACGATATGGGGAAGGATATAGGGGCTATTAAGGAGGTAGAGAAAAGGCTCGTATGGTTCGTGGCTAATACCAACTTCAAGGAAGAACCTATAGTAAGAGCCGTAATATCCCACATAGATCTTAAACGTGAATATACGATGAGATTGGATAACTTGATCTGGAAACCATCAAATGTGTATAGCGTGCATATGAGTTTATCGGAATCAACGTTATTCGATACGATCATAAAAATGTATGGCATGACGTCTGACTTGTATCTTAGGGAGAACAAGAACAAGGAGCTGGCATGGTTGTTCGCCATAAGCCGGCTTCCGGATCCCCCAAAGAGAATGGATAAGGAATACACTATCACAGGCGATGTTAAGATGGATATCGAAAGGATATCGGATATAAAAAAAGAATTAGGTAGAAGATTGAAAATGTCGATTTAGTATGGAAAGAAAAGAAGTTGAAAAAGTAGTCAAGGAGGCGATATTCGAGAAGATGGGTGAATTTAATGGCCTTGATCATGCCGCTCAGATAATGAACGAGGATAAGCTGGATACGGATATGGCTATGGATTCCCTTGATTTTGTAGAAGTCATAATGGAAGTGGAAAAGAAAACGGGTAAATGTATACCCGATGAGGCACTTAACGTCAAGCCTTATCACGAATTGACGGTAGGAGAGCTTATGGGTATGTTGTGTGATTATCTAAAAGACAAATAAATGGATTTCGGATATGATGATTGGGAAGAGGGGCTAGAGACCCCTCTTGTCGATGATTGTGATGACGATCATGAGGAGGAAGAATATGATTTCAGTTAAGGAGTTAAGGCCGGGCAATCTTGTAAAAGACAAAGCTGGCGATATATGGAGAGTAGGGTGCGTTACCGGTATGCGTAATGAAAGTGGATCATTAATCCTTGAACGTGAGGTTGATGATGGGATAATGAAATGGTATTCAGGGGAAGATGATGTCATGCCTATTGAGATAGACGATAACCTTCTTGACGCTATCGGTTTCAAGAGTGACAAGAATAGGGACGTATATCGTGGACACGGGATGACCATGGAGGTTTTTGGCGACGAGTATTATCTCGGACTTAGGGATATGGAGGATGACCTGAGCGAGCTTATCCAGATAAGGTATTTGCATAACCTACAGAATATTTCGATGGATTTATATGAGCGTGACATAAATACGGAGAGGCTTTATGATCGTTCCGGAGAATAACTTGCTATGCAAGACGATAGGCGGTGAGAAGATGCTTGCCGCATCCTACTCACAGATAGACACGTTTGTTCAGTGTCCGTATAAGTGGTATAAGACTTACGTGGAGGGTCACAGATCCACGGAGAAGCACGAGGCTACGTCATATGGTACGGTTATCCACCAGACGATGGAGTACTTCTTCAAGAACGGATGCAGACCTTCTTATGAGGATATGAGTAAGGCTTTCAATTACTACGCCGATATAGAACAGATTCCTTTTGATAGCGTAAAATCCCAGATCGAGTCTATGCAACATGCGGCTAGGTTAATAAGATGGATTGTGGGGTTGTTCGAGAAGGACGCCGCTGGCAATTATAAGAAGGCATGGTCCGATCTTACGCCAATGGAGAAGGTGATCCGGGGGTCGAGGCCGGCCGGCGTGGAGGAGAGCTTCGTCCTGCCCTATAAGCTACCCAAGCCCCTTACTTTGGATGGCGTGACGTACGATAAGGTACATATCATAGGATCGGTGGACTGGCGTGGAGAGTATAAGACAAAAGACAGGATAGCCATGTATACGATAGACTGGAAGTCCGGGAGAAAGTTATTCGATGAGGATAAGCTGCTTCACAATCTCCAGCATCCGATATACGCCTTCTACATACTGAGAAAGTACAAGGTATTGCCGGATATGTGCAGCTATTTCTTTACCCGCATGCTGGACAATCAGAACGTGAAGGTAGATAAGGAGAAAGTAGAGAGGTCGGTCAAGGAGCTTAACGATATTCTCCTTGATATGTATGATTTCGAGACAAATAAAATAGATAGCTATCAAGCTCACGTTTGGGACGATGCCAAACAAGGGTATAAGTACGAGAAGCGCTACCTAATGGGACGGCAACCAGCCTGCCTTGAACCCCGCCCCAAGCCCTTGTGTTTTTGGTGCGATTTCTCAATCCACAAACAAAACACATGTAGGTATTCATCGGATTGGGATGAGTCAAAAAGAAAGAATAAAAAAGATTAACTTTATTAAAAAGCCTAGGTAAATATCTAGGCTTTAATTATATTTGTGTCAATAAATAAATGATTATGGATAAAAACGAAAGAGAAAAACAGGTATTGGATCTTCTGATGTCTAGAAAGGATATCAGGAAATTGGTAGAGAAATCAAATGAATGTTACTCTAGGATGGATTTCGTTGGAGCCATGAGATACCGGCAAGAGATAAAGGATATCGTAGATCGAGAATCTAAAATCATGTTGACAAAAAGTGAGTCTTTGATAGGCTTGATGAATAATGCTGATAATGAATATAAATTCAATATGCTGGTATGGCTACATTCCATGATGTGTATGGCGGATGTATTTAACGGGATATTGGAGGATTTCAAGGATGGGGTAAGAAAAGCCAATGGCAACTCCAAGTTCGTTAAGTTCGATAATCTGGATCGGTTAATGGCAGAATGTAAGAAGGAGATTGATTACATGATGAAAGGCACAAGTAAATCATTCCAGATATCTTTTGCCGTAAGAAGCGATGAGCTAAGGGAGATGATAGAGAATATGGTAGGGGATAATATCCGTGAGGGGTATGACGTGTTCAGTAAGGAGGCAGAGATGGTTAATGAGACGGATAGGGACAAGATCGAGGAGTTTAACAAAAGTCTGGCTCATGAATAAACACATATCAAGATGGTATATAAATTAAGATCATATCAAGAGGAATGCGTTAAAAGCATTTCAAGTTATATAAATTCCGATAGGAATGATCCGGTATTGGTTATAGGCCCAGTAGGTTGCGGGAAATCCTTGTTGATAGCGGAAGCGGCCAGATTGATGGGAGATAAGACACTGGTCTTACAACCATCAAAAGAATTGCTACAGCAGAATTATGATAAACTTACATCATATGGCATACCGGCTACCATCTACTCCGCCTCCTGTGGCAAGAAAGAACTATCTAACATGATATACGCCACGTTAGGATCTGTCAAGAAAGTTATTGGTCAGCTTAAGGAGATGGGGATCAGGAACGTATTGATAGATGAGGCTCATGCCGGATACAGCCCAGAGGAAGACAGTGAGTTCATGAAATTCATGAACGAATTAAAGCCTAGCAAGGTAATAGGGTTTACCGCCACGCCATGTAGACTTAAAACTATGTCGATAGGACAAGTATCATACTCTCAACTTAACTTCATAACCAGAATGAGACCGGTATATTTTAAGAACCTGATCCATGTCATACAGGTGGAGGAGATGATAAGGCAAGGATTCTGGACACCTCTTAAGTACGAGACATGGGATTTCAATGGAGATGCCCTTAGACTCAATTCTAACGGCTCCGAATATACGGCTGGGTCTATTAGTGAAGCGGTGAGAAAAAATGGCTTAAACAATCTTATTTTACGTCGGTTGATGGTATTAAAAGACATATGTAGATCTATACTGGTATTTATGGATTCTGTTGAGAGCTGTAATACTGCCGCCGAATGGATAAACGCCAAAATATGCGCTGGCATGGCGGAGGTAGTTCACGGAGGCACGCCAAAGAAGCAGCGGGAGGCTATAGTCGAGAGATTCAAGTCAGGTGGGACGAGGGTAGTGTTCAACTATTCCGCCCTCGGTACGGGATTCGATCATCCGGGTCTGGATTGCGTGATGTTTGGAAGACCCACGTTTTCTTTTTCCACATGGTATCAGGCGTGTCTTGATATGGAAACAGAGATATTAACAGAAAGAGGGTTTTTAAAATATCATGAAATATCAAAAGATGATATTGTGGCATCATATGATAATGGTGATATATATTGGGTAAACATTGAAGATATTGTATATAGGGATGTTTATGATGGTGAAAGGTTTGTAACATTTAATAGTCGTCATGCAAATTTAAGGGTAACAGAAGATCATGATCTTCTAGTGAAAAATAAATGGGATAAACAAAATGGGTATCCATACAAAAAAGAGGAAGCGATAAAGTCTTATCAAAGAGGAACATCTTTCTATATACCAGTAGCTGGAGTTGACAGAAAAAGAGATTATCCTTTTTTGAGAAATTGCGATATAAAATTTCTTGGTTATTTCTTAAGTGATGGTAATTTAAGTAAGTATAATAATTCTATCACAATAGCCCAGTCTCTTGTACACCCGGATATAATTGATGACATAGAAAATACAATCAAGGAATGCGGAATGAAATATAATAAGATAAGGCTTAAAAGGAAAGGGGAATTAGCTAATTATGAAGATATGATTCATTTTAAAATATCAAAAGGAATGCCTATAAAAGATCAAAAAGATAAACATGGATGGGAATATCTTGGAGATTTTATAGATAAAAATTGCGGTAGTATATACGATCATTTAAGCGAAAGACAGTTTGATATATTGTTAGATGCTATAGATAAAGGAGATGGTCTAAAGAAGAAAGACATGGGTAGTTATAAAAGAAGAGGGTATACAATATGTCTTAAAAACAATAAAATATATGCAGACAGAATACAACAACTAGCTGTTACAAGAGGATATAGATGTTGTGTTCATAAGGAGATAACAAAGACAGGATTTGTTTATAGAGGATATTTCAAAAAACAAAATTACATATGTATAGATGGTCAAAATGCTAAAGATCAAGAAAAAGTAGGTAAATATATATATAGTAGAGCCAAGATGAAAATAGATATTCCCAATGAGGATGAGAAAGTATGGTGCGTCAGGAATAGAATAGGTACAATAATTATTCGAAGAAGAGGGGACGTAGCTATAGTTGGTAATTGTGGCAGGGCAGTCCGTATAAAAGACGGAAAGGATAGTGCTTTGGTCGTTGATTGTTGTAACAACTCGTCAAGGTTCGGTGATATAAGGAAACTTAGTATAGAGAACTACAAGGGGTATGGATGGGGAATGTTTATCGGCGATAAGCTAATAACTAATATCCCGATGGGGGATAAGGTAACGAAAACAGATCTGGATATCAAAGCCGCCAAGAAAGATCGTAGGAGGGGGCTGGCGCAGGGCGTAACCGCCGCCCCTGTTCCCGGGAGACCGGATCATCCCCTTGGCTCTACGGTAATGACATTCGGGAAATATTGTGGGTGGATGTTGCATTCGATCCCAGTATCGTACTTCAAATTCATAAACGAGACATTTGACTGGGATAATGATAGGAACAAGGATATAAAAGAATACATAGATTTTTTAATCAAAAACAATAGATTATGACAGGATGTATATATCATGAGGCTGATCTTGACGGAGTAATGTCAGCGGCTATAGTAAAAAAGTATTTCAAAGGGGACATTGATCTTCTTCCTTACAATTACGGCAAGGAAATACCTGACGTGAATAAATATGATAAGGTGTTTGCAGTTGACGTGTCATTTGGAAACAGAACAAGATTCCTTTTCGATGAGTGGAAAGAGAAAGGTATAGATGTCGTATGGATAGACCATCATAAGACCGCCATAGACGATATGAGGGATTACGAGGTAAAGGGCAAGAGACGTATCGGAACGGCGGCTTGCGAACTTACATGGGAATATCTTTTTGATGATATCGAAACCCCCGATGTGGTAAAATTATTGAGCGCTTATGATGTATGGGATCATGATCGCTTCGAATGGAGTGACGTGCTCTCATTCCAATATGGGATGAGAGGGTATTGCGGGCTTGACGTTGACATGGTCAGGGAGGTGCTAAACAAGGCAAATGGTGAGTTTGTTTCCGATATGATAAGAAATGGCGAGGCCATAATAGAGTATATCATCGAGAAAAACAGAGGAGAAATGAAGATATTCTCATTCGAGGCAGATATATTTGGGTACAAGGCTATATGTATGAATACCACGGAGTTTAACTCCACCACATTCGAGTCTATGTACGATCCTAGAAAACATGATTTGATGATGCCATTTTGCTGGAACGGAAGATTCTTTAGATGTTCATTCTATACCACCAAAGAGGAGGTGGATGTCTCGGCACTGGCACGTAAAGCCTATCCCGGCGGAGGAGGCCATAAGATGGCTGCCGGCTTCCAGCTTAGCGTGGAGGATATGATGGAGTTCTTAAAAAGTAGAAAGATGTTATGATAGGATTGGTATTTACCCTCATAATAATGACCGGTTCTATTTATTTGATAATAGAAGGGAATAAGAAGGATGATTCTGCCGAATTTTATGGAGGACTAATAGCGACGATCTTATCTATCTTTTTGATGTGTTTAGTAATACAAAATATAAAAAATACAGAAAATATGGGGAAAATATACAAATTCAAGAGACTTAACGAAATGAAGCTAGATGATTACGGCTTCGGTTTGTTCGAGTACAATGGCGCTCTTTATTTCAAAGAGGCAGAGGGTGAAAGATGCTTTGATGTAAGGAGCGGGAACGAGGTTATTATCGGAAAAGATAAGATTATAATGACTTTGGAGGATTGATCATGAGAAAGCTTAACGACACCAACAGGACAAGAAAGAGAAACGTGCGGCACTCGTGGATGAAAGCAGGTCCGGGGATTCAACGCTGCGCTATTTGCGGGATTACAAAGCAAAGCGAGTGGAGAGACGGGAAGACCTCGCATTGCGTATATCTATCATCTGGTGAGCTTTATTCTATGACAGGAGAGATACCGGAATGCAGGGATCTTAGTGAATTTTATTAATAAAACAAAAAGGAGTTTGAAATGAAAGAGGAATTTAGCAAATACGACAAGGTTGTTTATGATGGTGAGGTATTTGAGGTACTTGAAACCGCCGACAATACGGGGATAATGAAAATAGAACCGTTATTTGATGAGACATATAAATTTATTTGGGTTGATGAGGAAATGGTTGTCTCGTTAAGCAGGGCTATCAAGTTAAGGCTTATTGATGATGAGACGGCAGATGAGGCGATGAATTTCGGGAAGCCAAAAATAGGAGACGCGGTGGTGGAAAGCGGGCCGCTTGTAGGGAAAGACGGCAGCGGGAAGGACGACCGGGCCGACGGTAAACTCCGGTGGGATCTTCTTCCTTTGGCTGAGATAGAGGATATCGTGAGGGTATATACGGAAGGAGCCAAGAAGTACGCTGATAACTCATGGCAAGATATACCTGATGGATTCAATCGTTATCTAGGCGCACTCATGAGGCACTTGGTTGCTTACACGAAGGGGGAGAGATATGATAAGGAGGGATTTATGCATCTATCCGCCGTATGCTGGAACGCCATAGCGTTATTATATTACGATAAACATAACAAAGGGTTAGTAGAATGGAAAAGTCAGGAGAAAGAGTAGTAAATGAGAGATTAAGAGCTGTCGACAAAAGAACAGGTAAATACGTTAATGTAATCAAGCGAACTATTGATGATAGCCTATTCCCGATAGTTAAGTATCTCAGTTACAGTTATAATGAATTAAATTATGATTATGTAAAGAATCTGAATTTTGATGTAAACGTAAATTGGGAGCAGCGTAGATATCAGATTGTTAAGGATTTATTATCTAACAATTTCGATGGGAGAAAGATGAGTATAGATGAGGTAGATAATGCTATATTTACCGCTGATTTGATTATTAACAGATTAACAACTATTTGAGATGGTAAGAATTGATTTTTTCACGAAGAAAGACGCTGAGTACAGCGACTACATGCGGTATATTATCGCCAACACATTACAGGAGTATGAGGGTGAGGTCACGTTAAACCAGATCCCGGAGAACAAGGCCACGGAGGAGGAGATATCCAAGTACGGTATAGAGGTATACCCTACTATTATCATCAGTGGAGATAATATGGATGGCTTTAATAAACTTGAGGGGATGGCCAGAAAAGCTGATCTTATTAACGTCATGTCGTTATACGACAAGAAATAGGCTTATGACGATAAGGGATAAATATTTTGGCTGGAAGGATATATTCTTTAGCAGGTTCGTGCATTGCGATAATGAAAAAAGTGACCAACCGCAAGGGAGTAATATACCTCTAGCCAAAATAAACTTCGATAACAAGACAGGATATGTGGAGGACGGGACTATTAATATAGCCGAGCTTCTTCAATATCTTTGGATAAATAATAAGGTCTATGGGTGTGAATATGCACCCATAGATATATCCTCTGTCTTGCAAACATTGATTAGATTGACCGAGAACGCTAAGTTCATATTTGACGACCAACCCGGCATACATGATATGATCCCATATAGAGGTTTTTTTCTTAGAGATGATTTTTTACCCGGGAAAGATTATTCGCTTGATTTGGATAAAATAGTGAGCGGGATGGGAGGATGGTATGGAGAGGATGAGGACCCATGTTACTCGATGTTCGTCAGTCAAGATCAGATATGGAACTTGAACCCGATATTGAAGGTATTAGCTGATGAGGGATCTATTCTAGCCAAGGAACTTGGGTATGATATGAACTCATATGTCAGCGATAATGGATACACGATATACAACCCCTACCTCTCGTGGATTAATCATTACTATCATTATTGCCCGACATTTAATGAGGATAAACTGAAACCTTGGGATAGGGTGGAAGACAGAAAGAATAAATTCAAGATGACGGATAAGGTTAAGAGAGGCGCCAATAATTGGTATTATTCAGGCGGGACTATATCTTGTGTGGATAATTTCTTGGGGAAAGAATACAGGAAAAATCTCCGAACCTTCATATATCGTGGAATAGTATTCTTTTTAGATCGGATATGGCATACACCATTGTTTGAGAAGATGGGCGTGAAAATGAAATACAACGCTTATTATTGTTATGCCGCTACCTCCGGGATATGGTATGATAAGGGATTCAAAAGAAGACTAGCCAAGAGGTTTAACAGGTCGTTGAGCGGCGGCGGGGAGCTGTTCGGGGCTAACCTAGCCTGCATGGTATGTGACCGGCGGGATATCGATTGGGAAGCGCTTCGTCTTTGGCTTGAAAAATACGATGATCCTACTGATAAGGGTATGGTGAATAGCCCTATCCAATTTATGTATTTATATTTATATTACGCTTTTAACAAATAACTTAAAATGATTATGGAAAAGAAAAAGTTAAAAATCCCTTTTAAAGACGGGAAACCATGTAAATGGGTTAAGGATGTTCATGATGAGGAACGCGATAATTATGAGTTTGATGAATGCCTTGAGATATACGGGTTCGTCCGTGGATGCTCCTCCGCCGTAATGATATTAAGACCGGCAGATGATCATGGGAAGGATTTCAATTATGTCAACAGTATCTATTATCAAGTATTTTTGACAGATAGCAAGGAGATAATACAACATATGATACATGGGGTCATATACGGTAAATGGACTTTTGTTAAAAGGGGAGAAAATTTTGGTATAAAATTGGTTAAGGTCTTGCCGGGGATACACAAATGTATATTACGTATAGCCGAAAAGGATATTTTTGGCCATGAAAGTAAATAAAAATGGAATTTATGAAAGCGGAGAAAAATATGACAGTACAAGATTTGATAGACGAATTGATGCTTGTCAAGGATAAGAGTAAGGAAATAAGGGTTGTTGTAAATACGAATGATTATATAACATCATACCCTGCTTCTTTATTTGATATGTCTATAAAAGAAGGGGAAGATATAGCCAAAGATCATTTTGATAATATAATTACTATAGAATTGTATAGATAAACAATAGACAATATGAAGGTATTATCATTATTTGACGGGATATCATGTGGGTATCTAGCATTACAAAGAGCCGGCATACCTATCGAGACTTACTACGCCTCGGAGATAGACAAGACATGTATAAAGGTAAGTCAAAAACATTTTCCTAATATTATTCAATTAGGGGATGTTAATAACTGGAGAACATGGGATATCCCTTGGAAAGACATAGATCTGGTCATGGGAGGGTTCTGTTGCCAGAGCTTCTCCAGCTCAGGTAAGGGTAAGGGGTTCATGGACGCTCGTGGAAGGCTTTTCTTTTGCTTCTCGGACATCGTAAAGCATTTAAGGAAGGAGACCAAAGGTAAGGTCCTGTTCTTGGGCGAGAACGTCCGGATGCGGGATGAGCATCGCTGGGTGATAACGGAAGAGCTGGGCGTGGAGCCGGTGGAGATCGATAGCGCCTTGGTCTCGGCACAGACCCGGCATCGTCTTTATTGGTGCAATTGGTCGGTAGAAATGCCGAAAGACAAGCATATATCATTGGATGATATTTTAGAGCATGACAAGGGTTGGAATCCGGGAGCCATAAGAGGGAGATATATAGGGACCATTGTCGGTAGAAGGATAGGAGATGACGGGTATCGAAAGGATTGTGACATGGGCATAAAAATAACGCAATGTCTGGAGATAAGAAAAGATAAGAATACCACTCCCATCAAGAAAAGTAATTGCCTGACAACGGTTATGAAAGATAACGTAATCTCATCGTTACCTCCCGGAAGATATCCTAGCGCCTTTGACATAAAAGACAAATTCAGATACCTGACCCCGGTGGAGATGTGTAGGCTACAGACATTGCCGGATGATTATCTTGACGGGATAGCCCCGAATACGGCCATGTCTTTAGCAGGTAACGGATGGACAGTGGATGTGATAGCCCATTTGCTAAGAAGCATAGAGCGTAAGCAGATGAATGATATTGTAAAGGAGTTTCGCAAGATCACTGATGAGCTTATGTTCGGATCATCAGAAACGGGTACTAATGTGACATGTGAAGGTAAACACGAGCAAAATGAGACCATACGGAAGAATCAAGACAGTTAAGGGGTCTTCATGGAAAAAGGATATACATCCACCGAAAGGGCACAGGAATTGGTGGGAGGATATATGTGATCCTATATCTAGAAGTATTATGAAATTAAATTTCAAAAAGGAAATAAACAATCAAATTTGGTATGAGCAAAAGCAGGGAAATGATTAAACAGGAATTAAATTTATCAGATCAAGAATATAACTTTCTTGAAAAATATCAATCTATGAAATTATCACAGAGGTTTGGTAATGTTTTCGATAGATTAAAAAATGATAAGTCTAAAGCAATTTACACTCATGATGGGTCAATACAGTTGTTTTATATACAAGGTAAAAGAGTAGATAAAGAAGAATGGGATAAACTTCATAGATCATGATAATTACTAAAAAATGGTCAATGCCGAATAAAGAGACATTCAGCATAAGACCGATAAGGGAACTTATAGACAAATATCGAGAAGAGGGGATGGTTATAGTGGATCCGTTCGCCAGAAACAGCGATATAGGGACGATCACCAACGATCTTGACCCTGAGACTAAGGCTATATATCATAAAGATGCCACGGACTTCTTGTGTCATCTTGATGATAATATAGCTGATATGGTATTATATGATCCACCATATTCTGCGAGACAGGTATCTGAATCGTATAAAAGACTTGGAGGTGCTGTTAATATGCAAACAACGCAATCTAGTTATTGGGCTAAGCAGAAGAAGGAGATAGCTAGGATCACCAAGAAAGGAGGGGTGGTCATTACCTGCGCGTGGAACTCCGGCGGTATAGGGACCGGGCTTGGCTTCGAGCAGCAGGAGATTCTTCTCGTGGCTCATGGGGGATGGCATAATGATACGATCGTTACGGTAGAAAGGAAAATGAAATTATGAAGGAAAGAATATTCACCACAAAAGAACAGGGGAGGGTGCTGGTCGAGGCCGGCCTCCCTATCTCCACCGCCATCGGTTTCAGAGACAAGTATCTGGATCAATTACATTCTATGGAGGATGACGCTGGTCGTATAGGACTGATCGAGGCCGTTACCCCGGATATATCCAACCCTGTTTGGGATGTAGGGACGTTACTGAATTTACTCCCATATGAGATAGAGGGTTGTACATTCGAATGTTATAAGCTAGAACATGCATGGTCTGTAACGTATAGAGATATAGATGAGATCCCTATATATTGGAGTAGCGAGAAACTTCTTGTAGACACATTGTTTTCGATGATGATGGAATTACTTAAACATAAGATTATATGAGCATAAAGCAAATAACAAAATTAAGGTACAAAACGAAAGATAAGCCTCCTATGGAAGGTGTTCCTCTTTTAGGATACAACAAAAGATATGACTGTCCGTGGATAGTAGTGTACAGAAGCAAAGACAAGTACTACACTTGTATGAAGTACGACACCGAATTTGAAACATATCCACCGGAAGAATATGAATATTTATATCCATGAAAATATGAAACAAGTAACAAGAATAAGATACAAAACAGAGGATAATCCGCCTATGGCTAATGTCCCTCTTATAGGATACAGCAAAAAATATGACTGTTGGGTAGCGTTAGTATACAGAAAAGGGGATAACTATTACACCAATATGGAGTGCGATGTTGAATATAAGACATCTCCTCCAGATGAGTACGAATACGTATATCCGTGAGAACTAGAAGGGATATATTTATATTTAAGCATGATTAATATTATTTTTATATTATTCATGCTTTTATTTTTGTTTAAATCTTACTTTTGTATCAACATTAAAAACCAGATTATTATGGATGGAGACAAACAAAAAGTCAATGAACTTACGATGAGGACGCTGGGTTCTCATTATGGCGGATATGCCTATGTAAAGGCAAAAAATCGTCAAGCTGATGTAAAGATAGATTGGAAGTTGTTGAGAGCTATAGAAGAAGGAGAGGTGGAGATAGACAACGAGAAATACCATCTATCCGGGATAGAGTATGTAGCTAAAAGATATCAGGACATGTTTTACGCTGGTCGTGATATTTATTATTTCAAGGGTATGGGAGAAAGGGGGACAACCGATCTTCTTAGAAAGGCTATAGATGATTTACTAGACACCATAAGTAGTAGAGAGGCTTATCGTAGTGCAGAGCATAAAATGTACGCCCAAATGAATCAACTTACTGAAGCGGGAGCTATGATCAGCTTGGCTATTGAATTAATAACATCTAATATCCGTCATAATTATGGAGAAATTAATTTTGAACGATATCCAAGACCTGTGGAGGTGGAGGGAGAAGATAAACATTGATGACTTCAAAGAGGATCCTATGGCTGAGGATATGCCGTTATATTTCCCTTGCGCCGTTGTATGGCATGAGGAACATGATGATTATATATGCTATGGATTTGTTTATGTAGCAGAAATATTAGGGATATGAGTGTTAAGAGACAGATATTTATTAATAACAAAGGCATTGATGGGGAGATAGCTAATAATACGACATTTGATTTCGATTTCAATGTTGACAAGAATATTCTTGAAAAAATAAAAGCAAAGAAGGAGAGCAATAAACTAAATACAAAAGATTGGGCGCTGTTCTCACTTATGGTTTTGTTTATTTTTGCGATGGGAGTTGTAAGTGGATGGTTTATATTTAATTGATTAAATCATGGATAATTTAAAAGACATACAAAATATAACTGGCCTTACGTCAGAAGCTATATTCAATATACGTAAACCTATTGATTATATGTGCAGTGATATAGACAGTCATATAAAAGATATCAGGACACAATGTGATTATATTATGGATGGGGACGAGGAGGATGTTAAATACTATTCAAAATCAATCAAATCAGACGTAGATTCTTATTTCGAGGATATACGGTCAAAGGTCGAGAATCTCCGTGATTGGGGAGAACAGTGGAAAGTATTGGCTAAAGATCTGTTTGATGAGTTGATGAAAGTAAATAACAATAAGGCCATAAACAGCTATCTGTCTTATGAGGCATTGGAGAAGATTAAGGAACATTTTAAAAATCAATAGATATGAGCAAATTATTATTTTTCGACTTAGAAACAACCGGGGTTAAGTTCTGGAGAAACGGGATACACCAAATAGGAGGGATCGTGGATATCGACGGGCAGGAGACTGAGAGGTTCGACATCCGCCTAGCCCCGAACCCTGCCGCCACGATAGAGCAAGAGGCGCTGGATGTGGCTGGTGTTACCTTGGAGCAAGTGCAGTCGTATCAGCCTATGGAAGAAGGGTACAGGCAGTTAGTTGGTATATTATCCAAATACGTGAATAAGTTCGATAAGAGGGATAAAATGTATTTGGTGGGGTATAACAACGCTGGATTCGATAACAGCTTCCTACGGGCTTTATTCCAGCAATGTGGGGATAAGTATTTCGGATCATGGTTCTATCCTAACTGTATGGATGTATATGTTATGGTAACACCGTTCCTGATGGGTGTAAGAAACGATATGGAGAACTTTAAGTTGATGACCGTAGCCAGAACTATGGGTATTGAGATCGACGAGAATAAGCTCCATGACGCTACTTACGATATTGAGCTGACTAGAGATATATTTTATAAGATAATCAACAAAATGGATGTTAAGTTATGAGAAGTATCTTAGAGGCGATGCATGATTATCCGGATGAGGCTCTTGGGCTATTTTTCTTTTTGATAGTGGTCTTCTGGTTATTGTCAGGTATATTCGAGAAAAAAGATGAATGATAAACTCGATAAGATACTGGATCTCCTAAGATCTCAAAATGAAATGATCAAGGATATTCACGACTATGTGAAAGAAGTTACCAGCGAGAAGTATATAGGAGAATCTAGGATGACTAGCTTCTCTATTAACTTGGCCGCTGATATACTTACCGAAGCCATTAGCCCTAAGATAAAGGAGATGATGGTGGATCTATTGAAAAAACAAGGATGGAAAACTGAGTGAAATATGGGGACTTATGAGAGAAAAGTAAATCAATTAAAGGATTTGATGAGAAGGAAATACAAATCAGCTTACAATAAATCCAAGGAAATGGACATAGATATAAGCTCAATGACATATCTTCCATGCCCAGACGCATTTAACGTCATAAATATTGAAAAAATGCATGTTATTCTTGATCGGGTCAATAAGATCATAGATGAGAATAAGGATAAGCTCAAGAACCCAACTTGCGCCACTTGTGTACATCTACATGATCGGGAATGGGCGAAAAGATACGGGAAAGTATGCTGCTCCATTTGGCAAGTGTGCGACCATTATATAAACCCTAACAGGAAATATGATAGGGAGCAAAAGACTTATACGAGACGCCCAAGCAATAAGGCTTGTCCTAATTATGAATATGGTGATGATAATTTTGAAAACAGAAAAAGATGCTTAAAGAAAAAGAATACCCGATAAACAGCTATGGCCCAGTACGCACCAACAAAGACCGGACGTGCGTCTGCTGTGGCGATACGGTTCCCGCTGGTAGCAGCAGGATGATGCCGAGGAACGCCAAGTCCAGTTATTGTCTATGCATATCTTGCTTCAAAAAATGGAAATCTGTTGGTGGAGATCTTAAACTGATGGACAATCTCAGCAATGTGAAGAAAGAGCATATCATATATATGTCTAAGATCATGAAAGGTAATTGTGACATTGTTAAAGGTCATAAGCTTTATATAGCCCTAAAGAAGGCGATAAACGAGAAGAAGGTAGCCGTTATCAGATTCGATACCGACCAACCGATATGTATATCGACAAGAATCATGAATCCTTCATTCGGGGTGATCATGGACGAGTACGGTAAGGATATATTCCAAGGTAACCTTAAGCTAATTAATGTCCCTAAAGGTGTCAAGGATCTAATAGTTAACTATATAGAAAAATATCGTAAATTATGAACTTCAAGACATTTGTATTCATGATCCTTACATTCAGGAGAGTAGATCCTATACCTAAGAACATAGGTCTTATGTTGAGTATAACATTCTGGATATCTATAGTATGGATAATATCCAACTTTGCTATATTGATAATGAGATTAATAAAATAGACAAGATGAAACAAGGAGACGTGATATACAAGAATGGCATGGAGCTGCTTGTAGTATTAAGTTACGACCATAATGAGCCATGTAAGGGCTGTTTCTTCTACAAGAATAAGGCGTGCGGATCAGAAAAACTGATAAAATGCTGGGATTGTAAAAAGGAATATATATTCACGGCTATACGTAAATATAATACGACTGAACTGTGCGGAATAGTAAAAAGATATGAGGAGACGTATAAGATAATACTTAAAACAATCAAGAAGATTGAGAAAGAATGTCAAAAATATGTTATCTGGGATACTGTGCATGTGATGTTGAAAGATGATGGAGAGCTTATTATAAAAGCCTTATCCAAGGATAAGTCCGTGCTTTTAAATGATTTCATTATATATGTCAACAATAATGGGAGTATAGATGAAGAGGACTATGATCTATTATTAACTAAATAATTGATAGTACAAATGAACAAATCAAACAAAATAGAGAATCTAGCAAACAAGTATGTTGAAAGGCATATAAGAGATAGACATCTAAGCGATGATACGATAAAAGAAATAAAAATAGCTTATATTATGATTATAAAAGATTTTATAGCTATTGTCGATAAATCTACATCAATGAATGAAGATGATATAATATACGTCGTTAACAACATATCATCAATATTATATGAACCTGTAGAAATCTCTAATACCGATAAAAAAATATTGGAGATAGGGATAGCGCTAGGCCTAAAGGGCGCCATATCATGTATATTTGGTTCATTATTAAAAGATGACTGCAATATAAAAGATGAGATAATTGATATATCTAAACATATAAAAGAAAAATTAATATCAAATAAGATGGAATGAATCACGCTAGTCTTTTCTCAGGTATAGGAGGCTTTGATTTAGCCGCTAGAGAGGTAGGATGGAACAATGTCTTTCAATGCGAGATAGATCCATTCTGTCAAAGTGTATTAAAATATTATTTTCCAAAAACAGTATTATATGAAGATATTAAAAGAACTGATTTCACTTCATGGAAAGGGAAAATCGACGTGCTCACCGGAGGTTTCCCTTGTCAACCATTTAGCGTCGCTGGACAACGAAAGGGAGCGGATGATAACCGTTATCTCTGGCCGGAAATGCTTAGAGTCATACGAGAGACAAGACCGCTCTGGATTATTGGCGAGAATGTTGCTGGAATCACCAATATGGTTCAACCCGGTAGTGAAACTGACGTGGAAACGAAAAGTGATCAAGATGAAGAAAATTACAAGGAAACGATACTTGAGCAAGAATATATCATCAATACCATCTGCGACGATCTTGAACGTGAAGGATATTCCGTCCAACCGATCATTGTTCCAGCTTGCGGTGTCGGAGCGCCACATAAACGGTATAGGATATGGTTCATTGCTTCCGACTGTTCAGACGCAAGGGTTGAAGGTTTGCGACAAGGACGGGAAGACAAGATTCATGGATTTGAGTTCACTTCCCAAACAAGGGATAAAATACGGAGACTTATTACCGACACCAGTGGTCTCAGATCACACAGGTTCTTGTACGATAAGGAAGATGACAAAAAGCAACGGAGCACCGAGAACAGACTCTTTAAGAAATATGCCTGCCGTGATTGGGATGGACGGGGATCGACTCAATGGAAGAGTTTTCCAACTCAGTCCCCTATTTGTAGAGGAAATGATGGGCTACCCTTTAATGTGGACAACCTTACCATTCCTTACGGGAAATGGAGAAAAGAATCAATAAAGGCTTATGGTAATGCCATAGTGCCGTTGATAGCGGTGAAAATATTCGAGATGATAAATAAAATAGAAGGATATGAACAACAAACAACTTTATAAAATAACATTGACAAGGGAACAACTGATGCTGATATCCCGGTGCGTGGAGGACATAAGCAGATACGCAGCCGGAGACATGGATCTTCAGCATACCACGGAAACTTTGATAAATGATATGGATAGAACGGAAACGCTGGGGATAAGAAGCTTTATAGTCAATAACTCACGAGCGATAAGAAGAAGGTTGTTCCCGGATCTCGAAGACTATGAACATATAGGGTATGATGGAGGTAGTAAAGATATGATCAATAGAAAGAGACTTATCGGAAATACCTACCAGATATATAGATCTATACTGCATCAGCTAGCTATTGACGAGAACTGGAATAACGTGTATAGCGATATTACGTTACCTTCAGGTGATATGGGGACGATTAAAGTGGAGAGGATTGATGATGAAAAGAAAGATGAGGATGTTTAACGGGAATATGGCGTGGAAGGCAATCCAATGAACACTGTGCCGGACGGGGCGGTAGCCGTTACCCTTTCCCTTGCGGCGAGGAGAGGGGGGGCTTCCTGCTTGTGGAGATAGACCGTCAATTCTTTGATGAGATGATAAACAGATTTAATAACAATAACATTAAAATAGATAGGATATGAATAAGATTGAAGAACTGGAAAAACAGTTAAAAGAAGAAATGAGCAAGATACAAGTTGACCTAAAGGAGAAGTATAAATGGATTGTTGGAAAATATGCCAAATATAATGATTCTTTTATAACAAGAATAGATGATATACATCATATCCCTATGTTTTCTAAAAATGGCTATACGACTGATTTAAAACCAGATGATTTTATTTTCGTAAACGGCACTGTAGTTCGTTACTCTGTCAATAGTAATTGCTATTCTTTAGCAAAAGAAAGAATACAAGTGCAGATAAAAGACATAATAGATATGCCTGATGGAGAATTTGAGAATCTGGTAGAACGGTTGTTTAATGAAGCAAAAAAGAACTTACTATGAGCCTGTTTGTATGCGCTAAATGCGGTTGCGTTGATAATACCGCTACGTCTAGTTATTGGATGTTGACAAACGAGTATATGGTGGATAAATTCGACTATGCCAAGGAACTACAGCCGTACAAGGGCATGGGGCTGTGCAGCGAATGCGGGAGGCTGGCTACCAGCCCCGACGGCCGTGATGTCGTGGTGCCCGGGAAATGGCATGGGAAGTTCCCTAAGAAGAAAGCTACCGAAGAGGAATTAAAACGTGTAGGATATAAAAATTTGATAAGATGAAGACAAAGAGGAATAAGACAGAAAAAGGAGATACCATGATATATGAAGAGAAGAGATTCATGGCTATCTCAGAGATAGAGAAAGAATGTTGTACAGGATGTTGTTTTTATGACAATGGAAATTGCAAGTTAGAAAACCCAAATTGCTTTAATAGTGGTATTATATGGGTGCAAAAAGAGGATTATATGAGCGAGATCAGTGAAAAGGCTATTAAATTGGCTATAGAGGCCATGAGACCTATCCCCGTGTATTCGTCACCATGCTACAGCGTAATTGATAACAGATCGCCTGAGGAAAAGCATGAGGAAAACATGAGGTTTTGTAAGGAGTTTAATAACCTTAGATGTGAGATGCTTATTGATATGGCTAAGAAAATAGAAGAGTATTTATTACAAGATATATAATATGAAGAAAATAATAGGGATAGATTTTGATGGGACGTGCGTAGTAGACTCATTCCCTTATGTAGGAGACAATATCGGAGCCGCTAAAGTATTGAGAGAATTGGCTGATAAGAATCTTCTGATATTATATACGGTAAGAGATGGTAAATATCTACAGGATGCCGTAGACTGGTTTAGATACAATCATATCAATCTGTATTCGGTAAACTACAATCCTGAGCCAGTATCATCATCACCAAAAGTGTATTGTGATTATTATATAGATGATAGGAATATCGGCACTCCACTTACGGATAAAGGATATGTGGATTGGGATAAGATGCTGGTGCTATTAAGACAAAAGAACTTATTATGAAGACAATAAAAATGAATATCAAAAGATATAAGGAGATTATAAGGAAAAAGGATATACTAACACGAGCCTTATCAGAGGCTCGTAAATTAAACAAATCAATAATATGGGGATGAAATATCATTAGGCAGAATACCTCATCGTCTAAGAACCGTAAAATAAAAAATGATGTTATTATGGCTACTAAGAAACAGATATTAGAATCAAATGAATTACTTCAACAAAAAAGAAAGGCTTATCATCTTTCAGATGAAGGATTCGAGGAATATAAAAAGTTCTTATCAGATCCCGATCAAAAGAAATTTTGTTTCAAGGGATATTATTATGTAGAGGTAAAGGAGCAGGATGATAAAGAGCTATTAGGAGCAATGGGACGAGTAGTATATGAATAAAGTAAGGTAATTATATATCATTTAAATTTTGAATCATGAAAAAATATAAATTGTTAATAACAGATTTAGATGGGACACTGATTGAAACATTGTCAGGAGATACATTCCCTAAAGGTATATGGGATATGAAAATCAAACTCTACGTATTTGAGGCTATCAAAAATTACGCTCCTGATGATATACTAATCATATCAAATCAGGGAGGTATAGAAAAAGGCTTCGTAGACAAAGAGATGTTTGAATATAAATTCGATTATATATCAAGCGCATTGGAGGATTATACCAATATATCCGTATACAACTTTTATTGCGACAACAATGATAAAGATAACATCAATAGGAAACCAAATACGGGGATGATAGACCAGTATATGGATTATATCAAATTCATAAATGATAATGTAGATGAGGAAAATAAGATCATATACGATACTATCATGATGATCGGGGACGCTTCCGGGAAAGAAGGGCAGTTCTCCGACTCCGATAAGAAGACGGCGGGAAACTTCGGGTGTGAGTATATGGATGTGGATGATTTTGTGTATAAATATAATAACCGATAACGAAAATAAGAAGGATAGGGTGATGATCTCCTATCCTTCTATTATTATGTAAATCCATTTTTGGATTACATTAAGCATCAATAGTATAACTATTTATTTATACTCATCTTTCTTTCCTTGTTATCAAACATTCCATGCAAAATACAGTTATCATATATACAATTGTTGATCTTCCCTCAGTAGGGTTTTTACCATTTTGGGTAAAAACTTTATAATCAATATCTTTAATGAACCTATTATCACCAGTAAGCGCTCTCAGCTATCTTCCTCTATCAAAATACCAATTAGCGTCCTCCCCAGACTCATCCTTATTCCTGCCTCCTAAGAAGAATCCCATCGTCATGCCGTTGGTCATCAACCAGTAGTCGAATGTCTGTTTAATATCCCTAGCCGTCTTGATATTATACCATTGCTTACCAAACGAGAACTTCATGAGCTGCCTCCATAGCTTGCTCTCGCCCTTATACACGCCGGTCTGGACGGTAGCGAACGGATCCCAGTTCCGAGGATCGGTAAGATCACCCAACTTACGGGCCGTAACCAGCGGGTCTTGTAACATGTCTATAGCGTTAAGCTCCATGAACGGGGATGTCTGGGAAGCGATCTCATTGATCGTCCTAAACCCTATATAGGTAATGAACTGCCCGAACCAGCTATCCTCATTATCCTCCCTATATCCCATCAAAGCCCGTCCTATAGCCATCATCGTGGCGAATACCGCCATATTGATAATCGATCTCTTGATATTGATCTGCTCGTAGGGGGTAAGCTTATCATACTCTTCCTTAAGCACGTCATATGCCTCCCCCATCCTGCCCTCGGACATCGATCCATAGACATTACCGGCCAGTCTCCATAACGTTCTCATATATCCTTCCTCAAACTGGTTGGTTTGGAAATTGAAACCGGCTTTCTTATACGCCCGCTGCACGGCCAATATAAACCATCCACGATGAGGCAGCACCATATTAAGGATAGCGTTCCGGCTAGCCCCCACCCGGTTCTGCTCGTTCAAGGCGCCGTCACAGATCTGCACCATACTCCTTACCCTACTGGACAAGGTGGGTATATATCGGTCTATAATATCCTTGTTAGCCTCGTTCTTAGCCACGATCTTTCCGTCCTTGACATCTACCATGTTCCACATAGAATAATCCCTTAAACGCTCCCAATCGCGTTTAGCCTCGTTAGCGGACATATTTCTGTCTTTCATCATCATCTCCTTGAAATTGGAGTATGACCAGAACTGGCCCTCGTATAGGCGGGTATCATCCATGACCGAGATAATGACCTGCGGATCCAACGGGGAGTTAAGAACCTCCATCATCTTAAACGGCAGGTCCCGGAATAAGGTTCTCCAGATTTTGTTATACGCTGCCGATCGTACACGGTTGCGGACATTGAATACGCCTAGAGCCTCTCCAACGACATATAATTTGTTGGTACGGTTTATATCCCCGATCTCCGACACGTACGTACTTAATTGCTTCTGAGCTTCCCCATAGGCGTATTTCATGGAGTCCTTGCTTATATACTGCCCTACCATACCTTCCAAAAGGAAGTTGGCCTGCCCGGTAAGGGCGCCGGTAGCCGCTACGAACGGGGAGAAGCCTAGGTTGGATTTGGATACGAATTTGGTAAACATAAGAGCCAGCTTATTAAGATCGACCTTATAATTACCTATATTCCATTCCGCCCGCTTATTATTTATCCTGACATCGTAGATGCTGGCGTTAACCCAGTCCTGAAACATCCTATAGGCGTGAGTGGCCTCCGGGTTCTTACCGCCGTCGTATTGCGTCTCCAGCATCATGTTCCTGTATCCCATGACATCATCCAAGGCCGCCCTCTTATACTTGTAAGAGGTCGCTTGTAAGGATAACATGGAATAGGAGTAGGCGAAGTCATGGGACACGTCGTTGGCGTTCTCCAACTTACTGAGATAGTATTTGGGGATCATACGATATTTGTTATCGTTCTCATCAATCCCTCCTAGGTCTTGTCCCTGACCATGTATAGGGTCATCCACCCTCTCGCCAACGATATCACGTACGGCGTTGCCGATAGCCGCCTTCGGGTCAACCCCGGCCTGCACCATCCTCTCCACGCCGCCCTTGGATATTTGTGGTATCTGGTAGATATTCCTAAACCGCTCATCATAATCCTCCATAGCCTTACGGCTTATGTTAAGCAGCTCCTTCCTCATCTCCCACTTATCCTTATTGATCGTAGCTTCCTCCCCCTCGTTGGTAATACCGTATTTCTTGAAGAAAGCCTCGTTCTTGTACTTATCGAACCTAGGCGTATGATATCCATAACCCAGATCGGGATTATAATTAAGATTACGGAAAGAACTCTCGGCGTCAGCCTCATCAAGCCACTGGTTATTGATCGTCAGATCGATCATATTAATATCAAACCCGAAACGGGATACGCTCTCTTCCTTAGATATACCATTTTCTATGGCATCAAAGAACTTGGATACCTTATACGTACCGTTATTTATCTTCCTGACAAAGCCAGAATACCCCTTGGGAGAGTATTTTCTCATATAAGGATATAGCCGAGTTCTGGCGTACTCGATAAGTATACTATTAGCCTTACCCATAGCTATATCATTAGCCAGCTTATTGTTGAAGTCAGGACCGTACTTCTTTCTAAAGAACGCCACCTCCACGGTTGTCCATGACGGGTTCTTCCGAGATAACTTGGCGGCCATCCTATCCACCTGACTCCGGGAGCGGGCAGACATATGTTCCTTGGCGAATTTAATCTCATCCATACCCTTGTCGTACGCCATGGCATCCCTTAAAGCGTTACGGTAAGAATCCGTGACTCCACTCTCCACCGTATCAGGCATATCCATCTCAATATCCTCAGCGGAAGCGGCGGCGTTAATAACGCTCTTAGCCTCAGCCAGACGATCATATAACTCGTTTATCTTTCTTAATGAGGCGGATCCACGTAACCTATCGAAATCATATTCCCCGTATCTCGTGCTATCCCGGTACTGGATAAGCAAAGGCCTTAGCTGGTCATTGATCTCGTTTATTGTCGCCATCGCCTCCTCTACCTTCTCTATTCTTGATGATGATACAGATTGCTCCGTGATCTTATCAACCAGATTCTCGTAATAATCACCCTCCTCGGATCCCCACATATCCTTAGAGAAACCAAGATGACCGCCAGCTAGCAGGAACTCGAACGCCGCCTTACCGCCCTCGGACCGCTCTATTCCACGAAGTATCTCCTTGAACTCGGCGGAAGCCTTACGACCCTCGTTGGTATTCCCGAACTCCTCGGCCCACGCCTCGTCCCATGCCTTGATCTCCTCGGACATCATCAGAGCCTCGGATCCCTCTTCCTTTGGTGTCCCATCGGAATACCACTCGCTCTTGGCTATAGCCCTATCACGTAAGATATCCAGATAAGATCTCCAAGCTATAGGATCGGATTGAAACGCCTTCCAATCGACCTTCCCGTTCCTCACGAACTTATCCATAGCCACATACCGGCTCCTGCGGATACGGGTCATGAAATCGGACGTGGCTTGCGATACCCTACGACCCAGTCTTTCCTCGACCTTCTTATTAACTTTCTCGATCTTATCGTAATAAGCCTGCACCATAGGTTTCTCTCGGTTCTCATCCAACCACTTATTTATCGTATCCAGATACCGTTGCTGATCCTCGAACGTCATGTTCGAGATATCAAAATTCTGGATGGTAGGTTTGAATACATGATATACCTCCTTCGTAATAGGCTTATCCCCGTCATATCCTACTATGTCGTCACGGGTCTTCACCTTAAGACCTCTATCGGATAGAAGAAGATCGATAAGTTGTTTCTCGGTCTTACCCGTAACATTCTTAAGATCATATATATCGATAATAGCCTTAGCCTGCTCGGTCCTGAGCAGTAAATCGTATTTGGCGAAATCACGGGACGAGTCAAGGTAATCCGAGTTCTTCCCATTTATCTTCTGTATAAGATCCTCATTATCCTTTATCCCCCATCCACGCTCTTTCATCATCCTAGTCATCTTATTGATATTAGATATACCTTCGGTATGGGCTTCACTATGAGCCTTGGCTAGACGTTGGCCTAACATACCTAAAATAGCGTTACCACTATGCTCCAGCGTGCCAAAGAACCGGGACATGACATTGATATCCTTATGGATGTTATTTATCAACTTCTTTATCCCATTCCAATATCTTTCCGGGATATTAAACATCCTGAGCTGTCCATCCAGCCAGTCCTCATTACGATCACTTCGAAGAGCATTTATATCAGACATGGATGTCTCAGCCATACGTAATATATCATCCATATCCTCTACCATGCCAACCTTATTGCTGCCATAATAATCAGCCGCCTGATTATTGACGAATCCACGAAGGTTCCTGATCAAAGGAACTATCTCCCCATATACGTTATCGATAACCTGTATCGTCTCATAATCCAATCCTTTTCCGCTCTTACGTAGGCTACTGGCGACAGTGACCAAATACTCCACCTCAGCCTTGGCGGTCGCTATGACGCTCTTGGTGGATAATAGATTGTTATTCTTATTTAGCTCACCCCCGACTTGTCTTACCTTCTCGCCTATATCACGGAGAAGGGAGATACTCTCACCGATCCTCTGGCTTTGGCTTGACCTCATCCTCTGTAACCTAGTGTATAGCCTTTCCAATGACCTCCCGTTCTTGATCAACTTATTAGCCACATCAACATCCGATAATGAGTACATGAGATGGTCGCTATCCTTTAACAGAAGCACGTCAAATGCGCTTGGATCATCAGCTAACGCCGACTCCTTTATCCTATCAAGAACCTTATTCAAGTCTGATCTTTGAGTAGAGAAGAAATTCCGTATAGCCCGGATTATCCTGCCAAACAAGGAGAGCTGGGCGTCCTCGGACGAGGCCAGATCCTCCACCGCCTGTTCCATGCCCGGTACGAACCGCTGGGCCAACGTCTTACCTAGGATCTCCCGCTTCACCATCCGATCCAGTTCCTCCCCTTGGTATTCCTTCCCATACACCTCATAGTAACGACCGGCAAATTGATTCCATAATGGCGTGCCGACAACAGAGTCCAGAACCTCGTCAATCTCCTGTTGGTTACGATAAGTATCGATCAAGAAGTGAGCCACCTCCTCATTAAGATCCTCTACCGTAGCTCCCTCAGCCAGGGCAATAACCCCATTAGCCATATCGGATAAGGCCCTAGCCGAAGGCTCGACACCATTACGCATCTTATACTTATCCATATACTCAGACATACCCATCACCCGAATACCTAACGTGGATAAGATGTTGGTGATATCAGTCCTGTTCTGAAGATCCTCCGCCTTCTCATTCTCAATAACCCCACGGACATTACTTCCGTACAAGGCGTTATCCTCCATCATCAACGACAAGGCTAGCTCCATGAACCCATCATACTTATTATTAAGCTCCTCAAACTTACCTTGCCTTAACATGCCCTTTATCTCCGATCTGCTTACCGTAACCTTCTCCCCTGATGTCGTGATAAGATCAAGATCGTTATTTACCTCCGTATCAAAACCGATGGAGCCTAATACGTTCATCTCAGAAGACATACTACCAAACCTGTTCCTTAGTCTAGACAAGGCGTCCATAGCGTTATAGATCTTAAGACCATCAGAGTTGCCGGCTCCGGTAAGATAATACCTATCCCCTAACCTTATACGCTCCCCGCTCAACAGACCTTTCTTGATAAGGTAATTGACAAACCCTCCACGAGTGCTTATATTAGAGCCTGAGCTGATACCAAGGACCGGGATGAACGAATCACTGTTGTTAAGGGTTATGGAGGACGAGCCAAAGGAGATGTCAGCCGTACCAGACGGGACGTCGCCCTCCTCGACACTGCCGGCCAAGAACCCGGCCTCGACCCGCCCGCCGGACGAGCCTTTTATGGCGTTGGCGTAAGTATCATATACCTTGCCATCATCCGATCTAAAGAACAGGCGAGGCTCACCGGAATCATATACCAATCTTGAAAATGGAGGCGTATAATTCTCGATATCATTTAAAGGCAAGACATTACCAGAAAATATGATCTCACCATCTATATTTCCACCCTTCACCCTGATATTAGGTCGTTGCCCGGTAAAAGCGCTTTCAACGGCCTTCCATAACATACGGGCTGTCTCCTTAATATCTATATTCTCCCTGATAGCCCTTATATCATCCCATGACGCCTCTTTCAGTATCGTATCGCCAATATTATCCTCGTTTATGGAATCCAGATCCACCTCCTGTACCGTGGATGTATCTACCACAGCCATATCATTGACATCACCTACCTCTCCGGAGGTAAGATAAGCCACGACGCTGTCGCTATTCCCAAGGTTTCTGGCCAACGCTGGGGCATCCATGTCGCTTATGGCGGACAGGACCTTGGCTGACATAAGTTGCCCCCACTCGCTGGCGCTAAGTCTGGCGCTTATGGATCTGGCAGCCTCCTTATTTCTTGGCACGGATCTCGTCCAGTCTCCGAACTTAGACCTGAACTTATCGTTATAAATAGTCATATAAGCCTCAGCGGCCTTATTAAGGTCACTTACGGCGGCTATACCCGCTATCTTATCGAACAAGGTGGATACCTCGCCGGAAGGGGTCAAGACACGGGTTATCTTACCTTCCTTATTCCTTTTAATTACGCAACTCGACATAACTTCATGTTTTTGACAAAGATAAACAAAAAGCCCCCACAAATAAGCGGAGGCTGATATTCTTGTGTTCCTTATATAATTTATGGCTTAATCCGTATTCTTACTATTGATGAACTCGCTAACACAATCACCAGCGAAGCCGGCTATATACGCCGCATGTTCATCCTCCCCGACCTTAAATCCAAGCGACATATTACAGAACTGACACACGCTCATGGCTATATGGAACGACTCATGACATATATTTCTCATCATTATATCATCGTCGCTTGAAAAATTCCAAAGTATGGCGAATTTACCATCATCGTCCCTATCCCTTACCAGATTCACGAAAGACGCTTCCTTATCCATATCATCCTTATCACCCCATTCTCCCTTATGATCCGGCTCCATGTTCTCGAAACGGTTACATAACGTCTCGTAATCCAATCCTACCGTGATAATCAACTTCAACGGATATACCACGAAATCAAATTCCTGCTCTCTCATAATTTTTTTAATTTTTCTATAACCTCAAAACACATCTTGCACTCAATCCTACGATACAACTGCCTTACGCCATCTATCGTAGTCCAATAACGACCACCCTCTCGGTGCAGGAACTCACTCATTACCTTAGTGTCAGCCACATCATGTAGGTCATATGAGTCAAAACATAACCTACATATATCGTCAAGATCAAAATAAGTAACCTTATTATACGATATACAACTGATTTGTCTCCCATCAGGAATCTGAACATCGAAAACATTTAGCTCTTCCATTTTTTCAATCAATTACAATTTCCTCAATAATAGAAATAGGAACATTCACGCATACTCCTATGGTTTTCAACCCACATCCGTTACGCCTATTCTCCTGAATCTGCTCCTCTGATAAAGGGGTCTCGATACTACAATACTTTGTGGTATTTTCTTCATAATCATTCTCATCCTCCTTATAAGGTCTATAAAGAACGATATCTCCAGCCTTAGCAGCTAACATAACAATACCATGAACGTCTTTTTTGATCATGCCGATTTTACCTTCATAACCATGGTTCTTGACCAGATTAATGTGTTTTCTTATATCCATATACATAAAAATATGGGATACATATCCCATCACAGACCTGTATCCCCTTATAATAAATTAGCGACAAAAAGCATGGTGATGGACATGCGCCACAAATGTAATTACAAATTTTGTAAAAACAAAGCCGTTTTATGGTAAAATGTCCCTGATGAACCGCACACGATAGCGGTCGTTCTTAATGCTGCTCGTGATGCCATAGCCTGAGTCTACGCGGCCATTGCTGAAGTTCACGTACCATGCTTTTTTGGTGCCAGCTTCAGAACTAGACCAATAGGTGGTGGAAGTATTGAATTGTTGTCCACCAATAGCCGATAATGCGTTATTGACACTCGTCAAGTTCATATATATCAATGAAAGCTCACCACATGATGGGATATACCAATCATCATATCCTTTAGCGTCAGCACTAGCTAAAAACGTATTAAGCACATGGCCAATTGTCGCATAGGAAGTATAAGACCCACCACCGGTAGTCACCCTTTTTAATACATTGGAGTTGGCTTCCCCCTTCCAATCAGATAAAGCCCCGTTTGTAAAGGCAGTAACATTTGTCGGAAGGTTAGGAGTACCATTGTATGAACCCGACTCCGATTTTAGGTAACCGTAAACATCATCTCCATGTGCTTTGTTATAATTTGTAATGCCGGTCTGATCCGTATTATATTCACCCCAATAAAAAACGTAAGTGCTGTCCTTCCCAGACCCGGCTATTACGTAGCTTTCATTAGAGTCCTCGTTCTTCTCAATCATAAATCTCTTACCTTGAGCGTTAAGGACAACACCTATACAATCATTGGAAGGTTCGTCCGTTATGCTTCCATCAGGGCGGACGTAAAAAACACCAGGGCAAGTATAATTACACTGACATGGAGCGTCACTCTTCAACACCCCATACACCCGGTTGTCGCTGGTTAACCACCGTTTCCCGTCGCTCGTGATATAAGCTTGCCTACATCCCTCCTGATTCACCGTAAGCGTCTTCTTAACGCCTTTGGGGGTTGTTATCTCCAACTCAAGGGTACGGTCAAGGCCTTTGTTCATCACCGAGCCAAAGGAAACGGGGGCGTTACCGGTCCCGGACCCCGGGCTGACGGTCAGAGGCTGGTCCGTTACCTCGCCTACCCCGTCCTTCCAATTAATATTCAAATCATTAGCCATAGTTGTATTATTTTTGTTCTATTGCAAAGATAGCAAAACAAATAAACCCCAACCGGCTTTAGTCGATCGGGGTCTGAGTAAGAGAAAAGAAACTGATTATCGTCCCATCATTCTCAATACGGTTCTAGCCGCAGCTTGCGCCCATGTCCAGCTGTCATTAGATGTTACGTTAACCGTCTGTTGAGTACCATTTACATCCAAGTTAATAGTCTCCTTGTCAAGCTCGATAGTAGAGTCTCCAGCGGCTTGCGTTACCGTCACGTTGGCTATCTGGCCACCAGCGGCAGTTACCTTCAATGTAGCTGTCAGTTCCTCGATCGTGACGTTGGCCGGTACGTCCGAGATCGTGATGCTCCAAACGAACTCGCCAGCGGCTCCGGGATCGTCGGCGATAACCGCTCCGTTAGCCGTAGTCTTTCCAGCCGCCGTGTAGTTAGCCGGGAGCTGTAACGTAAGCCCGTTCTCCTCAGCCGGCGTGACCGCGAACGTAAGCTTAGTACTGTTAGACTTACCGGTGATGGTAACATTACCGCCTGTCTTTTGTACGGAAGCGTTAGGGCTGTCTGATCTTACCACCTCAGCAGCCGCTGCCTGATTAACTACCAACGCCTTCTTAGCCCCGCCGTTCGTGGTGACCGTAAGGTTGATAGTGCGTTGAAGACGACCGGTGTGTTTCTCACCGGAGAAATTAACCGCCTGATCTCCTGATCCTGATACCGGGTCGACGGTTACGAAACCGAATTTTTGTGATGCCATACTTAAATATATTTACAAATGTCATTTTATTATGCCAAAAATAACTTGTATCATATCACAAGCCAAATATAGGGGGGGGGGGTAGATACGACTAGCCCTGTACAACCTCAACATACAACCCTACTAAGTCCTTTAGATTATGACTAAGAGGAGTTCCGCTATCCCTAGTGCACTTATATACATCAGCGTTCTGGATGTAATATTTATCCTTGAATATCTCCATTGGAGGGAAATACGGGATAGGATCCCCTATGGTCCCGGCATGCTCCTTATCAATGACCTTGTATAAGGAAGCCGTATTTAATCCGGGTTCCCATTCCTTTGATAATGTATGTTGTTGAATAACCTCATAAAGGATATCCGTATCGTCCTTCACCACCCTGAGACAGAATCCGGCATCCACCGACAACCCGAACTCCGCCCCTTCTTGTCCCCATATAGGGAATAGAACCTTAACATCCAGTTTCTCATTAGGGGATAAAGATATAGTCTTGTTATTAACCACCATTCTGGAGAATCTGACAGCCACTTTCTGAGGATCGGAGACATCTTTCTCCTTTGCCTGTTGCCGGACATAAGTCATGGTGATATTTACCTTATCTGGATAGCCGGACTGAGCGTCAATAGCCCTCACCTGCTCTACGGTAGTGGCTAAGCTTACTTCCCTCTGTTTGGCTCCTAACGCCGACATCAGGTCATTATCATACTTATCCATCATCCCGATCAAGATCTTGCCTTCCGTCATATCAAACTTCAGACCCATGATCGTTATCTTACCAGCTATAGCCCCATCAGCCAAAGCGTTACGCCTATCATATTCAGGGATATAGATATTTTGGTCATCCAAGAAAAACTCATGAAGATTATTATTCTCATAAGTCCTGATCTCCTCATACTTAGCCGATTTCTCCTCATTAAGAAGCCTTGAGTCATCCAATTTAGCCTCGATAATCTCCTTAACCGTAGCTTTAGGATTAGCCTCCTTGAACGCCAATTGCTCCTCCCCAAGCTCTATCCATGGGGCGGGATTCCCGTTAATGTAATCATCATAACTATAGCCCTTGGCGTAATTATCATCAAGCGGATCGCCCTGAACTAATTGATTGGGATATATTTCCCTGTTTATATATACGTAGCTCATATCTTATATCATTAATCTTGTTCTTTAACGGCGATACTATACTTACCTGAAGCGTAACACCAGATATTTATCTCGAAAGGCTTGTTAGCCGTAGTGGTTATAGAAGTACCACTCATGCTTACATAAGCCCCGGAGTTGGGTATAGCCTGCGTGAAGGCCGCCGACGGGACGCACCTGATCATCAGCTCCTCCCCTATCTGCATCCCTGACTGCACGGATAGGGTGGTAGCGGCTGATAACGTAGCCGTGATACTTCTCTTGCTAATAGGCAGGTTAGCTAATGTCGTGACCGTATTAACCCCTATAAGCCTGTTCATGGTCTTCTTATCGGCGGCCGCCATCAAACCGTTAGTAGACTCATTGGCCACGGCGTATGTCGTGTTAGGAGGTGTAGCCCAAGTGCCATCTCCACGCATGAAACTGGATGTACTGCCATTAAGCTGTCTCAACAAGCCGTTAGCTGTAGTAGAGGCCAATCCGTATGTGGTATTGGTAGGTACGACCCACGTTCCATCGCCACGAAGAAAAGATGCCTGCTTGCCAGCGGCTGGGGCCGGTACCAATCCCGCAGCGCCAGCCGCCGAGGCCGTAGCCGCCTTCATATTGGCGTAGGTAGTATTCGTATCCTTATAATAGGGGATACCACCGACAATAGGACAGGCGGTATAGCCGGAAGCGCTTGTCACGGTACTGCCGTTCTTGACCAACCCCGTGGACCCGTTAGCTCCTACAACACCATACGTTGTATTAGTATCCGTCCAAGGCACGTTGACATACATCTTACCACTACTATCCAGCTCTACCGGATAATTCTTACCATTCTCGGCATATCCGATCATCACCAATCCTAAGGTTGTGGTATTGGCCTTGGCGTATGTGGTATTTGTCGGAACCACCCATGTGCCATCACCACGAAGGAAGGAGGCTTGCTTGCCGGCGGCCGGAGCGGGTACCAATCCCGCCGATCCTGCGGCTGAGGACGTTGCTCCTCCCATGTTACTATATGTGGTGTTAGGAGGAGTTTGCCATGTCCCATCACCACGAAGATACTTGGCTTGCGCTCCGGCGGCAGGTGCGGGGACCAAACCTGCCTTTCCCGCCGCTGAGGCAGAAGCGGCTCCCATATTGGTGTATGTCGTGTTGGTATCCGTCCACGGAACATTCACATACATCTTACCATTTCCGTCAAGAGCTACCGGGTAATTCTTTCCGTTAGCTGAATACCCGATCTTAACAAGACCCAGATTATCGCTTGTAGCTTGGGTATAAGTCGTGTTACTGTCAGTCCAAGGGACATTGACGTACATCTTGCCATTAGCCAATAGCACAGCGTAGTTCTTTCCATTAGAAGCATAGCCGATCTTAACCAATCCTAAGGTGTCGGCCGTGGCTTCATTATACGTTGTGTTATTATCCGTCCACGGAACGTTAACGTAAGCGTTGCCGGACGAATCCAGCTGTACCTTATAGTTCTTCCCGGAAGTCGTATATCCTACCTTAATACCGCCAAGAACGGTAGCGGAGGACGTGGGAGGGGTGAAGGTACTTGGTTTGCCCGTAACCCCGGACCAAGGCACGGAGGAAGCCTGACTGGCCGTGTAAGGCTCATACCCATCCTCACTGTTCAATTTAGACTCGTCTTTTATCAGATACATCTTACCTGTAGACGTGACCTTTACCGTATCACCGCTTTGAACCGTAGCGGTGGTAAGGGCGAATCTAGCCGTATCATCAGCTACCACGACCAATCTCTCCAAAGCCGCCTTAGGTAACCTATCTATGCTGATGGTTCCGGATGCGATCTTAGAGGCATCAAAATTGGCCAATGTCGTGGAGATAGTTACGTTGCCTCCGAAGTCCGATGAGACACTACCGGTAACAGCCCCGGACAGCGCTATGGTCCTAGCCGCCTGTAATTTCGTGGCGGTAGGGGCATTATCCGTCTTAAGAGCATATTTGGTAAGATCAATATCATTAGCCTTATCCAAAAGCTGATCTATCTGCTTACCATTGTATTTACCTTGAAAATCTTCCATATCAAACTTATTTTTTGCTCAAATATAGTTATATACATAAATACCAAGAAATCGAGGGGGGGGGAGATACGGGTAAGTGTCAGAAACTGCCGTCCCCGTGCAGGAATCCGCTACGGAATATAATAGCCTTGTCTTTAAGTTTCTGGACAGACTCCCATTCCCATTCACCCTCACAAGGCTTAACGACATACTTATTCCCCCATGTCTTAAACTTCCTCTCTATAACAAACATCTCTGGGTCTTTTAAGACATGGAAGATACTTCCGACAGGGAAATACTTATCAGTTCTCAATATAACTCGATGATGTCTCTCGTCATATTCAGGATCGCCTACGATACGTGCCTTATAAAACTGAAAATCATTCAACGTCTGATCCACTGGCTCTATCCAATAATACCCCTTACCCATTGCAGTTTGTATTTAATTATCTATATTTGCGGTGTAGTAACTCATAATGTTTTAAGTGATTTTCAACCAAAGGGGAAGGGTGTCCGTGAGGATGCCTTTTTTCATTCCCGCCCACCCTTCCTATGAACAAAAGATCTACCTCGAACAAATGTAATCATAATAAGGCTACGATCAAAAAGAAACCCTATCGGTATTCTATTGCCGACAGGGTTCTCCAACGTTGTATCAAACTAAATCATATCACTCCATTTGATTGTGTCACCGACGAAGCACCGCACCGCCAGATACCTTACGAACGCCGTCCCTTCCGGGGCGTCAGGGTCTTCCAGATAAGCCAAGACAGCCTTGACTATTTTCTGGTCGCAATCCAATACCTTAGGAAAGTAGTCGCTATAGAACATAGCGAACAGGTATTGGATATCTCCCCAAGTGGCGTTATCAGGTTTCTTGGCCCCGCATTTATCGAACATCTGCTTAGCGTCCTCCATCGTCCATCTTCTCTTGGACCCGTCGGCGTTAAGCATCTTGTCAGCGGCTTCCCTAGCCAGCTCCTTGGAAAAGTGATATCCATGGGTGTCTATATACCGCTTATAATCCGGGTCATCGGCGTCTGCTCCTCAGTAGTAACGACTCCTGCGTCCCCTGCGCATATACGGCTCGGTACCATCGAACTCGTCACGGATGCCACGCTCACCGAACCATCCCCTGCGATACATCTCGTCCTCACGTTCATGGAGTCTCTCGCGTTTCTCAAGCTCACGCTCGTCACGTTCCAGCTCCCTCTCGCGTCTTTCAAGATCACGCTCACGGCGTTCTAGCTCATCCATCCTACCGTCATGCTCCTTGCCATAATGGTCGTATATTCCGCCACCATAACCCATGTAAGTTCCATCCGAACGTCTGCTACGTCCACGGCCGCCTCTACGATCGTAGATCTCGTCATTGTAGTCCTCATCGTGACCGCCGCCTAAATCTATAACTCTCATCTTAACCTAATTTTTTAATTAACAACTCTTTTAGCTCATCGAAAGAGGATCCCATCCTATCGACTTTCTCCTCAAGATTCTTGATCTTCCGGTCTTGATCCTTAGTCTGCTTAAAAGCCGGATTGATTTCCTCAAGGATCGAATCACAAGCCTCTAGCGTCCTCCTATGCTTATCGATACTATCGAGAATATCGGAGCTGGTTCTCTTAGCGGCGTTAAGCTGGTTCATGATCGGATCGACCGAGCAGGCCAAAGTTATGTTATTGGACATAGCGACATCCCTGCTCTCCGGTACGACATAGGTCATGGAAGACCCGTTTATCTCCACGGTAAGATCTATCACCCTATCCTGTAGTTGCTGATATTGCCCCATCTGACCCATCTGGGGTTGCTGGAACCTAGGCTCGGACACGTTGACCACATTCCCCATCCTGAACACCGGAACATCGGACGTATCCAGCGTATATACTTGAAATCCTTTCTTTAAGTCTCTAAACATATCTCGATTTTTAAGCGGGAGGGAATACCCTCCCATTAGACATCCAATCTAACCTATTCCTCATCAACAGTCGTCTCCGACGCCGAGGCGGAAGTTGTAGGCACACAGCAATCCATGAGCCTCAATACACCCCTTACCTTGTTGAAATAAACAAGGCGTTCGGTGTTGTTAACCATAGCCGCTCCGGTCACAGCCACGTTGATCGGATTCACCACAGCCACGCCGGTTACCGGGCAGCATGTGTCATCACCTACCGTGGATACGGTGCTGTTCGCTGGAATAGCTATCTGTACTGGCAATGTCTCGCCTGTTGTCGGAACCACCTGCCGGATTTTCAGCAGCAGAAGGCCCTCGCATGGCAAGGACAGCCATATCCTTGGGTTGATGCCGAAGATGGTGTTGGTAGTAGTCACTACCACGTTCTTCGTGACCAACTCATAAAGAGACCCTATTTTAGAAACACAAGCCATAATAGCCTCCTTCCTTTATAGAGTTAAATAGCGGCGTTTCCGTTGTTGCAGCATCCATTGTTGCACCCACATCCGTAATTACCTCCATAAAATGCTTGACCCCATCCATAAGTCTGGTAAGGAGAGCATGAAGGATAAGCCGGCACAGGGGTAGGTCTCAACTGGTTGATCAAATTCTGAGTCTGTTGCTGAGTCAACGCGGAGGCTTGGTAAGCCGACCTTTCATCACGCAACTGATTGATCGTATTCTGCATCTCACGCATTTCCAATTGACAGAATTTATCATTAATCAAGGTTGTTTGAGCATCAATCTTAGCGCTCAAGATATTGAACCGACTCGTGGCTTGCTCACGATTGTTCGTCAATCCTTGATTAATAGTGTTTTGTAACGTGTTAGTCTGATTCAATGTCTCAAGACGATTCTCATAACCTTGATTGTTGATCATCTGCTGAGTCTGGCAAGTGCTTTGGTTGATCAAAGAACTCAAATTGCAGCAGCAAGAGCTAATTTGATTACCGATCTCACAACCTTGTTGCTGTACGGCGTTAATAACAGCCTGAGAGGTCATACCTACCTGACCAGCTACCTTATCGATAGCGCCTTGTACGTTACAGATAGCGCTTTGCAATTGAGTGGTAGTACAGTTCAAGGCGTTAGCGATCTGATCGATAGCGCTTCTGTTACCTTGGATAGCCTGCATCAGTAACTCACGACCATAGTCGTTATTCAATTGAGCTGGAAGACCATTAGCGCAACACTCATTACCATTGCCAAAACCATTGCCAAAGCCACGGCCACCCCATAACCAGAACAGGACGATGATCCACAACCACCAACCGTTAGCCCCGCCGAAACCGTCTTGGTTGTTACGACCGTTCATCAAAGCCGCTACCAAGTTCGGATCCATCTTATTTCCGCCTATCAAATTGGCGAACATACCCGGAATCATAGATAATAAACCGTTAGTGGCGCTTCCACTACCGGAACCCATACCGTCTAACAAAACGATTTTGTCTCCACTTGTACCCATGTCTATTTATTTTTGAATTAATAATAACCCCACCTGATGGCGGGCGTTACAAAGTTCAAAAATTAACAGTCCTAAAATCGTGATATGTGTCATCATCAAAGTACTTAATGTCTTGTAAATGGGATTAATAAGAACCGATACAAGACAAAAAATCCGGAACGTATCACTACGACCCGGATTCATGCAAATCCATAAATTCAATGTTTCAATGCTCGAAAGAAAACGTCTCACGACGCCAAAGAGAGATTAACTACACGAAAAATCTCGCATTAATTTATTTGTATTAGCAGTGTATTCATTAACTATCTTACTGGATGAGGGATTATCCTCTATCCTTGACAGGCGGTTATCGTCACTCCTTACCGTAACATCACCCATCCTTCGTACCATATTTTCTTGATATGATGATGGATCGGAGTATATAAGATCATCAACGAACCTGTATATCGCACCATCAACCGTCTCACCTACCTTCTCATATAAGCCGGATTGGAATGACACGAAATCATCATACCTCCCACGAGCCAAGAACGAACCGTCCGGTCTCGCCTCGACGCCGCCGTTGACCTCCCGGAGCAGGCCCGGATTCCTTTGGTACAGATACCTGTAAAACCCGACATCCATCATCCTATCCTGACCATCCAGATAGAAAAGGTTTCTCATGCTACTGTCACCGGACTCGATAGCCACGTCAAACAGAAGATCCCTTACCCGACCTTCCGGCAACGACATCTCCATGCTTTTTAACGTACCTCTGTCATGGTGGTTCAAAGATACATTATAAAATCCATTAAAATCAAGGAAACGTAAGACATTATTATATAAATCCGATTTTTTTAACCTTTCCTTGATCTGGATCTTCCTCAACGAGGTACAGGATTTGATAAAATCCCGATCCTTTCCCTGCCTAGCCTCGTATCTCCTGAACTCCCGATCAATATCGACATCATCCATCTTAGGGGTTACGGGATGCTGATATATTAATCTGGTAAGGATCATGTTCTCGGTATTCGAGGATGAGATGTTGGACATAACCAGCTTTTTTATATTATCCTTGACCACGCCAATATCAGAACGGGAAGCCCCGGCGGGAACCACGCCAGCCGGCAAGTACGAGGGCCGCTCTATCCCGATATCGGCCAACATCTCATAGGCCTGATCGGTGTCGGTTATCGGAGCCGTGTTATGGTACGTATTCCTACTAATATACAACATGCTCCTATCATACATATCGGAAGGGGATGTATTCCCGGACCTTACATACACCATCCTATCCCCAGTAGAATAAGTATCCTGAACCTCGTATATCGGATTCCCTTTTCCTGTTATCCTATCAAGATCGGAGATAAAGCTATCGTATACCGAATTGCCGGCCTGTATGGAAGACAACATGACGTCCAGCGACGCCATAAGATCACGGATATCCTCAGGTCTGGATATAACCATCTCATCGCTGATCGCCTCGCTTATATCCACGCCCATGTCGGCAAGATCCATGGCTATGTCATGCAGACGTCCGGCAACGTCCTTGATGTCCTTAAAATCATCCATATCGATTATCTCCCCAACCTTATCCCTTAGACCCTTCATATCCTTAGGCATACTGATATACGGTGTGGTACTATTGAAGTACGAGTCGGTAATCGTATTTCCGTCCTGACTCCGAACCTCCATACGGGTCATATTACGATACGTGTCATACATCCGATCTGCGTAATCCTGATCCTCCTGATACCGGAGTGCCAAGGAAGGGTATGGGATGGAGGCGAAAGCCTGATCGAACTCCCGGCGGTCGCTGATACCGCCTACCGCCCTCATGATCGTATCCCTTACCTCTATTGGATTCAAGCCCCTTCTCTTCCCTAACGAGTCATATGTATCCTCATATATCATATAATCATCACCAAGGCCTGACTCGGAGGACAGGAAATACATATCCTTCTCATTAAGATCCCCGTCAGACATAAAATCGACAATCCTCCTCATCATATCCCTTACCTGCTCATACGCCGATCTGTTGGTCATGATATTATCAATCTCATCGGCGTCATACATCCCGGACCTCTCAAGATTGTATCTATTGAGGAATATATCACCGCCTGAGAGGAAATTAGATACAATCATATCATTAAGATCATTGATATTATCAACCCCCAAGGAAGTAAGGGTGTTATTGATATCCTTAACCTCATCGGCCATGAAATTGCCAGCGAAATAGTTCTTTCGCTTGATAAATGACATAACATCATCATACCTAGGTTCCCCATTACTATCCAGATCATATTCTGATGACATGGACATCCAATCGCCAAAGAAAGACACGAAGTCGGGGGAGTAGGCCGTACCCCAGACCGACAAGGCCTGTTTCTGGTCGCCCAGCACCTCCATCGCCCTTTGGTATAATCCGGATGGTTGGTCGTTCGGGGCAAGGACATTATCTACCCTACCCTCCTTATTTTTTATAACATAACAAGATCTACCCATTACTAAATCGTTTTGACACAAAGATAGAAAATCCCGCCTACTCTCACGAGCGGACGGGATACTAAATAACAACATAATAACAAACCTTATGTTTACTTTGAAAAGTACAAATCATTCTGCCGATCCTCACGGACAGGCAAAAACTCAATCCTAAATTATAAAAATGGAGTTTATCGTTTAGCGAAAAATATCTTTATCTGATCTACTGAGAACCCTACCTTTCAATTCCAAGAACCTAGACATCCATTCCCTAGATATCTTAGACACGATCCACTGGAATCCCTTAGGAGTCACATAAACAGTGTTGGTTCCATAAAACTCATCGTCATTACGATATCTATAACGAGCGTAACCACGATCTATCATCCTTTGGGATAACAACCATCTTTTACCGGTCTTGGCGAAAAACTTATTATCCTCAAGCAATATCCGGAGATTCTTCTCCGCTATATCATAACCATGAGCCTCTAACTTTTCCCGAACCTCCCTAATCAACATATCTGTCTCTTGAGCTATTTCGGCCGTCTTAGCAAACTCAACCATAGGAGCTTGTTCTTTAATGATGTTATCGGATATTCGTTTAGCTTCTAACGCAAGCCTAGCTTCTTTTTCAGCCTTCTCTCTAGCTTCCACTTCATCAGCATACATCCGTAAAGCCTCCGAATAGCTAGATGGTATTTTATTTATCACCTTATGAAAAACATCCCTGTAAACATTAAACACAGATCTAACCTTTCTAGCTATAAAATACTCCATACAAGATATAGAAATCATATAAACATTTACAGGTCTTCCTACTGTTATATTTTCGCCATTTGTGGCTAAAATCTCATAATCAATACCTTGCATAAACTGATCGCTACTTACTAAAGCTCTAACAGCTTTTTCCTTAGCCGAATAAACCAATGGCCATACATCATCTAAATTAACAGGAAATTTATCACCAAGTTTACTTAGATTTAAAACCTTTTCAAAATACGATCTGATAGATAAATCATCACTCAAAACAATATTACACATAATACAAAAAACAACGAGAGCCACCAGCGTCCGTTACTCCACCGGTGACTCTCATTTATCGCCTACGCCTAAGCGATATTAATATCTTCTTCTGGTCTAGCAACGGATAGACACCGCAAATATAGACACTTATTTTAAAACAGCAAACAAACAGGAGATATTTTTACAAAAAATGTAATCAGTCACATTCCTCTGTCATATATAGAGCATAGCTATATCTATCCTCTATCATTGTTACCACCTCCTTAATATCAGATAAAGTTAGTTTCTTTATCTCCATATTCCTACTATCCATTCTGACAAAAGAGTTCTTGAACTCCTGCTCGGTTATAGTCTCCAACCTAAATAAATTGTATTTTATAAGCAACTGGCTTACGTCAAATATCAGGATATTAAGATCAATATCATCCTTCAACTCATTAAGAAGATCACGCATCATGGCTTTGATAGCATCAGTATCAAGTTCCAGTTTCTCGGCCTCCTTCATCAACTTCTTGATAATACCATTGTGCTCGATTATGATGTTAGCGTTATCGTCATCGGTAGGTAGAAGGATATCCATCGTACATTTTATACCCACCTTATCACTAAGTCTTTTATTGAACTCAGTCATATAATCAAAAGCCTGATCCCTGCTTAATGAGTATGTATGATCAAGCAACTGCTTTTGTCTGACCTTGACAAAATAGTTACTGGTGTATAGCATCATCAAGACCTTTACTCGCTGGATGCGTAGGTCTTGCATGATCTTCCGATGTAAAAAGGCATCTAATTGCATAATATAAAGAGTCCCCACCGGGGCCATCACACACCCGACAGGGACCAACTTTTAAATATCTTACTCGTCAGGTGATGGACTGACGCTGCGAAGATAAGTCAAGATATTTAATTTAGCAAGGATTTTCCGCCTCATTTTCTCCAGATACTACGTTGCCGTCGGAAACCAAAGACTTGTCCTCGGCCGCCTTCGTAGGCGAAGCGGAACCCGATTGGGAGCTGGACGGGTTGACGAACGGGGTCTCCGTATCCTCGAAGAACGTCTCATCCCTCCTAATACTCATCCTGAACTTAGGAGCTATGAAAGGATCGTTATTAAGATCAATGTTGATCGTAACGTCATTCATCAAAATATCCTCCTTAGTTCTGGAATCACCTATCCATCCTCTTACATCAGCGGTCATAGGCATCCTGCTAACCGCTTCCTTGACAGCTTCAAGCCGGCCTTTGATAACATCCACATCTCCCGCCAGCGGAATCATATATGTCTTATTATCCAACCCGGATCTGGCTATAGCGTTATTAAGATCCATTATATCATCAATACTTACGCCTCCGCCTAGACCCTCCGTAATCCTATCAGCCATCGATTCGATCATGGATGAAAATGACGATATATCCTGATTTTTCAATCTTACGGGGTACAGGTAATTTCTTCCATTTCCTGTCTTTATAGCTACGACCGGAATACGTGAATTTTTATAATCACCATACTTGTCCCTGACGATAGCCGTACAGAACGGGAATATATTATACTTAATATCATCCCTCATCGTAACCTCCCCATTCTCTATATATCCTACGCTCTCGACCTTACCAGCCGTCTCGTTGGTAAAGTCATTCTCGGATACCATCAACGTCCCATTATCATCACTTATGCTAAAATTAGGTCTTCCCGGCAAAACACTGGTGACTGTGCCTACGAACGGTATATCAATCTCACCCGCGACGGATCCTACATTATCCCTATACAACTCAAAGGCCATACTCCTTAAATCAGCGTTACTCCCTTTTGAGTCTGGATCATTGGCTTTTAGCACCGAGACAAAATTACCATCACCATCCACGATCTTAATAACCATATTATCAACCAATTCTCGGTAAGCCGACTTAGTCTCATCAGAATTAGGGTCAACGGCGTTAAGGCTATTGTATTTATCATACAATTCCTTGGTATATGGATCTAACATATCCATCTTAAACCTTACCATATCACCCTTGCGGAGGCTAGCCGTTGCTTCCTGATTCACCGACTCGTTGTTAGATCCAAACGTATCACCCGTATAATAAGGGACAATAGATCCATCCTGCCCCTTGCGATACACCATAAACCAGATGGAGGTCGACAAGGCGGTTTGCCGCCCCAATATGACACCGGTAGCGTTCTCGAAAGCCTGAGCGTCATCCTCGCTAATCATCCATCTTGAGTGGTTATTCGACTCTATAACAGTAAATATGTCGGTTCCGTTGGTGAAATCCATCACCCTTCCATTATCAGTATCAGTGGCATCAGATCTTTTAAGCCCAAGACTGTCCATAAACCTGTCAAGTCTCATTCCGCCAACTTCATAATACATAACCCCACCGATCTCTCTCTTCTGAGCCATCAACACCACCGGATTCTGGGCGGCGTTAACTTCCGTCCTGCCGGTGGATGTCCCGGGTTCGCTCTCTGTGAGGACATCACCCATAGGTATGGATTTATCGTAATCCTTGACAGCTATACTTCCGTTATCATACAACCTCATCCATTCCACGAATTGAAGAAGAGGCCCATCGGAATAATTATTGATAATATCAATAGCCTCATTAAGCTTATCCTGATCAATCTCATTGCCATTGTCAGCCTCATTCATAAGATCATTATAAGTCTTTATAGCTTCTTTGATCTGATCCTGATCAAGACCATTGATATTCATATCTACAATATCATCAACAGCGTCCTTGATATTATCATAAATATTATCATGGATCTTCAATCTATCTATTATCGATCTAGCCTTATTGATCCTTGAAATAGGATTATCCCCAAACCCGTTAACTAAACTATCGACACGAGGCTTGTTATTATCATATATCTGTCTCTCCCTAGGAGATAAGACATCCTCATTACCGTTCCATATCTTTATAGCTATATTATTGATTCTATCGTCAGAAGGATTTATGATATCCTCATCATCAGGAACCCTCTCGACTATACTACCTTCATCGGTCTTAATCTCGTTCTCCATAGATCTGGCTATCATATGATTATATGTCTTGAACATAAATGCCTCATCCTCCCCTATAAGACCATCTTGGTAAGCCTTGTCTATAGCTTGGTCGTTGGCGTAAAGATCATTGGCATCAGGATTATCAGTATTCCTGAAATCATACTTGCTATCATCCTCCTCATAAGTCTTACCCCATACGTTCGATAATATCTTCATGAACCCGCGCTCCTGCGCCCGGATGAATCTTCTGTCACGCATACGACGAAGAGACTCGTTTATATTCTTATAAGCCACAAGATTATGACGATACTCGCTAAGCAACGCCATGGCCTCTTTATGATTATCGACCCCACGGGTAGACACGGCATTCTCAAAATCAGCTATAGTATCATAAGCCGCCATAAGATCAGCGGCACTGATCCTTGAATCATTTCTATTTAAGAACAACTTAGATATATCAGCCTCTGAGTTAATTAACGTAGTTAATTTCCTCTCCAATGCGATCCTATCCTCTGTTAATTTAAGAAGCCTATCATTCTCCTTGACCAACTTAGCCTTATCAGATTCAAGAGCGTCCTTCGACGCGACACTTTGTTGAAGCCTCAAGATATTCTTCTCCATCCTCTGTATATCATCCGTAAGCTTCCTTAATTCTTCAAGATCCCTGCTCGAATCAGGATTAAGACGAGAATATATATCAAGAGCGGGACCTATATCCGTATTGTATATCCTTCTTAACTGATTGGCAATATCGTTCAAATTATCCTTCGCCTCAAGGCCATTATAAGCCATATTGGAGATATAGGCGTTAAAAGACCTGTTCGGGATACCCTCAGTAAGTGAGTCGGCGAATCTGTTGGCCATGGTAAAATTATCCACCTTCTTATTAAACTCGTTGACAAGATCGGCTTTATACTCATTAACCTGCTCATCCGTCATATTCATATCGGACGCTATATCGCTATTAGGTATAGATTCGACTACCGTCCTGAAATTCTCCTTCGTATCATCCAGCATCCCCATCTCCGAATCATAACGAAGACGATTGAATACGGCGTCACTAAAATCCTTATTTATGATCCTACCATCACTCTCGTACGATGTGTCTACACCAGATAATTGAGCGTTAAGAGCCATACTGCCACGAATAGCACGGACAGCGGCGGTGGTCAAGGCGCCGGCATTGGCGTTGTAGGCATCCACCATCCCCTTGTTCCTGGACATGTCTTGGCTCCATTCCTTTATACCTCCAAAGGTCTTTCCACCCATAACCGATCCGATAATCATACCGATGCCGATCTCCTTCCAGCCTTGACTAGACCCGTATGTTTCCTTGAACCCGTTCTTTATAGCCTCCATATAACCTATGTTCTGACGGATAGCCATAGGATTGTATCTTGATTCTACCCAATCCTCGGCGGACTTGCTAGCCACTCCCTGAAGACCTTCCTCATAAAGACCTTCTGACACTGGGCGCTTGATAATATTGAACGTATTCCCGGCTATTTTCTGCCATTTCTTTGGCGTTATGGTTCTTAACATACCGTTATCCATCCTCTCAGCCCCTACGCCAAATATATTGCGTTTTATAAACTTATCCACGCCAAGATCCATGCCGAACATATCACCGAACATAGCTATATTGGATAATGACAATATGCCGACGTTGGCGGCGAATACAGCATTAGCGGCATTGGCATTATCAGCCCTGAACTTCATAAGCTCCTCATATGGGACTTCCCTTCCATAAGCGTTACGGTAAGACTGCCTGAAATTCTCCTCAGCCTCCATCAGCATGCTTCTGGCCTCGACAGACGCCTCCCACGAGGTAGATGTGCCAAGGAAAGCGAGGGTGTCCAGTCCCTTGCCTATCCTCCGTCCCGTACGGGCGGCCCTAAGGTAGACGCCGAACGCTTTCTTGGTATCCGAAGCCGCTTTGCCTATCCTAGCCAAAGCCACGCCCGCCCTAGCTCCCGTACGAGCTAAGTTCATCAATCCAGCGCCGGAATATACGGCTGACGATAACATGGCTCCAGCGGTAAAAGCAAGACCGGATAAAAAATCGTTAGACCAGAAATTAGCCGTGGTCATGCTTTGAAGGAAATTCATATCCCGCTCCTCACGATTGTAATAATGAGCAAGACCGTAATCCATCTTCTTGTCCTGATCATCCAACCATCTCGTGAAATCGTTATCAAAAACAGCGTTAAAATTACCTCTGGATACACCGGCGTAAATACCATAAAAAGGCTGAATAACACCACCTAATCCATACAAAGCGGCCTTACCTACAAATTTCCCCAAACCTCTCATCCATTTCTCAGTCCTACCTTGACTCCTAGATAAACGTGTGTCGTTATCTACACCGGGGATATAAGACTCGTATTTAGGTATCCAAGTACCGCTACTAAGTCGATACCTTGAATCCTCCAACGATATCTCCGGACCAGTAAGATTAAACCTGCCCTTATAGCTTTGATCAGAAGCCATATATCCTAATGGGGACATATGTTTCATATCATCATAATAATTTGTCTTAACAGTATTCTTGATCCTCTCCGACAATGACGGTATCTGGGACTTTGATCTCTCGGAAGCGGAATACGGATCCAATACCGGAGGCAGGTCACGATCCGGTATATCATAGGGATCCGTACCAATAGCCTTTATATTATCTACGTTTATGGTAGGATATCTGTACTTCTCGGCAAGATCCTTTCCGTTAGAGGTATTATTATAGATTTCCATTGTTTCCATTATTTCCACTATTTCCGTTATTCCTGTTTCTTATCTCCTGATCAATCATATCAGCTATGGGCGAGATGAAGCTCTCGAAATCATCAGTAGTAGATCTTCCCTCGCTCCTCCAATACACCTCATTCTCCTTGCTAAGTATCTGTTGCCATGCCATGACCAAATAATACTGCGGGCAGAAGTCGATCTTCCTTGCTACCTCATCAGCATAGTTAACGCCATCCAGATCAATTGAATACAACGGGGTATTACCCTCTCTAGCCCCTCCTTTGCTATATATATCAACATTTATCCCAGAAGAACCATTATTATACTTATATCCGGAAGCCCTTAACTCGTACATAGAAGCGTTATCGAACAACACGTCAGTAGCGATCATCATCTGATTCTTCCTGATATTACCGTCATTTATATTCGTAAACATATCTATATAAGGCATTACCGTGTCCTTGGCCCCGCTAGCGTAAGCGAATGGAGCTACCAACAATGACTTAGCCATCTTCCCATAAGCGTTGTTGCTTGAGCTGGCGAAAGATATGGGTACGACACCGGAATCATAGGTCTCGGACGGGATGCTTACATCCTCTTTGTAGAAAGTAAGTCCATTCGCAGCCAGATCAGCCTCGCTTACCTCAACAACAGATCGACCATCACCTCCATTATTGCCAATGATCTGATAATTACCATCACCTATAGGGGATATGGTAAACGTTATCTTCGTATTGGCATTATCCTTATCCTTGGGGATAAAACCGCCACCACGGGTGAACAGGTCACTAATCTTTATATAATCATACTCGGCTTGGCTTTTAGACGGATAATCGCCGGAGAAGATATACTCACGCTCGGCGTACTCATGACGATATTGTCTCAAGTAATCCTCGCCGGCTCGCTTGGCGTCATCAGCCAACCTTCCCAGATCGCCACGACTCCATTTGTGCCTAAACACATCGTATTGTTCTTTCTGCATTTCGTCATACATGGCCTTAGCTACGGCCACATTCCTTTTATTGCCATCAGACAGCCCATCAGTCAGCACCTTTATCATATTACCGTCATCAGAAACATCCATAGGAATAAGAGATAATAAATTAATATCATCCAATGTCAATGACGTACCCATCAAATCATTTATCCTATTCACCAATACAGCCGCCTCTCCAGAATTGACATCCCCTAAAACAATAGGGTTATGGACACCAGGAGTGGCCGCATGAATAAGATCGGTCATTTTAACACTATTACTAAGAATAGAGCTATATGCCGATAATTTAGCCCAATCATTTAATGTTATGTCATTTATCCCATCTATATCAAAAACCTTATCACCATTGCTGTTGATATCTTCAAGATTAAATGTCCCAAATCCGTAACTAACATCTATGCCTGATCCACCAAAAGATTTAGCCTCTTTCTCGACTATAGCGTCAACGCCATCCAAAACAGCGTTCTCCGCCTTATTGAATCCATCATTGATCTTATTATACTTCCCTCTTTGAGTATTTAACCCAAGAAGCTTCAGGTAACTATCCTGACCATTGTAATCAAGCAACTCGTTCCTTGACCCTCCATTGGCCTTGAAATAAGCCATGATAACCTGATCGTTATCCATATCCTTGACCACGTTACTATTCTCAGGATCAGACGCCCATGCGTCGATCTTCCTTCTAGCGTCATCTGATAATGACTTAACGAAATTACCCATGCCGGTAGTTACCGCCTTCTCGTTGGCTATGAACCCGTTCATGAACTCATCGCTTATGCTCACATCGTCAAGGTTTGCGCTCTTGGTAACCACGGTAGGCCCGGTCGTGTCATCACCTCCGCCACCTCCATTCTCCGACTTACCCGATTTACTGGCTCTCATCAACGCTGCTTTCTCCATGGCTAGATTATGCCTTTTTGTCTCATTGAACTTAGCTCTCTCCATCATCTGCTGATTGGCCTTGAAATAATAATCATCAACACCCAACGTCTCGTATGAGTTATTATAAGACCATCTCAGTCCAACGCCACGAAGGAACTGCTGTCGTACCATGAACATGCCGGCTCGCTCCGGGCTGTAGTTGCTACCGATAACGCCCTCGGCCTCCTCCACGAAATCATTTCTCTGCTTGATAATATCCGCCAGCTCCGACTCCAACTTAGCCCTCTTGACCTTGTCATTGCCAACGCCCTTTAGCTTGGCTCGTATGGATTCTTCCTTGACACTGAAATCATCAATATACCCTTTAAGGAAATCTGAGGAGCTTTGAACATTAAATAAGTCAGGATTCGTTCTAGCCATATATCTTCCCTCTAATTGCATCTGAGCCTTACCGTTCTCAGATATAGAAGCCATGGCTATATCCCTGACCTGAGCGTAACTCATCTCATCTATATACATCTCACGCATCTCGCCCGTCCTGTTACCATTGGCATCAGTCACCGGTACATTGACTTTCTTCCCCTTGTTAAGGGAGATGAAATTCTTCATCTTCTCATCAATCTCAGCATGATAATCCGTATAAGGGGTATAATGTATAGGATTAAGACGTGTCCCTACCTGACCGTCATTCATCCAAGCCACGGCATCCGCAAAAGCCTCAGCCTCGTTTATAGGACTATACATCTTGGGATTGTTCAGCTTCATATCCTCCATCTTCTCGCTAAAAGCCCGGATCTCCCTAGTACCGGCAATAGCATTCAACACACGGGTATCCAGAGCTTCTCCAAGACGAGCCTGTATACTTCTGGCTATACCATCAGAAGCCAGATTAGATTTACGATACACGTTATTCACGTCCTGTATCAATCCATTTAACCTATTCTGAAGATATTCCCTATCCTGAGGTTTTATAATGTCAGAATTGATAATATAATCAGCATACTCGTTTATAGCCTGCCGATTGGTATCTATCTTCTGCTGCATGTATCCCATACCCTGCATCATGACATCCATGTTGTAAGGTGATACGTACTTGCCGTAATTCCTTAATATACTATATTGTGAAGCCATCCTTTATCCTTTCTTGCCTTTAGTTACTTCCTGAGCGGGATATAATCTCCTATAACTCAATATATCTCCTTGAGGATCAACGATCAGCTGCCCATTAGGACCGATCTTTACATCCCCGAATATAGATCTTAATGTATTCATGGTCGTAGCCGTATTCCACTTCTGCTGAATCTCATCATTGACGCTATCGAAATACCTAGCCCAGTTCTCGTCATTTATAGCCAATCCTTGTAGTATCCGTTGCTGGTAAGCTTGGCGTTGAGCTATATTCTTATCATAAGTATTAGCCCATGACTGAGCATTGACATTATCAGCCCAAGTCCTTTGAGCCACATTTCCTTGTTCTACCTCATTTATATACTTACCTATATTGGAACTCATGATAGCCTGTAAGTTGGATGATAAAGCCCCTCTCTGGGAATCCGGGACATTACCCATCTGATCCAATTGTGATTGGAAAGCACGATTGGTCTCAACCATATACTGATCAGCCGATCTCAACACCGGGTCCACGGTAGGAGCGTAATGTCTTTCTAGACCTTCCGTTGTCACGGCTCCCGGAGTCATCCTGAACACCTCAGGAAAGTCAAGACCGCCACCCACTATATTCCTGCCTCCATTGCCGCTGTTCGACTTACCGGCATTTGTATTGGTCTTAGGGAGTGTATTGGGATCAATCAGCTCAGGCATATCCAGTTTAACATCAGGTTCCTCCACATCACCTATATCCATAGGACCGGGAGCCGCCTTATGAGGATCAAGTATAAAATCAAGACCTTCCATTCCTTTCATGGATCTCAATGCCTGCATCTTAAGCATATCCTCGCCAAGTATCTTATTAACGACATCCTTGTTCTTGTCAGAGAATAGTTGGCTAAAATGGGTGATACCAGCATCGTTAAGAGCCTTATGCTGTTCCTCTGTAACAACGTCTAGACCGATCATAGGGCGAGATGTGGTAAACAAACCTAATTTATTGTCTCTCATCCTATCATGATATGCGGCTTTCTTGTCTTCCGGGTAATTACCTTGACTATCCTCACCGCCAAAGGAAACGAGCGTCGTGTAATCCCGAAGCGCCTCGGCGTTGGCGATGATCGGGTTCTCAGCCGTAGCCAAGCCCATCCAGCTACTTGTCTGACCGTAGATAGCGTCTTGCAATGCCCTAGCCCTAGCGCCCTCTGAAGCTCCCATATAAGCATCATAAGCGACCGGATTGAATGTCTTATAATAATTCAACCTCTCATCCGTATTAATACCTCCATAAGAGCCATCAGTTCCTTGGCGTTGATAACCGAAATAGTTAGGATCATTGTTGAACCTATTCTCGATCGGGCGGAAAGTTAATTTACGACCGAACAAAGACGTGCCTCCTATCTCCATCTTCTGGCGAATACCAGCCACTTTCTTAAGCAGCTCTTTCTTAGCCTCAGCTATATCCTCCTCCGTAAGACCGTATTCTTTCATGGATCTGGATATGATATTATCTATCTCACCACCCTTAGCGAAATACGTATCCTCATCCTTCTTCATCTTCCGGTCTTCCTGCTCTTTGTATATGACATTAGCGAAGTCCGTAAATCTTCCCTCTAATCCATTAACGATATCGTTGCTATCATTTATAGCCTTGGATAATACGGAGGCGTTCAAACGCCTTGTATTCTCATCGTCTATCTTATTATTTTTCTCCAGCTTCTCCAATGCCTTTTTCTGATCATCGTAAGCCGATTTAAGACCGATCTTAGCCTTATACCTGTCCATTAACGTAGCATACGTATCCTTAGGCGTGGCTTTGATCCCATACGTATCTCTGATGTATTTAGCGAAATCCGGCTCTATGGTTGTGTCGTCGGTAATAACCTTCGTTCCCTGCTCCAAGGAAACGGGGGTTCCACCATCGGCGTGCTTCTGCCCCATAGCCTCCATCGGCTCCTCTCCGGGCTGCGTCACGTACTCACCCTTCTCGACCTCTACGTTGGCTTGATCTTCCATCGACTTAGGTAACGGATACAGGTACTCACCAGTAAGGCTTCCGCTATCGAACCTATTATTAGGTCCTAGATAAACACCCCCACCATCCTTGTACTGCATCTGGGATTGCCTTCTTTGTCTGGCCTCACGCTCCTGAGCCAACCTGATATTAGTACGAGTACCTTTCTCTGACGCTATCCCAGAAACCACGTTACGAGCCAACCCCATGATACCACTAATTCCTGAGGCTATGGTGGTTATCGTATTAGCTGTTTTAGCCCCGGTGGATAAATCTCCATATCCCTCGCTTCTCATACGCCCTATACCACGACCCATCTGAGTGAATCTAGACCCTATATCATCAGCGCCATAGTAAGGGATGGTAGTAAAATCAAAAACATCCGTCTCGCCTGAACCGGTCTTAGACTTATCAACATCGTTAACAGTTATGTTATTAAGCGTAATACCATTGTCCTGATAATTCTCAGCTATACGTTGCAAACTACCCTTGAAGCTAGCCGGAAACACATTATCCTGATCAAAAGCATTAGCATATTTAGTCCTCAACTGATCTGGAGTATCCAAAGAATATATCCCTAGCGGATTGACCGGCGCGGGTAATCCTTGGTTGGTATTCACCAAAGGTTCTATACCTAACCCTTGTATACCGTCCATATTACCAAGCATATACGACCCGACTTCCCCGGCCTCTTGATATTTAGGTATCTTCCTCTTGATTACATACTTGCTCATGTCTAATTAATTTCGTTCTGACACAAAGATAATTTAAAAAAACAGAGACTCATCATTTCACAACGATGAGTCTCTTTAACACTAATATTTTAAAGCCGCAACAGGATTACCCCATTTCTTCTTCCATTCATGTCCAAGATAGTCTATAAGCTTATCATAAGTATCTATAAAGCCCCCATCTATAATGCCGGTAATAACATTCTCTATAGCCACTATATCATTCAACTGATTCTTTGTGGCCATATTTCTTATCCCACTCTCATGTTTATTAAACACTATAAAATTAATAGCTTTAGCAACTCTTGATATCCTATCAGACAACTGACTCTTATCATTAACCAATCTAGCTACAGATGAACTCATTTTGATATAAGCTTCTCCGGCGGCATTCCTGTCCTCTATAAATCCATCATGTAGCCATATTATCACCTTGGCATATATTTCTGGATCCAACTCCAATGCTACCATAACAAAAAAATACGGATTGACATACCATTTCTGCCCTTCTCCCTTTCCTCTTCGGTAAGCCATGCCGTATTTTTTAAGATCAGTTATCTTATTGATTTCCAATACATAATTTTGTACTGTAAGATTTCTTACAGTACATATATTGCTTATACTCAATTCTTTAACAAGAGCCTTCATCTTTTCCTGAAAACCATTTGTGGAGAACAAATGATCAAGTCTCCTCGACTCTAATCCCATAGATTTGCGTTTTTCATTTAAAGCCTCCATAACTTCCGTTATACACACAAACCCGTCCTTGGACATAACAGAGATATTTCTACCCAACAATTCTCGACTTTCTGACTGCAAAATCAAATTACTTTTCATACTTTTATCATGCTTTTAAATTAATAAGTGCGCCTACCCGCTCGTGATGAGTAGATAGGCGCACAAATATAAATAATAAATTACACAATTACAAACTATAAAACAATGAAATTCAATTTATAACATATTGTAATTATTGAACAGTACTAAATTCTTTTCACGAACAACGAACCTAAGGCTTTCACCATGTCATAGAAACCAGCGGAGCTGAATCCTACAGCCACTCCATATAATAAAGCTTCCCACCATTCACTACCTACCAACAATGGGGATACCTGAAGAAACCACGCCAAGATACATGTCAACATGCCAATAACAATAGCCGATAGGATCTTAGCCCACTTGTGGGTATCGATATACGGTACTACCTTAGCTAGCTGGGTAGCTGACATCGTGACGAAAGCCATGATACCGGTAAAGGTAGTCAGATCAATAGTAATAGCCCCTTCTGATGGGATTACCTCTTGCGCCATCAAAGCGAACGGCGTCAATAACATAGCAAATAAAAATAACAATCTTTTCATATCTAAAAACGTTTAATGATTTCACAAATGTAGTATTAATTTTGAGTTCTGCTCATACCTTTTATATTAAGACTTAACCCCGGTATCATATTAAGTACCAGCTGCCTTTTTGCCTGTTCTCTACGCATACGCTCAGCTTCCGCTACCTGTGCCTCTGATTGGGGATCGTTCTTGATGTTATTAGCGATATCCTCTATAGCTTTCCTGTTGGCGCCTGATTGAGCTAGCATCTTATATAACAGGTCTTGACCTTCCTTCTCCCACCAGCTATCCATGGAAGAGCGGGAAGCCAAAGAAGGATCGGCAGGGGATACCGTCTCAGGTACGGGCCACTGACCTCCGTCCCCCGTGCCCGAATCCCGCTGTCCGAACTCGTATCTCATTGGCTCGTTCTCCGGGACACCATACCTATTAGCGAACATATCAGCGAACTCAAATCTCTTCTCATTTCTTAAGGTCGATCCAAGAGGCCTACCGTATCCTTGATTCCATGCCACGGTAGCGTCCTTGTAGTTGACGGCGTTATCGAAATCGGATTTAGAATACATATAGTAATTATATACATTACCTTGAGCGTCCTTGTCAAAAAACTTTCCTTGATTGATGTAATTCCAACCTAACCCCGGGACCTTGCCTTGATACTCATCCACGAGATAATCCAACTGCTGTGTCAATGTCGGTTTCTTCCCATACCTGCGCTGTAGCTCCTTCTTCCTCGGTCCAAGCCATTGTTGGATGCCAAAATCACCGGCGGCGCCTAGGGCTTCGGTGTCCCCTCCGGACTCGGCGGCGATGTTCGACAGGATACCGATGGCTTGTGTTTGTGGTATTCCCTTCTTATCAGTCAGATAATCCCATATCTCATCATACACAGCCATCTTATTATCCTCTGATCTGTTTGGATCAATAACATATTTACCAGACCCGTAATCTCGCCCTGTATCAACCGGCCCTCCATCTTCCTTATTCTCTAACTTATTCTTAGACATAATAGCGTTACGGACAAGAGCCTCCTTCCCGCTTTCCGGGAGAGGACTATAATCCTTAAACGAACCTCTCTCATCAAACTTATTACCTATAGCATCCAGCGTCTTGGTAGCTATATTGACAGGAAACTCTTGATCATCGCTATAAAAATCATACACGTCGTAAACACCTAACCTCCCATCCGGACGCCTATAAATTGTAAAATTGCCAAACCCTGATAACGGGGTAAGCTCACCAGCAGCTTCGGGATAAAAATCGTACTCAGAAAAAACCGTAGGCTTACCAGATCTTACAGAATTACGATTCTTCTCAAAAATATCTACCCACTCTCTTGACTTCTTTAAGAACTCCAATTTACCATAAAGCTCATCTGATGCCGGTGTATCAGAACCATATATTTCTTGCTCCGTATCACGAATCTTCTTATCTAACCTCTTTATCTCATCCTTAGTGTCACGATTGAACATCTTCTCAATATCAGTAATGACATTATCAGGAATCCGTATCTCCTTATTATTGCCATCTAGATTATTAGGTTGAGATAAAAATCTCGCCCATAGTTGATCGCTATATTCATCAACGTTAGCCTTCCCGTTTCTGCCATATATAAACTCATTGACCTTGTCAGGAAGGCTAGCATTTGAGGCTACCACATCAGGGGTGACATTCTCGTACAACCTCCTTCTTATGGCGTTACCTATGATGTCTTTTAAATACGAAGCTCTATCAGATACATCTTGTCTTACATACATAGGATCATTACCAGTAGGACCTCCTTCGGCTTTCCGCTCAATTTTCTCTCCCCATAGCCCATATTTCTCCATGGGCCATATACCGTCTATGGCATCCACATAACCAACGGGGTGCTCCCCGTCCAGACGCCGGTCCCGTCGCTCGTCAGCTGGGTACAGGGCGTTGGCCAACGGCTGTGTGATATGACCCAACCCCTTATCCTTGGAACTCGACATAGCATCCACCACAGTCCGATATACAGGTCTTAATTTCTCAGGTAAATATAGCCCCGCCTCATCAACCAACTCACCGATCTTCTTATTTATACCCCTGATACTGAAATTATAATTACCCATGCCATTATTCAACGGGGACAACGCACCTCTTATCCCATTCATGCCTTTAACTGCGGCTCCTCCGCTAAGGATATCAAACTCCGGGGATACGTTCCTTAAAGGACTATCATCCATACCCCTGAAATACATAGGACGCTCGCCTCTTACGACACGATCAAGATCCTCCTTATATAAATCCTTTATCCACGATGGGATTTCCTCCGGTTTATTCTTCTTAGACATATACTACATTTTTCACAAAGATAACTATAATCTCATAAGCCTAAAAACACGAAACGGGCACATAATAAATCATGTACCCGTTTATACGCTAATGCATGTGATAAGCAGCCAAGGCTCCTTTAGCTTTCTCCTTAGACTTGTACTTAGCCGGCCATAATTTACCGGTCTTGTTACTGACCACTCGCCAATCACTCCCTACTTTCTTGATACATCCTGATTTCGGGCATTTGCCCTTCTTTTTACTGCTAGTTTTCCCTGCTGCCATAACATCAAATATTTAAAGGTATATAATCACCTCAATAAACTTTCTCATCGTTGCTAAACCAACGTACTATCATCTTGAACCGGCTCTCAATGTCATTCACGAACCTAGCCAAGAACCAATCGCCACGAAGACGATCCCGCCACCTCCGATGATAATCGACAGCCCTGGGGTCGATCTTACGGTCAATGTCATTCACATCCTTAACCCATATCGGAAGATTGTTCGTATCGTCTTTGACCTCGTTAAAATAGTCATTTATATTTATCTTCTGATCAACCTCCGTCACCAGTATCTCACGGCTATCGTCATTGGTTACAGGATACCTTAACCGCTGGCTCATATCGTTCTTGTCGGCGATAACCATCCGAAGCTCACCGCTGTTGTTCGTATCATTATAAAGCCATGCCTTATTAAATCCAGTAGTCCTAAGAATTTGGTAATTAACCTCATCCTGATATCTTCTGGCATCCATCCGATATTGGTAGTTGGTGAGGATCTTATTCACGTACTGCTCACGTACCGGAACCTCTATAACAAACGGATATAGCTTACCATAAAATACTTGATACGATTGGTTGGTCAAACCATGAGACCATAAACCTATCTCCTGACTTTCACTTGAGTAGTTCTTTCCGGACTGGAAATAATGCTGGTGCTCGATATAATAATCAGGGGTGTAGGATAAATATGATTTCCACTCACCCTTCAGGCAGTTATATCCAACGGTGAACGAGACGTCCGTGAAATGGCTGGCGTCCTGCAACTCCACCGCCTGTCCGTTCCTGTAGAACCGGCCGCCACGGAATTGGTACTCGCTCGGATTCCCTACCGGTATATAATCTTTCTTGGTTATTAGAACCCTCTTGAACCGATTATCCCAGCCCATGGATAGCCCTATACCAAAGAACTTGTTATCGATATCATAATAAGACAACTCAGCGTCCGTATCAGCGTTATATATCCGGCTACGGATGATCTTCATCTGAAGATGCTCCTTAAACCAGTTTCTAAGCCCCGGTGTGACCTCCGTAAGATTCCTACCATTAGAATCTACCTTAAACACCTGACCACGCCTTAAATCGACCCAAAAATGCCCAAACTCGCAACTGATCATATCCCGACTCTGGGTCCCGGAATATCCTAACGTCGTATTATTATACTCAATGCCACGAGAGGCGAAAAGCCCACCTGTCCCTAGCTCGCTATTCTCCGGGGATATTCTTTCTGCCAGCACGTCTATAGCGTTATATAGTCCTACCTGATTCTCGAAGCGAGCTAGTATTTGATCCGACTCTATTCCCTTCATGCTTATAAGCTTTCCGAACGAGGTCTTGAACTCATGGTAATCCATAGGCTTGTACGACAGCCAAGGATCGGTCATGCCGTTCTCCGACACGTCGGCGGTGCTCCATATGACGCCGTTGGGTCTTTGGTAAGCGCAGTCCCAAAAATTGCTATCATACGTCTCTGGTAATGACCTGCCACCTAACGTAAATCGATTCTTATACACAGGACTTATCTTAAACACATTATCCCTTGATATAGGGACATTACGCTCCTGAGTCCATGATATATAATCCCCCACCTCCGGATAGAACCCCTCGTAAGGCTCAGGGCCGGCTATACGGAAATTGCAATTGATCTCAGACTCCACAAGAAACTGAGGTATGCCATAGAAATATAGGAAGAAACGACCGCTAAGATACATATCTCCGGTCTTGCAAACCATCTCATAAGCGCTCTTCCGGCTAGGGAAAGAGTATAGCGATCCGGTATCCGTATCGGTCTTATTAAGATAATCCTCCCCGGTATCGTAATTAACGAAATAACGGGGATACCCGATGTTTCGATAATCGTAATAAGGGAATGGTATCATGTCCCCCTGACCGAACTGAGTCAAATAAAACATAGGCATCTTCCTCTTAAGCGAGAATCTTGATATAAATACATCACCTCCAAAAACAGGTTTACGCTTATCCTTATCCATCAACCCGCAACCACCTAACGATACCCACCTGATATCCTCTATCTGCCCGTATTGAGCCGGAGAATATTTCTTTATCCTCATATAGGGGCAGGATACGAAAGATTCACGTGTCATAAAATGAGGCGTCATACCAGCCACCTCATCGTTACGAATATTACACTCATCCTGAATACGGCTGGTATCGTAACTTGAAACCAACTCCGGATATTCAAGCATATACTTATCCATACCAAATGACATGAACAATGAATGCTCACGATCGAGGTTGTTTATGATAATAGGCTTACCGCCTACGGTCTCCCCTTGCGAAGAGATATCTGTTACCGGATATAACCCGCTCTTGATATATTTAGCCGTTGACAATCCACGTAACTCTGACTCCCCTATTTTTTGGTAAAATAAATTATAATGAGCGACAGAAGTATAGTAATAAGCATAGTTCCGTCTAGGTCCCCTATCTATCAATGCCGTTAACCACTGATACCTATACTTGCCTATATCCACCACGGACTGGGCTGTGGCCTTGGCGATACCTGTAGCCAGACGGATAGCCGTCAGCGCTATGCCGACAGGGTTGGCTAAAAAGAACACACCTCCACCGACATATTGCTGTGAAGCCGACTGATATGTATACTCAGCTATAGCGGATATTAAATTAGCCATAGCCTCCACCGTAGCCAATGATGTTGCCATACTGTAAGCCTTACTCCCTAATATCGTCCATTTAGGGTGATCCTCCACCTCCCTGAATATACCTGAGGATTTACCTAATTGATAACCATCAACAAGGCACTCGGTGGGAGCGTCAGGCTTGTTAAAGGCAATATCAGGGCTTAAGAATGAATACCAGATATTACCCTTCCTGTTAAACGGATGCGTTATAAATTTCTCACGATTAATATCCTTATAGATATACATATCATCAGACAAATCGTTGTAAGGGTAATTAGGATAAAGGTTAGCCGATCCGTCGGGATCATCGTACTTAAACATATCATAAGCCAGACCGGTCCCGATAACGCTCTTATCCAACGTCCTATCGCCCCTATACAACTCATATCCTATTATAGAATCTCTTCTAGCCTTATCTATAAGACCGTTCTCTACCGCTATATCCAGAAACTCATTAACGATATCGTCATCAAGCATCACCCCCATAGGATAAATATAGGAGTCAACTCCATATTGACCGGTCAGTTGAGACGGATTACCCATGAAAGGAGCGACAGAGTTATCCGGAAACTTGTAATGACGTATAGGTCTCTGACAAAACGTGGTTGACGTATTGGGGTACTCAGCGTTACCCCCATTACCGGTGAAATAAGACTTACCCCCAACTGATTTAGGAGACCCATAGTATTTCGTCAAAGAATCTATTATGTCCTTCCTCTTTGATCCTCCCGATGATATCCCGATCTTACTTGAATCATACAACTCAAAATTAGCCGGGTACTTATTAGTAGACTCCCAATATCCGAAATCACCATACTGATATGGTCTGGGAGCGCAGTCAGCGGGTTTATCTCCACATGAGACACATTTCGCCTCATAGGTAACAAATCTCCTTAATTTCAATTCTTTCGTGAAGAAGAACACGTATTTCACCTCCAGCGGCCGAATGCCAAAACAGAACGGGGCGGGGAAGATGGCGGTGCCGGCCGTATAGAATCCGGCAAGCTCCTTCATGTCCTGCCTCATGGCGAAACCGGTGAAGAACACGCATACCGCAGGCTCGATGCAAACATATATCTTATGGAAAGTAGTCTTGTCATCATTCCAGAACAAGTACTTTGGCATCATAAATATCTTATGATCCACGTAATTCACTATAACACCTTTCTTGGCATCATTAGCCAAAGGATTAGGAGCCACGGTACCTTCCTTGTCCGAGAAAAACGTTATACGAACCTTATTGTATGATGATGAGTCGCCGATCGGATAATTATAGTTACCCATCATCTCTATATACATAATACCGTTATCAGGATCGGATAAACCACTTATGTATTTCTCGTAATCCAACTCCACCCATCTGGCGTATGAGGATACATGTGGGTAGAACTTGAAATAAGTCAAGTTGCTTCTACCGAACCAATTGGTCTTGGCGTCAATATCATTCTGCACAGACACACGACTTTCCCAATCAGTAGATATGCTGGTATTGAACTTAGAATTATCACCATCGCCAAAAAGACACATGGCGTTCTCGATACCAAACTGACTCTCATATTGGGGGAAATAAGCCTCCATCGTATCCATTAACTGATCAAGCATCGTCTCCGTATGCTTCTTTCCTTCCCATCCGGGATATTGATACAAATATGTGCACTTACCCAATGACCTACCCCCTTGGAATGTAGGAAGTTGAACATCGTTAATAGTAGGATTCACATGAGGATCACCTACCGAGCACCCATTAGTACATATACCCTCATCATATAACTGCCGGACATTAGACATATCCTGACACAAGACCAAAGCGGAGGAGTCTATATCAGACGGGAATTTATCCTCATCCTGACCATCCAACCATTCCTGAACCAGATCTATGATATTCTTACCTCCACTGGAGTAATTATCGAAATCACACAATACAGAGAATTTCCTTTGTGACTCGGCGTTACTTTGTATTAATGTCGTAGGTTCGGTCTCCACGTAATCACTAGCCAGCTTATACGTAAAATCAATCCTAGAATCCACCAAAGAGTTTTTATCCAATATAGTCCTGGTCTCTATCCTCTCGATATCATCACATCCACTAGGGAAATCGGGAGCCTTTATACCGTCTTGATCCTCCGGCAATGATATAGCAGCGCATAACTCGTCAGTAATACCTACATTAGATTCTATGATATCACACAGGTTCTCTATATTATCAGCGATATAATCAATAGCATCATCTACCGTAACATCTTCCCCCATCGTATTGATAACGAATTGGGTCTCTCCTACCGTGGCATATTCCTGCTCTACATATCTGAGCTGCTTGACATCTAACTGATTCTTACATTCTCCTCCAAAATCATCAAATCCCCAAGATGGGTCGTTTATGATCTTTGCCGTATTCTTAAACTGCCAAAGATGACGGCGGCTGTTCCCCGCGCACTGCGGGTTGTTCTCCAGCACCGACGCAGCCGACAGGTCGTCAGAGTTACCGTCCTCATCAACGATAACCTCCATCTCCTCCCTTGTGGCCGGACGAGGGATAAGCGGGAATCTAGCCGTCCTGTATCCTGTATTGGTAAAGAATCTTATACCCAACGGATATACCTCGTCACGCATGAAAGAGGCGTATTTAGAGCAAGCCACACCGTCTTTATACAAATTCTCCGTGGCTATAGATGTCTGCCATTTAACGAAATGACCCAAGAAGTTAACGACCGGTTGAAGATTCCATTCGTTCTCCACGGTCAAGCCGTATTGAAGAAGACGATTCCCGACAGACGTCATGCCTCTGGCTGTCTTATATACCGGTATTTCCTTGGATAACTTCTCCATGGTCGTACGCTCGCTATATTGATCCGTAAGATAATAGATAGTCCTTTCCGTTATCGGATGTATACCTTCTATGAAATACTCAAGAACCGGGCTTTGCTCACCATTAAACCCAACCGTATTCTGTATAACACCTATCTTATAATGAGATACCTGCTTATCTATATTAGACACGGTAAGGCGGATACCCATGTTGGTTGACTTACCCCATAAACCATCGCGGATAACCATATCTTGACGATCGAATAACATGATTGGATTGGTCAATGAGCAATATCCGGTCTTCTCAATCCCGAACTCATCGCACAACGCCACGCAGAACTGGTAGGTCCCGGCACGCAGGCTCCCCCCGAACTCCACGACCTCAGGCTCCACGCACGGGGCCGTCAGCAACGGGAACACCAGCAGCTTCTCGCAGGCCAGCCTACACCTCTCTATTGGCTTGTCATCCCCACATGTCTTATACCCATGGTAATGATACCAAAAGTCACCATCATCATCCGGATTAAGAGCCTTATCGACCATAACATATCGCTGGGGATTATATCCATCGGTCCAGTATATCACCTTCCCGCATTTCTCGTCCTTGATCTCTATGTCGAATATCGGGTGATGGATGGAGAAGTTAAGACAAGGATCATCAACCCCGTCCTCTATCAGGACCTCCATCAAATCACATATCTCATCAAAACGACCATCCGACTCCTCAAGCCTCTCGCCAAGGATACGATGGATGTCCTTTCCCGATCCAGCTAGCTGATCCTCCACGGTCTTGATATAATCCAATGACCGCATGAACGTGATCTTAGACGTATTATCATCCGGATTGGATAGAAAGAAATAAGTGTTATCACCAGCTATGTCATTCTTATACCCAATAACCTTATAGCCATCAAATCGCTTACATAAAAGGGTACTAGGCTCGTTCTGGATCTTAAGCTGGCTTCCATCGTCACCCTCTATGGTAGCGTTCAAGGCAAAGCTGTACTCAGACTGGGATAGATCCTGTGGATGCTTATCCCTGTTCATCCCGGAGTCGGGAACCGCTATGTTAGAATTGTTCTGCACGATGTTATGTTTTTCGCAAAGATAACAAATCCGGCGGATAATCACTTACACGCCGGATCTTAACAAAAACTGTACGTATTATGCTAAAACATTCAAATCACGCGAATATAAAAAATCCTCCTAACTTTCACAAGTCAGGAGGAAGACTAAACACTTAAAACGTCTCGTGGTAAAGCACAAAAACATAATAATTACGAATTTCCACCCATGTAGTTCGATTGCTTATCGGCATCCTCTACAGATATGTAAAAGAAACCGTTAGTCACGTATCTCTCATTGACATCCACAAAATCAGTAGATCCTTTGTCCACTCCTTTCTTCGATCCCTCATCACACACAGCTACCAGACTATTAAAGTCATTGGAATAACCAACGACAACACCATGTATGTCACGATTCCGAGGATCGAATACGTACCTCATCTTACATCTGTCATAAGCTAACTCTAAAGAGCTTTTGCTTAACCTCTCATCTAATTCAGCACCCGCTACCAAGGCCAAAACGCTCTTTGATATGTCACTCATGGTGGTATCCTTGGTCGGAGCCTTAGGCATAGAAACGCCTTCCATGACAAAATCCAACGCCTTATCTACAAGACCATCGAAATCATCATCTCTTATATAATCCTTAAGTACCTCCAGTATATATAACCGGACATGGAGTTCGTTATTTACATCATTCAATGTGACCATAATACTAGTTTTCGGCAAAGCTAGATTATTCCCACGCAATAAAAGATCAAATATGTCATAAGTGAAGGATTAAAAAAATAAAAAAAAACTCTCCTATCCTCACGAACAAGAGAGCCGATGTGTTTATATTATGAAGAAAAATCTATTCACCTATTCTTACAATACAGTCACGAGATTCCTTGTTATAGATCATCGTGCCTACCTTAGAATACAAGGTCTTTATATTTTGCCAATTATCCTCACCATGGGCGGATACGTTGGTAGGGGCATCACCGGTATAAACCTCCTCGCCTCCGATATTGACAAAATCATATCCACGTTTCTCCATAGAACCGCCCTTATATGCCGTGAACCTGATAGTGACATTACCTTTCTCACGACCACCATACCAGTTACCGTATATACTACACCTGATCTCAAGAGGTAATTTATCGTAATTATCACCATCCAACAACGGCCCCATCTGGATCAAGGCAGCCTCATTACCTGATTCCATGTTATCACCGCCATGGATAAGATAATCACCTACCCGTTCCTGCGTGGTCTGATACTGTTTACTCCAACCAACCAGCTTGCCGTCAACATCCGGGAGGCCGGTGTTATCGAAACCGGTAGCCGTGTCAAAGTCAATGCCGTCCTCGTCAGCCCAGATATACCTAAGCACAAGGTAATCGAACTCCGGGATGATCACCACCGGGACGGACTCCTGCCTGCACACGAACGTCTTCTCCTCCTTGGTTCCCTCTTTTATAACCTTGTACGTTACCTGACGTATCTCGCCAGTCTCATTAATATCAGCGGTAACTTTAACCTCAGCGGGACCAGTACCACTTGTCTTATCTAAATGTATCCAATCATTTTTCTTTGCCATATTATCTTTTTTTCTTTTTAAAAAAACGTATATTCGCGTCATAATCGCGGGGTGGAGAAGAGGTATCTCATTAGGCTCATAACCTAAAGATCGAGGGTTCGATTCCCTCCCCCGCAACTAAATAAATTTGATATACTTATCAAAAGCATTAGGCCACATCCGCTCATAAGACAACATCCTTCTCCTATTATCCTCAGCCAACTCCCGATAATCATTTAACGTGATCATCGACATCTTAAGCTCCTTCATAGCCCTAGCGAACTTACCCGGCTCCTGCTGAGCATATAATTTATAAGCGTCACCAGCGCCTTGTATCAAGCCATTCACGGCGGCATTCTCGAAGATCTTCATCTTGATATACGTCTCGACATAATCCTCAAGGTATCCTAACGCCGTTTCAGGTATATATGGGAGACCGTCATCATCCTTGGGTGTAGCACGATATATGATATAAATAAATCCATCAAACCCTGTATACATAGTATTGCCGGATATAGTTATATCATAATTATCCCAATCGTACTTATCCCGATACTTGTCGGCGGCGCAATCACGCCTCAGTCCTCGACCTATAGACAGCCTTACGGGATGATGGTAATGAAATCGAACCTCGTGAGACCCGATATATATCTTCTCCGTGATCGTCTTCTCAAACTCCTCCTTACAGCACTCGGTGCAGGAGTTCCAACGGAAACCGCGCTCGGTGCGCTCGACCCAGCCGATCTCGTGTTGGAGGTCAGCCTTAGCCTTGTCGCCGCCAGGAATCTCACAGATAAGAGGCTCACACCTATAGGCGTCAAGCATGTCGAAAAAATCGGAAGGCAATACCGCCTGTTTATTACTGGTCTTGACAACCGCCTCTGACATGACCGCTATAACACCCCCGAACCTTTTCAAGGCGATCTCAGCCCACCTATAAACAGACGAGGTATCTATAGCCCCGCTATCATCGTATTTATGTAAATCGGCCTTGATCTCGGCCAATAGCCCTTTTATAGTCATATTTAAGTCTTTTGCACAAAGATATGTATTTGAATCCGTGATACAAAAAAAATCCAGTCTACCCTCACGGGCTAACTGGATCACAAAAACTTCTACAGCTTATAAACCCATTTAACTCCAAATACCTTACTCTCCGACTCAACCTCCCGATACAAGAACTTATATCTCCTACCTGATTCCATAGCCAACCTACATTCCTTATTCAAGGCCGGAGAGATATATAGATGAAAATACTTATTCCTAGGCATAAAATCCATACACGTATGGACGTAAGAATATCCACCCGTCCCACGCCTATTAATAGTACCGGTAAGTTTATTCAGATATATCTTGCGGTTAGGATTAATCTTATGACATAGATAACCGATGTTGTTTATATAAACCCCTCCCTCATCCTCCAGATACCTATCACGTATGACTTTCCAGATCAACGACTGGCACTCAAGGATATCATTCTTATCCACGATCGTATGCTTCCTCCTTTTCCCGTTCTTAGACATAATAGATCTATAGAATCGAAGAAAGTATTGATCAAGTATTTTAAATGACTTTGTTTTCATATCACAAATATAACGATTTCATCCTAATACAAGAAATTTATACACAAAAAATACACCGCCTGCACCAAGGACGAGGCAAATAGGATAGCCGACAATAACCTACAATCCGATGGTATCTCTTACGCTAATGGCTTGGCGCAGGCCGATAGATGTGATTGCCTCGAAACATGGAGCGCTTACGCTAGCGGAAGTTTTAATGGACAATGCTTAAGTATATCCGTAAGCTATGATAATCCATGTGGTAAATCTAAAACAGCATCATTTGATGTGTATTATACTAGATCTGAATCATCTGGAGATGTAGAATATTTCTCTACCACTAAAACAGTCACCATACCATCCGGATCGGGAACGATATCAGGCGGAAGTGATTGTGTTAGCAATGCTACAAGCATGTATGTATCTAATCCAAGTCAAGGTGGAGGCTGTTAAAAACAAAAAGGAGAGGTTGATTATCCTCTCCTTTTTATATAAACCTAAGATCTTTTCTCTTAGTATGATTTAATATCCTACTAATATGTCTGGTACTTAATCCCGTTCTTTCCTTTATCTTATCATAGATATAACCCTTGGATACGTAAGCCGACATATCTCCCAGATCTTTTATAATCTTGTCATACATATCGTGCACCTCATTATATCTTATAATAGAGCTGTCTCTCATCCCTCTTTCGCCTATACCGTCAACTATGGCGTCATTGAAACCAAAGAAATTGATTATTGATCTTATTAGATTCATGTTATTGAATTTTTTGTGTTTTCTTATTAATATCCATATCCGGGTTCTCATCCGTAGGGATCTGCAATTTGGTTACAGTTTCCCTTAATGTTTCGGAAACCACATATTCAAGAAGTTTGTCTGGGCATATGAAATCATAATCCCATTGAGATGTACATGGCTTATCTTTTTCAGCTCCACATCCCCCTAGCTCTAACGCCGCTTTTCTGTCGAGAGTTATAAGATCAACATTTATAGCCTCTATGTTAATATCTGGTATATAGATATATCCATCATTGACATAATAATAGTATTGATCTATATTCCCGTATTTACGTTCCTTGTTGTTAGCGTATTTTCTTAACGATATGGAGGTAAATATAATATCATCCATGATGTTTGATACTTTGATGATAGCCGGACCTATACGGGTATATATCATATCGGGCAATCTTTTCTTGGATCTCATAAGTATCCTGCATAGTTTAAACTCATCAAAACAACAATCAATTTTCCGAACCCTATCCATCTCCATGCAATTGATATGAGTATACAGTGATTCCTCGCCGAACAAGGTTCCATCAGCATACTTCTGGGCTATATATGATCTTGCCTTTTGTCTTCCTATGGATAATATCCATCTCCTACTGACATGAGCGTCCTTATTGATGGAGTTCATATCATTTATGATTCTAGATACAAATTCTGAATTTTTCATATGCTAAATACTGAGGAGGGGATATACCCCTCCGGTTGTTACTTCTTTTTCTTAACCTTGCCTCCACATTTCAATTGAGGTTTCTTTTTCTCGGAGACCTTGCCTCCATTAGCCATTTTCTTTTTCTTATTGCAAGCCATAACTTAATGTATTAATATTAACGATACAATATTAATGATTTTAATTAATAGATAAACAATGCGCATTGAATAAGCTAAACTCACATCGATTCAGACGGTATCTCTTACGCTAATGGCTTAGCGCAGGCCGATAGATGCGATTGCGTGGAGCCAACAAAGACGTGGTCATGGTCGGTATCTATGAATAATGATTGCATGAGCCATGAACAACTTGTCACATCAAGAGGATTTACGATTACGTATAATAATCAATGTGGTAGATCTATATCTGGTTCTGTGAGTGGTATAGGATATACACAAAACGGAGAAGAGCAGGTCAATAGCGCTAGCTTTACAATTCCCGCAGGATCCGGAACCAAGAGTGGAAGTGTATATTTTAGCCGAGAAGTGGTATGTAGAGATGTAACAATCTCTGGTCATGATTCAGGTAATTGTTGACAATCACTGCTGTTATGGTTTTTAATAAAAAGGAGAGACTTATTAGCCTCTCCTTTTTTTGTTATACATCAGAATCTTAACAGTTCCCAGATCCTCCTCCAGAAACCCTTATAGACCCACATTGTACTCCTGAATCAAAACCTATGACACCGGTTTTTTTACCAGACCCAGTAGGTATACTTACGGTAGTACTTCCAGCCGTAACGGTTTGTCCATGATCATTCCTACCAGTAACAGTTACAGTTATTGATTTAGATGATCCACATTGATTATTGTAAGGCACTTCATAGGAGCACCTTAATGCAGATGTAGAACCAGACAGACCATTACAAGGATCACCGCTCAGCATAGCGTTGGCGCTCCACGTCTTTGTTGGCTCCACGCAATCGCATCTATCGGCCTGCGCTAAGCCATTAGCGTAAGAGATACCATCGGATTGTAGGTTATTGTCGGCTATCCTATTTGCCTCGTCCTTGGTGCA